TAATAAAGCAGATTATAAGTCTAGTGAAGATGGAAAAGAACTAACAGGCGAGGCGAAGAAGAAGTATTCTAGTACTGCAGAACTTCCTACGACTGCTAGTGTGAGTAAGAATAAAGCCTCTGATATATTCAGCATGCTTCAGTCTATAGACCCTAGCAATAAAAGCGGAGCCCTACTACAAGCGCCACAGAGTATTCAACGGCTATTACAACTGTCCAATATGACTAGCATGAGTGGCATAAATGGCTTGACAGGAATGGGTATGGGTGGGGTACTCGGTCAACTGTCAAACCAGTTTGGTCTTGGACAGATCACAGGCATGCTCAGCGGTATGCTCGGTGGATTGATGAGTGGATCGGGTGGTGGAGGCGGTGGTGGCGGTGGAGGAGGTGCCGGACTGGGTTCGCCTCAGATCGGTGGCGCTGATGGTAACTACTATACGTACTACGTTCCACAGACTATTGGTCAGGTGGCTGCCACAGTCGCTGATATTTTGAGCATGGTAAGTAATACAGTAACACAGAGTTCTCAAATAGCTAGTCTATCAGATTACGATAAAGAAGCTTTGTATACTGCTCTACTTGATCTTATGGACAGGGTCGATATAACTCCAAATTATACTACGACTGTTACTGCAAACGTTTCAGCTAACGCGTTCTACGTTACGACTCCACCATTCAGCGGGATCACACCTACAGAAATCATCAACGGTGTTCCTGTGTCTGTAGTAACAACAGTGACTCCATTAAATCCTGCAGTGCTACCTGGCGCGTTGATTGACATGTCTGAAGTTCCTAATAGCTACTTTCAGGTGTTCACATACTCAAGCACGGATCCATATCCTGGTTATATTGAGTGGGAAGGTCCAAATGGAGAGATAGTGTTTACTCCTAGACCGCCGAGTCAACCATATGCCGCGACGCCAAACGAAGACGCAGTGAACGCGGGAATTAATATATTACTAGACGATCTGACTAAACTCGTAAAGGTAAATCAGACTACCCTAGTGGCGGTCACAGGTCTACTCACAAACGCAAGATCTGCAGTGCAGTACCAAGGCAACCAACACTCACTCGGCAATAATTCTAATATGAATATAATGGGAATGCTCATGCAGCTACTAGGTCTGCTTGGTCAGTTGATCCAGCAGTCGCAGCAGCAGCACCTGCCTAAGTCTGTACTAAACCAGGGTAAGATGCAAAAGACTCTAGAGAATGCCTCAAAGCAGATGGGTTATGCAAAACAGAAAAAGAATTTAGCGTCCGCAGCAGTTAAGACTAAAAATCAAAAACCAACAAGTAATTTTAATCCACAAAATATACAAAGTTTCTTAGACAATATAAAATCAAATAATTCAGCCGGATCTGGAAATCCAACAGCATGACGTCAGCTAATACCAACCAGAAGCTACCGAACACCGATATCCAAGTGACGTATCCTTGGGCGTCTGTAGAGCAGACGATGTGTGGTCATGAGCACATCTGGAACAACACGCCAAACAACGAGCTAATTAGAGTCGCTCACCAGATCGGTACGTTTAAAGAGTGGGGTGCAGACGGCGCTGAGAGAAAATTAGTAGCTAATACTTCGTATAAGGTACACGCACAGGGTAAGTCTGATTCCACCGAAGGTCCTCGTGATAATATGTATGCGTCTTCTCTTAGACGCATCATATTTGGCGGAGACCACACCGAGGGCGATAAAGATTCAACGTCAGCGTTTAAAGGAAACCTGCTCCATTTCACTGGACTAGAGAAGCACGAGTATCAAGGCTCGGGTGATATCTATAAAGGCGGTCAAGACGATCACGTCATGCACGTCGGGTCTGATTCAAATACGACCAGTCATCACGCTTATAACGCCGGCGATCAAACGCAGTGGACAGGCGGTAACTTCTATAGTCAAGTGGCTGGTGAGTTTGGACTATATCTTCCTGGCGGCAACATGGACATGCAGCTGGACAAAGGTCAGTATAGACTCGCGGCGCAGGGAAACGTCCAGGTAATATCTAATTCGACTATAAATACTAATTCTAGTTCTGATACGAATATGACGTCAAATGCTAAGTTTGTAGTCAGCTCTTCAGGACAGATGAATTTAACGAGTAATTCGTCTATATCTATAACCGGTCAGAATGATATTACTATTACTTCACAGTCTACTATTACGTTGAAAGTTGGTTCTGCATCTATTAAAATAACTAGTTCTGGTATTACTATCGACGCCGGCGGTGGTAACGTTGATATTAAGGGTCATCCGACAAAGATCAACGGTGGCGGCATGTCTTCACCACCAGTCACATATCCATAGGGACAAAAATGGCAGTCACAAGAGCAGATACCTATACTTCTTCAAAGCAAAAGAAGATATTCTTTTCAGACTTTCTGGACTCGTTTGCCGCGTCTCCATACGGTGGAGCCTTAGCGATAACGCAGAATGAAAATTCTGTGAAACAGTCTGTAAAGAATCTAGTACTAACGAACGTCGGCGAGAGACTGTTTCAACCTAACATTGGAACTAACGTAAATAGAAGCCTGTTCGAGCCTAACGACGCGATCACTCAGGTAAACCTGCAGCTGTTCATCGAGAACACAATAAAGAACTATGAGCCTAGAGTGAACAACCTATCTGTCTCTGTAGTTCCATCAGACGAGCAGAACTACCTAAAGATAAACATTATTTTTTCTGTAATAAATAATCCTAATACTCCAGTTAATCTCACAATAAACCTAAAAAGAGTCAGATAAATGGCCGCAAATAGTAGTCTTAATCTAACATCGCTTGACTTTGATACTCTAAAGAGTAACTTCGTTACTTTCTTACAGTCGCAGAACACATTTAAAGACTACGATTTCTCTGGCTCAAACATGAACGTCCTACTCGACGTCATGTCTTACAACAGCTTCTTAAACTCGTTCTACCTCAACATGGTAGCTTCTGAGATGTTTCTTGATTCAGCTCAGAAATTAAACTCTGTCGTGTCTCACGCTAAAGAGCTGAACTATCTTCCGCAGTCTAACAGATCTTCAGTCGCGTTCATTGGATTCACTATCAACGCCACTGGAATAAGCGGTAGCTTTTCTATTCCAAAAGGCGCGGTGTTCGTAGGGACTAATTCTAATGGTACATACGCATTTACGACTGCTGAGAATACTACTTATGTATCACCAAATAGTACTTTTACTGTCGCTAATCTCGCTATCTATGAGGGTACGTTCGTAAACGACTCATACATCGTAGACTATACCAATCCTACACAGAGATTCATCCTCTCTAATCCAAACATCGACATCACCAACACGAGTCTGTCGGTGTCCGTATCACAGAACAACGGTCAGACTAATACGATATTCAATCAGGTATCTACACTCTACAACCTCAATTCTAATTCTAACATATACTTCTTGCAGCCGGCGCAGAACGGTCAGTACGAGCTGGTATTCGGTGACGGCGTGCTCGGTACGATTCCTCAGAACGGCGCTGTAGTAACTGCTAACTATAGAATAGCACACGGGCCTGAGGCTGACGGAATATCAAACTTCACGTGCAGCCAGAATCTAGGCACGTTCAACGGTGGGCAGGCGACACTCTCTACTATCGTCGCTTCTTCTAATTCTTCTTCAGGCGGTCTTGCAGAATCGATAGAAACTATTAGATTCAGAGCGCCTCGATACTTTGCGACTCAGCAGAGAGCCGTCGCGACTGACGACTACGCCTCTCTCGTCCTTTCACAGTTTGGCGGTGAGATCGCAGACGTTAATGTATACGGCGGTGAGACTATCACGCCTGCACAGTTCGGCAAGGTCGTAGTCTGCGTCAAGCCAAAGGGTGTGAACAACCTCATCGCTCCTGACTATCTAAAAAACAGTATCGTTAGCTACCTACAGAACTATACTTCAGTCTCCACGAGAGTGCTAACGTCTGATCCAGACTATCTCTATGTAAAAGTAAACAGCACCGTCCAGTACGACACCACACTAACTAGTCTTTCACCATCTGACATCTCCAGCGCCGTGCTACAGACTATTATAAACTACAGCAACACTAATCTCGGCATATTCAACAACGACTTTAGATATAGTAGATTCGTTAACGATATCGACAACACAGACGTGAGTATAGTCAGTAATGATACTTCTGTGATTTTAGAAAAACGATTCTCGCCTACACCCGGCGTAGCGACTACGACCGTTCTTGAGTTCAACAACGCAGGTGAGAGAGAAGGCACGTACTACGGAAAGACTTATCCGGACGAACCTACTGTATACTCTACTTCATTCACTTACACTGACTCTCTAGGTAATGAGTATACTGACTCCTATCTAAGAGATGACGGCAACGGAAACATAATAGTCTATACAGTAAATAATAATAACTTCGTTACTATAAATTCAAACGTCGGAAGCATAAACTACGATACCGGCTTAGTCACTATAAACAACGTCATGCTTAACTATACCGGAACTTATATCGCTGTATACTACATGCCAGTCAGTAAAGATTTATATGCCAGTGTAAATAAGATTCTACTCATCGATCCAAATGACGTAATCATCAGCGTCATAAAGAAGCAAAACTAATAATATGCAATTCGATATAGAAAAATATATCAGTCCACTAATCCAGTCGCAGTTCCCTGCTTTCTACGAGGCCGAGGGTCCTAACTTTATACTATTCGTAAAAGCGTACTATGAGTGGTTAGAAGAAGACGGAAACGCAGTAGGTGAGGCTAGAAACCTATTCGACTATAGAGACATCGATAACACTCTTACTGAATTTCTATCACACTTTCAACAGAAGTATCTATACGGTATACCGTTTAACGTAATCGCTAATAAACGACTGCTTCTTAAACACATATTTGACGTATATCGATCAAAGGGATCGCTACAGTGTTATAAGCTATTATTTAGACTTATCTACAACGAAGACATAGATATCTATAATCCAAGCTACGATATCTTTATTCCTTCAGACGGTACGTGGACTGAACCAAAGTATATTGAAGTTAACTATAGCCCACTGTTGAAGTCGTACGTCGGTCAACAGGTCGTCGGTCTCAGCTCCGGCTATACGGCGGTCGTCGAGAGCGTCGTTCAAGAGCCGATCAATAAGAATATAGTCTATACGTTAAATCTTTCTAACATCAAGCCGGTAAAAGCTGAGTTTATCATCGGCGAGAAGATAGTTCTTGCGAATCAAAACGTATCCGCGGAAGACATCGTTGCGGCGCCAAAAGTTCTTGGTTCTCTCAACTCTATTCAAGTAATCAACGGCGGCCAGGGATTCAACGTCGGCGATATTCTGGCGATCGCACACACCGACATCAGCACCGGTAACGTAATATCATACGGCATCAACGGCTCTGTTAGAGTAAGTAGTCTCTCACGCGGCTTTGGCTCTATCAACTTCGATATCACCTCTGGTGGTTTTGGATACACCACTAACTCTCTATCTTTTACGTATCCATATTTCTCCAACTCATTTGCGATAACAGCAAATACCAAAGGCTTTGATAATACTCTCGATACAATCAGCATACCAAACGCTAATACTTACTTAGCGGTGAACACGCAGGTATACTACGAAGTACCAAATGGAAACACCGCGATAGCAGGTATGGGAGCGAACGTCAACTACTACGTGGTAGCATCAAACAGCTCTACCGTTACTCTATCTAGCACTCTAGGTGGTGGTCCTGTCAACATTACGGACACTAGAACTACTAACCCAGCAGAAATTCATTATCTATACATCGGTACTCCAATCAAGGATCACCAGAGCAACGGCGTGCAGGTCGGTGCTAACGCGTCGTTCTCTGTCGGCGCTCTTACTTATGTACAAGAGCTTTCATATAATACAGATCTGATATGCGACTACTATAATAATCAGTTAAATGCTCTGACATTCAACTTTCCTATAAGTTTTGCTGGAAATATATCTGCGAACTTAAGCGACTGTCTGTCGTTTGATACTAATTATTTTGGATCTATATCATCGCTCACGAACCTAAACACCGGTAACAACTACGCACAGCAGGCGTACGCTACTGCAGCGGCTACACAACTCTCTAACCCTCTTCCCGGTACTGTAACATACGCGCCCACTGCAAACGTGGTGCAGGGTGTCGGTACTGCATTCACCTCATACTACTCAAACGGCGACGTTATCGTCATCAGGGCGAACGCCGGCTTCGCATATACTGAAGAAGCGATCGTAATCAAACAGGTCGTGAACGACAACTACATCGAGCTCTGGGGTCCACCGACATACGCGTCTGCTCCTACCGCACAGTATAAAATGGCGCCGCAGATCATACTATCACAGTTTACGTCTTATGATCCAGTCATAACTTCAGCTGTTAATTTCTCTAAGAGTCTTGCTGCAAAGATAACGGCGGCGCCTTCTATTGGTGCTAACGTCGTTAGTACAGTTGGACCGGTTAATTCTGGTAAGGGTTATGTAGACACTGAGTTCGTTACGCTATATCTGACAAGAGGTATAACGACTCCGACTGTATTAGTCGGTGGTTCTGGATACGTAACAGGCGATCCTCTAATCATCACCGGCGGCGGCACGACGTCGCAGGCTAGAGGTACTATCATAGCTGGCTCCAACGGAGCTGTCGTTGGAACGACTCTAACCTACGCAGGTTCTGGCTACACGACGATACCATTCATAAGCGTTAAATCAAAGAACGGCAAGGGCGCTGCTCTGACGACTACGATCTCCGAATTCAACACTCTCAGCCAGGTGACTGGAAGAGTGACGAAGTCAGGAACCGGTAAAGGACAGGGATACTGGTCTACATCTAGGAGCTTCCTAAGCGCTGATAAATATCTACAAGACAGCAACTACTATCAAGCCTTCTCTTATGAGATACAGGTACCTCTTACACTCGATAAATATAAAGATATCTTATACAATACTTTCCACGTAGCTGGAACTCGGCTTTTCGGTAAGTTTTCTGACACGATGGTTGAAACTGAACTGTTTGTTCCAGTATTTGAGAGCACGAGTCCAGAAATCACGTTGATAACAGACGAGTTACTAAACAACGTCATACCTGATATTCTCGAAACAGAAGACGTCCAGGGTGATCTACCAATTCAACAAGAACAGAATTAATAGTGAGAATCTATGGGAAATATACTACCCGGCTTTAAAGCTAGTATCGTAAACGATCTAATAACTAACATCACGTCTGGTACTGACTCACTATACGCGTTTGCGTCTAATCCAGTAGCAGTTGCAAACGGTGGTGTTAACGCTCAACACTACGGCGATTATGATATGTACTTTAATACCCTATGGACCATGACCATGGGTAAAAAGCTATCTAATAACGACGTCAAAGCGATGATCGTCAACAACCCATGGGTCAACAACCAAGTATACGCTCGCTACGACAACAACTCAAACGTGTATGCAGAAGCCGCTGGCACCTATACCAACACTAACTTTTATGCGGTGGTCCCTCCTGGCACTTACGGCGGTGGTTATAACATCTATATCTGCATCGATAACAACGGCAATTCTAACTCCACAGTCACGCCGACGCAGGTACAGCCTACGACGTTCCAGACTAGCGACGGATATCTTTGGCGATACATAACGACTGTCAGCGCGGTAGATTATACTAGATTCACTTCTACCACGACTCCGATTGCGACTTTAGACAACACCGCGGTCAGCGTCGTTGGAAACTATATACCTGTATATCCAAATACGACTATATCTTCTGGCGCTTTCGTATACTCAGGCGTAGACGTCGTGTCTCTAATCAATTCCGGAAACGGATACATCAGCTATCACGATGGATACGTTCGCGGTATCGTGAACTCAACTGTTATTCAGATCGAGTCTTCTTCTACAGATCCTCTCAACCCTCCGTCTGTCGATAAAGACTTCTATACTAACAACGGTATCTATATCTATAATACTACTACGGCCACGTCTCAATACTTTGGAGTAGCAGGATACCTGTCAAACACGATCGGCGGCGTACAGGTCAACCAGATAACCCTCGACGCACCTGCTAACACATTTAACATTACTCCTGGTGTAACACAGTATAAGATCTCTCCAAAGATAGTATTCCAGACTGATGGAACGAGAGACCCTGTAGCGTACTCTGTAATTAACACGACTTCTAATTCTATCAGCAACGTCGTCATCATCGATCCAGGTTCTCAGATCACCTGGGCCAACGTAACGATTCAGAGTAATACAAGCTATCCTAATACTTCAAGCGGCACGAGAGCGAGTGCGTATGCGATCGTTCCACCTCCGGGTGGTCATGGATATAACATCTATCGCGAACTAAAAGTTTCTGCTATAGGGTTCGCATTTAACTTTGCGAACAACGAGTCTGGAAACGTAGTAACTACAGGCACCTATAATAAGATCGGCATAATGAAGAATCCTTATGCTAGTAACTTAACCACGAACAGCGTAGCCACTACGATAACTCGAGGTTCTCTCTATACTAACGCCGCGTTCAATCAGGTACTAATTGCAAACGTCACATCACAGGCTACTGCGTTTACGGTTGGATCGCAGGTATCAGGTATCACCAGCGGTGCGCTCGGCGTAGTGATGTTCTCTAACAGCACGCAGATCGGGATAGTCGGCGATAAAAGCTTCATCCAACAAGAGACTATTACCGATGGAACTCATACGGCCAATCTTTACTATATAAATACATATGGTAACATATACGCCAAAGACTGCGACGTCCTCTATACACAGAATATCAGCGACGTCGTTCGATCAAATAGCCAGACAGAGAGCTATAAACTAATAATCCAAGTCTAACTGATGGAAGAATAAATGCCTTTAAATACCGATTTAAACGTCTCTCCTTATTTTGACGACTTTAACGCCAACAACCAGTATTATAGAATTCTGTTTAAGCCGGGTGTAGCAGTCCAAGCACGTGAGATGACACAGCTGCAGTCGACGCTTCAAAATCAGATTGAGAGCTTTGGCGACTGGGCATTTAAAAACGGTGATATCGTCTCTGGCTGTACTATTACAGATATTCCAATCCTTCCATATGTTAGAATTTCAGACTATCAGGCAAATGGCGCAACGTTCGACATCACGGCTCTTCCAAACTCGCAGGTCATATGTCTGACTTCTAACCTACAGGCTAGAGTGCTGTTCTCTAACACCGGTCTTCAGACTAACTATCCTGCGACGAACATTATATATCTGAAGTATCTCAACACCGGCGTCAACGGTGAGACGCGTTTTGGTAACACTGACCAGCTGACTTTCAACAGCGCCGGCAACACGGCAAACGTCATCGCGACTGTTAACGTATATCCTAATACGACTGCCGGGTATGTGACTACAGGTAACGCACACGGCATCTATCTAACAGACGGTGTGGTGTATCTATCCGGTACGTTTGTTAAAGTACTAACACCTACATATGGTCTAGTCAACGCATATGGTCTTGCAGCCGGTAACAACGTCGTAGGATTCCAGGCGACTGAGACCATCATCAACTCAAACCAGGATCAGTCTCTTCTCGACAACGCACTCGGCTATCCTAACCAGAACGCTCCTGGCGCAGATCGTCTTAAGATCTCTCCTACTCTCGTTTCGCTCGATCCAAACACTGCAGCTAACACGGTTGGGTTCAATCCTATCGCGACTTATAACTATGGTTCTCTTGTATCTAAAGCTAAAGCTGGATCTAACTTATATTCTATCGTCGGCAACGCTATCGCTAAGAGAACCTACGATCAGTCTGGTAACTTCGTAACTAATCCATTCGTAATTGATACTGTCACAGACGTTCCTTCCGGAAGTCTTCCTTCTATTGATGCTAATACCGTATATGGTAGAGTCAATCCTGGTTCAGGCTACGCTCTTGGTCAGTCTGTAGGTAACGATCGCGTATTCTACATCAACATGAGAAGAGGTGTAGACACTAACGTAAACAAGCAGCAGCAGATTACGTTTAACTACGGCGGCTACTACATCGTAAAAGAAGTAGCAGGCACGTTCCCATTTAATAAAGCGCAATCTGTAGACTTGTATAACGCGCCACTACAAGCCGTTACTAATAGAAACTTCTCAAGTCTTACTCCTATCACTTCTGGTAGTACTACGACCATCACACAGGGATCTACTGTAGCGACTAAGATTGGTACTGCACAGCTCAGATGTTTTACGTATAACTCTGGATTCGTTGGCGCAAATAACACGCTGTATAACCTTCATATGTTCAACATCCAGATGAGCAATGGTTACAGCGCTAGTCAGATTGCTTCTATATTCTATAACGGTTCTCCCGCTGCAGTAGCTGACGTTGCCTCTGGAAGTTATCTTGGCGTCGGTGCTTCACAGCTTTTCTCGTTTGGCGTACAGGGTGTTAAGAACTTAAGAGACAGCAGCAACAACAATAATTCAGAATATGTTTATCGCACGGTACAGTCTAGCAGCATCACTGGAACTGATTCAAACGGTAATACGATCGTAACTATCACTACATCTTCGACGGGTGGTACTGACATACTTCCATACGGTAACGGCATATTGTCTACTCTAGATGCAGCGACGATAAACTTAATTGCTACCGCAAACGTAGACACGACTGCCCTATCCGGCACTGTATCCGTATCAAACTCAAGTACACTCGTGACCGGCTCCGGCAGTACATTCACTCTCGTGTTTAATCCAGGAGACCAGATCAAAGTAGGTTCTACTATTAAGACAGTTAATAACGTCGTTAATAGTACTGCTCTATATGTGGATTCGACATTCCCGTCTACCCTCGGCGGTCAGACATACTATAAGAGTATACTCAACGGTAAGATCATTCCTATCCAGAGCAATCTTAACAATCCATTTGGTTACGTCACAGTCACCAATACGACTTCATTTACTATCACTACGAATCTTAACTTGCAGAGCAGCTGCCCAGTCAACGTCGTATTTGACGTAATGAGAACTACAGTATCTCCTGCTAAGAAAAACATCAACAAAGATAGATTCGTAAAGATTCAAGCAAACACTAATCCACTTGGACCATGGTGCTTGGGATTCAGCGACGTCAGCCAGGTTAAAGCCATCTATGGTTCGACTACTACCACGTTTACGAACGCTAATGGTATCAACGCCGTCGATTTGACTTCTAATTTCTCGTTCGACAGCGGCCAAAAAGATAACTACTATGATCTTGGATACATCTATAATGACGGCGGCTACAGCGCGACCGCGTATCCATACCTACTGGTCCAGCTCGATTATCTATCGACGAACACGAGCCCAGGCGTTGGATTCTTTACTGTAGAGTCTTATCCAATTGACGATGGCACTACGCTAACTGGTACTGCAACGGTATATTCTACTACTTCGCTAGTCACAGGTAACAACACGTCATTCGTCACAGACTTAAATGTCGGCGATACTATATCGGTTCTTGGCACTTCGAAGAATGTCGTTTCTATTACTAATTCTACTTCACTCACTGTAGATTCGCCGTTCTTAGCTAACTCACAGAGTCAGGTGTATGTCAGATATAGAAAGAATACTATTCTAACTAAAGACGTTCCACTCTATATAGACTCACAGGGTGGACAAAATTATCTTAGAGACTATGTAGACTTTAGAATACCTTCTAATCCTACGGCTAATGACACGGGATCGGTCGACACCTCTAATGCCGCGCAGATCATCGCCGCAGTAGGATATGCGACACTCAATCCATCAAACACGCTATCGTTTATCGTACCTACTAACGGTCTCAACGTACCTTCGTATGGCAGAAACTTCCAGGCAGACTATACTCAGTATCTTGCGAGAAAAGACTTAGTATATTTTACACCTGATAACGCGATCAAAGTTAAAGAAGGCGTATCTAGTACATCGCCGCAGACTCCACTCTATCCGGACAACGGCATGGCAGTGGCTGTATTAAACGTTCCTCCATTCCCATCTTTATCTAGCGACCAGGTCCTACAAGACCAGAAAGTTAATCAGCTTTCTAAGAATCTAATAAGAGACACCACGACCGCTATCTCAAGCGCTATCGTCACCAATCGCGCATACAGCATGAGAGACATCGGCAAGCTAGATCAGAGAATTACAAATCTAGAGTATTATACTTCTCTATCGCTATTAGAATCATCAGCCACCACGCTAACGGTCACCGACGCTAACGGGCTAAATAGATTTAAAAATGGTATTTTCGTAGACCCATTCAACGACTTTACGTATTCTGATGTAAGTAATCCCGAGTATTCTATAGCCATTGATTCGTCAAGAGGTATTGCAAGACCTAAATTCGCTCAAGAGACTATTAACTTTGTCGTCAACAACACTCTATCTACTGTAGCGAATCAAGGTGTTCACTCTAATAGAAACTTCTTTGTAGACTCTACTAACAATATCCAAAAGACGGGTAGATGTTTAACGCTTCCATACAACGAAGTTACGTATCTTTCACAACCGTTCGCTACTAAATATAGATCATCTGCACACGTTCAAGCAGCGTGGAACGGCTCGATGATACTTCTTCCATCGTTCAATGATAATATTGATCTTAATAAGTCTTCAGTGAACATAACTCTCGATAATACCACGCCGTGGAAACAGTTTGCTTCATCGCCGTTTGGCTCCATCTGGGGTCCTTGGCAGACGACTCAGTCTATTACTACAAATACTGTTGTATCTGGAGTGGCTAATACATACAGCATATCGCTTGGTTACTTCGGTAACGGCGGTGGCGCTGCGGGTGCTGCTGCTGCGACTGCCGCTGCGGTCGCTGCTCAATACGCTGCGCAGGGCTATCAGATCGGTTCTGCTAGCGCTCAGTTTGGTGGCGGTGGTGCTTTCACGAAGCTAGTATCCAGCGTTAACGCTTCCGGTGATACTTCGAATACGATCATTATTAATAAAGGTAACACACCAAACTACCAGAATATCGGTGCCGGCTATCCTCTTTACACAGGATAAATATTATATTATTGAATCAGGAGTTTTAAATTGGCAGCAGTTAATACAACTACAACGACTACAGTCACTACTTCGACAAGTCAAGGAATTCAGCTCACAGTTGGTTCTCAGTCTAATACGATCGCAGTTGGTAACTTCGTAACAGACGTAGCAATTCAACCATATATTGCACCAATCACAATTGGTTTCTTTGCATATAACATGCGTCCTAATCAGACGTATCACGTATTCTTTGACGGCGTTTTAGTTGATCAGTTCTGCGCTCCTGGAACTGTTGCCGCACTAGCATCTGCCGGTACCGGCGCGATCACTTCTGTAGATACTTCTAGCGCATCAACGATCTCATTGACTGGTACTTGGGGTTCTCCAATTACGTCAGATTCTAGAGGCTATGTCTTTGGTCAGTTCAACGTTCCTGCCGGCCAGTTTAGAACTGGCGAGAGAGTATTAGAAATCGCCGACGTTACAAGCCTCGTGCAGGGCAACGACGCTCTTACTTCTAAAGCTTCTGCAACATTCGTCGCTTCGAACCTAAACGTTACTAAGCAGGCAGTCACACTAACGACAGTCAACCCTGTTCTTGGAAATCGGCCGGTAACTAATACGGTAGTAACTACCAACGTTCAGATCGTTAACACGACAATTCCTGATATCGTAAACATCGTCGGCTACTACGAGCCTATCGCTCAGGGTCTGACCATCAACACGCCGACTAGCGAAGCCGGTATCTATGCGACTTCGCTAGACATATTCTTTAAGCAGAAGTCTCTAACTAGTAATACGAACGGCGTTACTACCTATCTCTGTGAAGTAAACAACGGCTACCCAGACGGTTCGCGCATCCTACCGTTCTCGACAGTTCATCTAAACTACGGTGATATCAGCACCAGCGCTGACGCGTCTGTTCCAACTACCTTCGCCTATGAGTCACCTGTATTCTTGAGCAGCGGCAAAGAATATGCGTTCATCGTTCGTCCGGACAACGGCGATCCAGACTATTTCGTGTACAGCGCTAACCTTGGTGATACCGACATCAAGACAGGAACGCAAGTTTACAGCCAGCCTACTGTCGGCACGGCCTTCTACGGCGCCACCATGAACGAGTGGACTGCGCTGCAGACAGAATATATCAAGTTCAACTTAAATAGAGCAGACTTTATTCATAATAGTTCTGGTTTCTATTCAGGGGACGCGTACTTTAACAACGCTAACACGGACTACCTGTCTGTATATAACATTACGTATTCAAACAGCACTTCGACACTTCTTCCCGGAGACACGGTCTATGTCGCAGCTAATGCGTGGGTGAATACAGTAACTACGAGCATTCAGGGTACTCTAAGATACTACGACAACGTCAAAGGTCTGTTCTACGTAGAGAACTCCACTGCAAACTTTACTAACAACGCTTTCATACAGGTACATAGATTCGCTAACGCCTCGCTTGCAGCGACAAACGCTGTAACGAACACCACGCTGGTCGCGTACGCCAACACTAATGCTATGTACAATCCAAAGATCAACGACATCGTTGGACAGTTCTCTTTCATCTCACCAGCAGGTACTGCCTTAACTTATAAGTATAAAGGAACCAGCAACACCTACGCGGTCGAGAGCAATGAGAATTCAATTACTCTCGGTTATGAGACAGAATTCTATGACCAAGAGAGAATGGTAGCGAGCGTATCTAACGAAGTAGCCCGTATGGGTGGCGCGAAGTCTATGACTGTCCATTCTAACTTTACGACTGACACTCCTTTCGTGTCGCCTCTGATCGACACCGTTCGCGCGAACGCACTTATCATTAGAAACTTGGTAGACTATCCACAGTTCTCATATAACGAGTATTATAACAACGGTCTATCTAGAACAAAGTATATATCAAAGGTAGTTACTCTAGCTGCTGGACAAGACGCGCAGGACCTGCAGGTAATTCTATCTGCCCATAGACCGCCTGGAACTGACATCAAGGTCTATGTTAAGCTTCTAAGCGGACAAGATCCAGACGTCATCAGCGCTAAGACTTGGACGCCATTGAACAATCTGTCGTACACCATCTATGCAGATCCGAGTAATCCATCTGACATGAGAGAGTATACGTACTCGTTCTACAACGGCTATAGCCTAGTTCCAACATCCGGAACCATCACCACGACAAGTGCGTGCACCGTGATCAACGGCGTAGGAACGCTGTTTGGCAGTGAGATCGACGTCGGGTACTACATCAACATGGCCGCTAACGCGACTTACGGTGAGACTGCTAGACAGGTAGTGTCTATCGCTAACTCCACACAGCTCACGCTGAACGCCCCGTTTGGAACGACATACACCGCTAACGCATACTACATCGTCCCTCCTCCAACAACTGCGTGGATGGCCACGAACGCTAACACGAGCATACTCGGCTCCGTCAGCATGTCGACCAGCAACAACACAATCACCGGTACTTTCCAGACCTTCACGGCAAACACGCTAACGGTTTTCAACAACTCGATCTACATCACAAACGCTAATTCGTACTTCAACGTAGGCGATAGAGTATACTACGCCGTACCTTCTGGTAATACTGCGATCGGCGGGTTGACCGGCAACACCAGCTACTACATCGCGACTTCTAATAGCACGGCCGTGACACTAAACATTCAGCAGAACAACACGTCACCGACTACTCTAACTGGAGCTACTACTAATCCTGGTCAGACGCACAGTCTCAACACGACGTACTTCACTTCGCAGTTCAACGTCGGCAGCATAATCGGTATCGCCGGCGACAGACAGACTATCACAGCTATTCAGAACAACGTGTCTCTGTCTGTAGGTGAGCCTTGGAGCTCAACAGGCAGTCAAGTGAACGCCTATCTTGTAGCGTCAGGCGGTGCGTCGTATGTCTCTAACACTGGCGCTGCTTATACGAACTTCAAACAGTTCGCTATTAAGATCATTCTACAGTCAAAAGACAGCTCTAAGATTCCAATTATCGACAGTCTACAGGCACTGGCTCTACAACTATGATCAATGAGACTCAATACATAAAAACAGACACAGAAGGGTTTGTTAAAGATCCTTCTTCTGGAGCGATTCTTAGCGTGGATAACGCAAAACTTGAAGCTTACAAGCGTCAGAAGCAGTTTATAAATAATACTACAAGAACTAATGAGAGAATCGAAAAAGTAGAGAAAGATCTCTCAGACATAAAAAATATGCTTCAAGCATTACTAAGAGAAAATAATAAATGCTAACAATCGCAAACACGAATCTAACGAACACATTTGACTACTGGAGATCGCGTACAAACGAGTTAGCAACTGCTATGTCAACTTGTGTTGTGACCACTGACGCTAATACCAGTTCTACTACCGCCGTTGGTAACGCGAGTATAACTGGAACTTTTACCTCAAACAATCAAATTGTAAATAATAACATATTCGCAAATACGCTAACGGTAAACTCTGTAGCCGTAAGCGCTGCAGGAATGTACGTCGGCAACTCTACGACCAACACCGTAATCTCATACAACACTGTCAGCTTAGCCAACTCTTCAAGCACTCTGACGCTAGGCATTCCTACCACGACCCAGGTGTCGAACGGCCAGTTCTTCTTGAACGCTAACGGATCATGGGCTGCTCTTTCAGGCTTCCCGTACTTAGCGGCCACCACGTTTAATACCGTAGGTGTCGGCCTCCAGCTAGTAGACTCATTCAACGCCGGTAACTTCACCACGGCCGACTATATCATTCACGTTCGCGATAACATCAACAACATCGACTTCTCAACTAAAATATTTGTCATGGCGCTATCCACGGGCGTCCAGATGACTGAATACGCTCAGTTGACGACTGGATCTTCTATCGGATACTTCAACGTCACATGTGACGGTACCACATCGATACTGTACTTCACACCAACTAATGGTACGACATCAGCTACCATCCGATTTGTTAGGATCACGACGTAATGGCTAGTAAGACAAATATAGTCATAGATCAGGGAACGACATTCTCGACAGACTTAAATCTGACGGACGACACAGGCTTTCCTCTAAATCTGTCTGGATTTTACGCTAACTCTATGATGAAGAAGTGGTATACTTCTTCAAACTCTATAGTATTCACCACTTCAGTAAACGCCCTAGCTGGTATAATCACGCTCAGTCTGACGGCTAATGTAACTTCTAGCATAACACCCGGTAGATACGTATACGATGTGGACATTACAGAATCCGCGTCAGGTGCAGTATCTAGAGTCGTAGAGGGCTTGGTTACAGTTACTCCTTCTGCGACCGCCGTGACTTATCCAGCACCAAACACGAACATATATCCAAATAGCGCACCGTTAACATAATGGTAAATGTAGTAGTATCCAGAAAGAGAACAGTCAATGTATCGACCCACGGAACTGGTGGGATCATCGATACATCTGTTCCAGTTACTTTAAAGAATATTCCTGTACTATCCACCGGCGTGAATAGTATAGATCAGATGGTAGACGTTAATTTAACTCAAAGATCAGATGGATCTACTCTTATATACGATCAACCGACAGATACTTACATAGTAAAGCACGTTGATTTTACCGAGATAGATGGCAATTTAGATGGTGGCGTTTTTTAAAATATAAATAATTAAAAATTTCAGGAGAACCATTTAAATGGCCAATAACAAGATTCAAATCAAAAGATCGGTAGCCAACGCCGTTGTTACTGGTCTCTCAAATGGTGAGTTAGCATATACCCAAGCCAGTAACACTCTCTGGATCGGCCTTCCAGATGGTTCGGGCGCAGCCGCAATCGCCGGAGCGCGTTATCCTGGTACGCTTACAGCCAACCAAGCGCTCGTAGCAAACGCCACTTCCGGCATCGATAGAATCATCGTCGCCAACGCCATCGTTACGACTCTTACCGCTAACGGCTCAGTTGGTACCAACGGACAGGTTCTCGTCACAAACGGTACTGCGATATACTGGGGCACTGGTACTTCTGGCGCGAACACCAACATTCAGTTCAACGACTCTGGCGTCGCAAACGGCGTCGCCGGCTTTACGTTCGATAAGACTCAGAACAATCTATTCGTAGCTAATTCTCTATTCGTCGGCAACACCTCGCTCGTAAGTCCGACTGCAGTAGTTAATACTACAATAATGTACGTCGGTAACTCGGCCGGCAACACGACACAGAACACCACTTCATTCTTTATCTCCGGCAACGGCACGACTCTACCAACCGCCACTATGACATCGAACGGTCTGGTCGTTGGTAACAGCTCGGTAATCGGCGCGCCGACACTCGTTCTTGCGAACTCAATAGGTAACACGGTCGTAAACACTACGTCCTATACCATGAGCAACGCGAACTACGTCGTTCTAGTAGCCAACACCTCCGGTTTCTTTGCCAACCAAGGCGCCATCCAATACGTCGGTAACACTACCGCTAACACAACTCAGAACTCATCGTCGTTCTTCATCACCGGTAATACTACCACACTACCGACTGCCACACTACTCGCTAACAACCTAACCATCGGTAACAGCTCAGTAACTGGTCTGCCAGGCATCAACATTGCCAACTCGACCGGCAATACTCTTATCTCAGTAACTTCATACGCTATAAGCAACTCTACAGCCAACGTAGTTACGATCAGCACGACTGGCATCGTCGGCAACACCGGCACGTCGATCGTCCTCGGTAACACTACGGTAAACACCGTAGCCAACTCATCTACTTTCCAGGTCGTCGGCAACACATCTACTCAGGCTACTGCTACTGTCAACTCTGCCGGTATCACGATCGGTAATACTACGATCACGAGCGCCGTCAACATCTACGTCGCTAACACGACCGGTAACATATCAGTCAATACGACGTCGCTGGCCATCGGTGGTAATACTACCACGCTTGCAGCCGTATCGGTAACCGGCAACGGTGCGCTGTTCGGCAACGGTACGGTTACAGCGGCTCCTCAGCTCGCAGTATCTAACTCTACCGGCAACACGGTAATCAATACCACTTCGTTCTTGATGAGCAACGCCACAGGCACTGTCTACAGCATGAACACGACGTCTATGACGTTCAATGGTAACACATTCCTAAACGGTACAAACACGACTATCGCCTCTAACGTTACGATCTCCGGTGCGTACGTTAACGCTCCTGCTACTGATCTTACTATCAGAAACGTTTCGGTCGGTGGTAACCTCGTCGTCACTGGCACGGTATTCTCTGTTAATACCATAACGCTTCAGGTAAACGACAACATCATCGAGCTCGGTGACAACAACACCACATCAGACGTCGTAGATACTGGCTGGTTCTCTCCTGCAGGTAACAGCACGAGCATCTGGTATTCTGGTATGGTTCGCGTCGCTAATAGATCGACGAACGCTAATCCATACTTCTGGCTATTTGGTTCTAATACTAATCCAAACACTGCAGTCAACATAGACACTTCTTCTAACTCAGCCACGGCTACCCTGCAGGCTTACCTAGTACCATACGGTGTCGGTGGTGGATTTGTAGCCAACTCTTCGAACGTCCAGATTACTGCCAACAGCACTCTCGGCGTTAATATAGTAGCAAATACTCTAACGTTATCAACTGCTCTTGCAGGAACTGAAGGTGGTACTGGTTATAAGACTGTTACTAATAATGCGTTATTAGTTGGTAACTCAACAAATGGTTATAATCAACTAAGTCTTGGTACTTCTGGATACGTTCTTCAGTCTAACGGCACCACTGTCGTTTACGATATTCTTGACGGTGGAGCTTTCTAAATAGGAGTGATTATATTATGGAAAATGGTGATGAGGCGGCGAATATAGCAGTAGCGTATGTGCAGAGACAAGAACAGCTTCTAGTAGACTATATTAGAAAGACTATTCAGCTAGAAGTATCGTATGCCGGCCTTAAGGCTAAATTCGAAGAGCTCAGCGAACATAACTCCAATAATCTAAACATGATTAAAGAGTTATCCACCTCTCTAGAGCTTATAACTGTTGAGAGAAACGATCTAAAGAAAGCCGACACGAAGCTTCGCGATAGAATCGTTGAGATAGAAGAGATAAATAAACAAAAACTAATAGACGCAAAAGCCGAAGCCGACAAGAAGGTGAAAGAAGTAGAGGGTAAGACTTCTAACTATACCGTAGAATATACCAACCAGATCGGCGAACTAAATAATAATGTAACTGAATTAAAGACAAACTATGAATCTATAAAGAAGAATTTCGATACTCTAAATAGAGAATACGAGAGACAAAAGCAAGAACTACAGACTACATTTAATGAGAACGAATTATTAAAGTCAGAGCTGAGTAGATACTCAACAGATTTTAAGAAAGTAGCGAAGAAGAAGATACCAGAAGACAATACATTTTAACGCCGGTATATACTGGTCTGAGGGAGCCATATGGCAGGTAATACAGTATTTCAGCTCAAGCGCTCTAGCGTCGCAGGCAAGAAGCCTACAACATCAACGCTAAACACCGGCGAGCTCGCGTTAAACTTAACTGACCGCAAGCTGTATTCATCTGATGGCACGAACATCTTTGAGACCGGCGCGAATCTAACTACCCTAGTAGTCTCCACAAACACGACAGTCAACAACGTCATCTTTGGCACCGGCGGCATATACGCCAACGGTTCGTTCGGTGGCTCAGGTGCGACCCTGTTCTCTAACGGCTCTTCGGTGTACTGGGGAACTGGCGCAGGCACTGGTACTGTCACACAAGTAAACAGCGGCAACGGCCTGTTCGGCGGTCCTGTCACGACAGTCGGTACGATATACGTACTAGCGAATACCGGTATCATATCTAATACGTCCGGCGTGTTCGTAGATCCGGTGTACATCAACACGATCACCACGCCTCCTGGATCTAACACTCAGATCGTGTTCAACGACTCAGGCAAGTCTAACGCTCTAGCGTCGTTCACGTTCAACAAGACCACAAATACTCTATTCGTATCTAACACGATAAACACAATAACTGTCGTAGCGAATACTATCAACGCTAACGGCGGCGTCGGTACTCTCGGCCAGGTACTGACGTCTAACGGCACGAGCTCGTTCTGGAGCAGTCTAAACACATCCACGCCCGTCAGACAGCAGTACACAGGCGATGGGTCTACTACGTTATTCTTTGTTACAGGCGGTTACACGCCTGGCACTCTATCAGTATACGTCAACGGCGTACTCTCGAGAAACACTACAGAAGTAACCGCGACAAACGGCAGCTCTATAACTTTTGCGACACCGCCGAACAACGGCGCGCTGATCGACGTCATAGGATACGTAAACAACCTCCCATACTCGAACTTCGGTCCGAGCATACTAGTATCACAACAGTACACCGCGAACGGTACGGCTAACAGCTTCGCTATAACCGGCGGATACATTCCTGGCGGTGTTCAAGTATATCTAAACGGCGTCAAACAGATACCGTTCGTTGACGTCGATATATCTTCTGGTGCCAACGTAAACTTCTATGTCACACCGTCTAACACATGGGCGATTGACGTATTTGGGTTTCAGTCTCAAATCATATCGGCATCTTCTGTTCCTGATCCGCTGGTGGCCAACAACCTCTATATCGGTGGTAACGTAACTGTAACTAAGAGCTCGTTTACTTTTGGCAACAGCACAGTAAACACGAATATCAACACGAGCGGCATAACGTTTGGCAACAGCGTAGCCAACACGAGCATCAACTCCAACGGCGTCAATCTAAGTAACACAGTACTCTACATCGGTAACTCTTCAGTAAACGTCGTAATCAACTCATCTTCGGTTTATGTCAACGGCGGACCACTCAGCGGCACCAACACCAATGCCCAGTACGTCTGGTCTAACGCTCATACGTTCAACGCGAACGTAAATATTAATGGCAACGTGACCATTAGTACATCTGCCGGCATATCGGCTAATGGTTCATATGGTACTGCTGGTCAGGCGCTCCTGTCTAACGGCTCTACAGTATACTGGGGTGCCGCTGGGGTTAACACTTCCGCGCAGTACACTTGGACTAATACACAATCATTTAGCGCTAATGTCGTACTAAACGGTAATGTCGTTATAAGCAATACTATATACGCTAACGGCTCGGCCGGTGTTGCTGGACAGATACTGGTATCCAATGGCGCTGGAGTATACTGGTCTAACGCCGCTACTACCATCAGACAGTCTTTTACAGGTAATGGTTCAGCGACGAACTTTGCGATCACCGGCGGCTATACGCCGTTGAATCTAGACGTGTACGTTAACGGCGTCAAGCAAGAGAGTGTAGTAGACGTAAACTTAAGCTCTGGCGCTAACATAGTATTCACCGTCGCTCCTCCAAACGGGGCATACATTGACGTCGTAGGTCTATCGCCGACTACATACACCTATGCTAACACGTCTGCGCAGTATAGCTGGACTAACACTCAGACGTTCTCTAACCTAGTTATGATATCGACTGCAGGTATATCTGCGAACGGCTCGTATGGCACGAACGGCCAGGTACTGACGTCTAACGGCAGCTCTGTATACTGGAGCAACAGCTCAGTGTTTGTCAGACAGACATTCACCGGTACAGGTTCTGCAACAACGTTCACGGTCACCGGCGGTTATACGCCAAACAACCTAGACGTCTATCTTAACGGCGTGAGACAGAGCAACCCGACCGACGTCAACACCGGTTCAGGATCGATCATAGTATTCTCTACACCGCCTATTAATGGTTCTACCATTGACGTAGTAGGCGTCGTGCCCCTAAACTATACTATAACTAATACCTCTGCGCAGTACACTTGGACTAACACACACTCATTCACCAACGCCATTACGGCCAACGTCATTAACGCTAATAATATTACATCATCTAATGGTCTATACTCTATCGGTCCATTTAATGGGAGTTATTCAGATGGTATAGTCACAGACTATGTTACAGGTAATGGCAGAATAAGCGTTGGTCCATTAGATAACTTAACTTTCTATACCGGAGGCGTCGCTGCAAATCAGACGATGATTATTAATGCGACTGGTGTGTTCGTTAATGGTACGATAAACTCATATTCTACTACATCATCTAATGGTCTATACTCTATCGGTCCATTTAATGGAAGTTATTCAGATGGTACAGTAATAGACTATGTGACAGGTAATGGACGTATATCTGTAGGTCCAGGAGATGGTTTAAGTATATATAATGCTGGTGTCGGAGCAAATGCAATGGTCACGATACTTGCTAATGGAAATATGGGTATAGCCTGCACCTCTCCGACTGGATTATTAGACGTATCTTCACGTGGTATCACCAAAGGTTCGATGCCAGCTGGTTCTATTATTCAAGTAGTAAACGTTCCATTTACGAATGTTGTTTCTACAACTTCTGCAACTGCAACTAATGTACCAAATTTTGCAGTATCAATAACGCCAAGTTTAGTATCTAGTAAAATTCTTTTAATAATAAATTGTCAAATTGGTATGTCTACTGCGGGTGACGCCTACTGTCGCGTACTACGCAATGGAACACTTATTGACTCTAGCACTTCCGGTTCGTTTGGACATACTGCAGGCCAATATAATTTATCAACTAGTGATGCAAGTATTTGTTTTTTAGATAGTCCGGCAACAACTTCTTCTGTGACTTATCAAGTTCAATTTTGGACTGGGGCTGGAACAGTTTACGTAAATGGTAGAGGATATGCAGGAGATCAAACTACTAGCAGTGATATCACAGTCATGGAGTTAGCTCAATGATTCATGACGCAGTTAAAATAGTTCATCCTAATGCTGTAACTATATCTACAGGTAATGATATTATAGAAGCGTGGGATGAATCTGGTAAATTAATCAATATTGATAAAAATAAAATAGATATCGAGATCGATCGTCTAAAGCAGGAGTACTTAAAGAGCGAGTACCAGAGATCTAGAAAGACAGAGTATCCGTCTATAGAAGACCAGCTCGACATGCTCTGGCACGCGATAGACGAGGGTAAGCTGGACAAGAATTCAGAATTCTATACGTCTATCAAGACAGTTAAAAATAAATATAAGAAACCATAAGGTAAGTTATGACACAGAACAGCCAACTAGGAACGCTAGCTCAGCTCGTCACGGTAAATACCGCGGCTAACTCTGTGCAATTTTCTAGTGGTTTTTCAGTAGGTAACGCTTCAGTTAATGTCGTTCATTCATCGACGGGATTTATAGTAAATGGAGTAAATGGATGGTTAGTACCGAGTGGTACTATTCATACGTTTCAACAGTCTGCCGCTCCTACAGGATGGACAAAAGTTACTACATATCATGATTATGCGATGAGAATAGTATCTGGTTCTGTTGGAAATGGTGGATCTGTAGCATTCTCTTCCGCGTTTTCATCTCAGTCTGTCTCTGGTTCAATTAGTTCTGTTAGTGTTACTGGTACAAGTGATGGTCACACACTTTCTACTTCAGAAATTCCAAGCCATCTTCATGGCGGCGGTGGTTATGAAACTATTCATATTCGTGGCAGCTTGGGTGGATATAGTAATGGTCCTCAAGCAGCTTCAGGAGGTGATGGATTTGCTGGATGGTATGATATAGGAGCGGGTGGTGGCGGTGCTCATAGCCATACATTCACGGCAACTTCTCATAATCACACATTCACAGGTACTAATATAAATATGGCCGTAAATTATATTGACTTTATTCTAGCACAGGCAAATTAAATTATGGAATTAAAACCAGGAAAATATTGTCCTTTACTTAAAAAAGATTGTGTGCAGTTACAGTGTAACTGGTTCATTCAAGTTCGTGGTAAAGATATGAATACTGGTAAAGAGATTGATGAATGGGGATGTTCAATTGCGTGGTTACCACATTTATTGATTGAAAACGCAGGACAAGTTAGACAAGGTGCTGCTGCCACAGAAAGTTTTAGAAACGAAATGGTTAAAGCATCAGAGAACAGTATTCAAGCTATGTTGCAAATAGCAAATAGTAATAGAGAAGAAAATAAAACTATGAGGCTGATAGATGCGTCTGACAATAATTAGAGAAGATAATGCTGTCTATGTAGATGGTATTGCTAAGAATATAGATTGTTCTGATTTACCTCCAGACTTTCATGCTTTACAATGGAATGGTTCTTCTGGTTGGATTGAATTTGTTAATAATTGTAAATTACAAGAAGAAATAACCGATATTTCAGATTATCAAAAATATATTGATATGTGGAATGCAAAAATCACACCAGTTTCTAATACACAAGGTAACTAATGTCACAGAACCAACAGCTCAGTGTACTCGGTCAGTTCGTAACGGCAAACGCCACGACCAACACCGCCACGTTCTCAAACGCGGTAGTGGCTGTCACCGGCTCTTTCACTAACCACACTTATGCCAACGGTGAGGGTGTTGGTACCACATACCTGATAGACGACTTCTCTCATCAGTTCAACGGGTTCTCAAACACGTTCGCGCTTACAGTAAACAGCGTATCGATTACACCATCAAATCCGAGTATGATAAATATAGTTATAGGCGGGATTCCTGTCACTCCAGCCAGCTACATTAGAGACTTTCAGAACCTACCAGAGCTATATACGTTCAAGTCTGGGTTTGTAGTAAGTGGTTCCAACGTATCATTCTCGACCGCGCCGATGCCGGGCATGAGTTTCTACGGGACCTACAGGACCAGTCAAGACGCTGCACCCAGTTTTTCATATAAGCAGACCCCGTTTTCTGCGATAAATATAATGTTTGGAGCATAGAGGAAATTTACAATGGCAAGAAGAGTAATTCTCGATACACAATATACGTTCTCACCATCTACTCAGACAGTGACGATTCCAAGAGCGCTCCCGCGCGAGCGCCTACTTCTTATCACCAACGTTACTACCAATCAGGTGATCTACAACTTCAGCGATCCTGCGCTCACTGCTACTTCCTATTCCATAACACAGGGAACGAACACGACCAATCCTGTAACTACGGTGACGCTGAGCTTCAACACCACTGCGATGCTTGCCACACATCAGCTCCAGATCGTAGTAGACGAACCCGCTGAGCTGTTCGCTCCAGATGAGGCGTTTCTAGATCCGGTAGGTAAGATCAGAACATCGCAACCTCAGGCCCTTATCGATACCGACTTTGAGTACGGTCTACAGCCTACCAAGTGGGAGACACTCACTCTCCTGAATAACCGCCCGAGCTTCTACGTCAACACTCAGTCGCCATTCGCGATCAACGGTGTGTTCGCTACAAACAGCTCTACGACAGTATACGTATCTACACCGCTGCAGACTACTACCAGTATCCCGTTCCTGATGCAGGACTCTCTGTTCCAAGGCGGTAACGGCCCGTTCCTAGTTGAAAACTCATACGCAGCTGGTTCTAGCTACACCATCTCGGCCGCGGCCGCAGGAACATACGTAGCTGGACAGGGTCTCTCTGTCGTATTAAGCGTCACATCAGGTACCGGTTTCGTGGCGGGTGCGTACGTCACGATCGCCGGCATCACCGGCTCGCTCGCAGGCTACAACACCTCTTCTTCTAATCCAGCATACGTTCTCGTCGGCGGCACTACTTCAATTACGGTGTTGTTCCCAGGTCTGACAAGCAGCCTAGGCACATCGATCGCCGGCTCACCTACTATCCAGCAGAGCTCGTACTTCACGTACACGGCCCGCTACGCGTTCACAGGCACAACGGGTCAGGTATACAACTCAGCGCTGACACAGGTCTATACTGGCTCGTTCTACACCGGCGCCGCGTACACCCTTCCATCTCAGCCGACAGTGTCCGGCAACACAATCACGGTGGCCACCACAGAGCCTCACGGCCTTCAGGTCGGTGACGGCTGCTATCTTGCAAACTCATCGGTGACGTCTGGCGGACCTATCAACTCGTCGTATCAGGTCGCGGCCGTGACTAACAGCACGTCGTTCCAGATTCTGACTACGACTTCTCCTTCCGGCACGGTGACTAACGCAGCGGTCTATCCAAGACCTGACGGTGTGTACCTGCATCGCGCGTTCGACGGCGGTGTTCAGTTCACGACTGGTAACCAGGCGCACAATAACCAGACGATTCGTCAGACTCGCAGATACTTCCGCTACCAGTCTGGTAAGGGCATTCAGATCTCTACTGGTACTATTCTCAAGCCAAACATAAACGTAGACGATATCAGCTCTTCCGGAACGACGGTGACTGTAACTACTAAAGTAGCGCACCAGATCAACCCAGGCGCGACCATCGTAGTTTCTAGCGCGAACGAGACGGCGTACAACGGCACGTTCGTGGTCACATCAGTGCTGAACGCTTTCCAGTTCACCTACACCGCTCTGTCTACTCCTTCTGCGACTCCGGCTACAGGCCTTCCGACAGTTTCAGTATCTAGTTGGTACGGGGCAGTTACTCGTCTCGGACTGTTTGATAACCAGAACGGAATGTTCTTTGAGTTCGACGGTCAGACGCTGTATGCAGTTCGCAGGAGATCCACAGACCAGATCGCAGGTTGGGTGTCAGTCACCAACGGCTCGGCGGTGATCACCGGCGCTACAGTAAACGGTGTTACGACTAAGTTCACCAAGCAGCTCGTTCCTGGAGACTTCATCGTCATCCGCGGCTCTTCTTATCGCGTTCTCGATATCCTGTCTGACACGTCGATGACGATAACTCCTCCGTATCGCGGCGCTACTCTAGTGGCTCCAAACTACGCCATCATATCTAAGACCGTAGAGGTGCGCGTGCCTCAGTCACAGTTCAACATCGACAAGCTAGACGGCACCGGTCCTTCCGGCCTAGTTCTAGACCTATCGAAGATGCAGATGTTCTACCTCGACTACTCGTGGTACGGCGCAGGCTCACTTCGCCTAGGGTTTAGAGACAGTCAGGGTAAAGTAATCTACGTGCACAGGTTCGTCAACAACAACCAAAACACCGAAGCGTGGATGCGCTCTGGTAACCTACCTGCGCGATACGAGACAAACACGATCGCGCCAAAGACTCTACTCGGCGCTACTATAGACGGCGTCAACACTTCGATCCTTCAGGTGGCAAACACCACAGGATTCCCAAGCAACGGCACGCTGCTGGTCGCAGACCCAGCGTCCTACGAGTACATCAGCTATACCGGACTGTCAGGCAACACATTCACCGGTCTAACCAGAGGCAAGCTGTCTAACACGGTCGCCTCGGTGCTGACGACGAACAACTCAGCCACTCTTACAACGACCAGCGCGGTGACCGGCGTTCAACCCGGCATGCTCGTGACAGGTACCGGCATTCCAAACGGCACGTACGTGTACTCTATCGTTCCTGGCGCTCCTAACAACAACATCGTCATGACTCAGGCGGCGACTGCGACCGGCACTGTCACGATAAACGTAAATCAGATGGCGTCTGCCAACGCGCCTCACACGTACTCGGCCGCGGCTCCTATCGGCGTATATCTACACGCTCCACAGTTCGCACCGACCATCTCTCACTGGGGTACTTCGGTCATCATGGACGGTCAGTTTGACAACGATAAGTCTTTGATCTTTACGTTCGGTGAGACGATCCAGACGACTGCCGTCGCCGGAAACGTATCGTCGGTGACTGTCACGTCTGGCTCTAACACGGTCAGCATCGCTAACACGGTTCCGATCTGGCCAGGAATGCTCGTGTCCGGCACGAACATCCCAGCAGGCACGTACGTGTACTCGGTGACTCCTGGGTCTACGAACAACAGCATCGTGTTGTCGCAGGCAGGTGCTGGAACAGGTTCCACTACGGTGCAGTACAACCAACAGGTAGCGATGTTCAGCGTGCGGTCTTCACCGGCGGTCGACTCCGGCGTTCCTAGCTCTCTAGGTCTTAAAGAGATCCTCAACCGCATGCAGCTGACTCTGAACTCGACAGACGCTCTCGTCAACGGCTCGTTCCTGATCCAGCTGATTCTAAACGGCACGCCGATAGCTTCTACGTCGACGACCACCAGCTACACGGGTCCAAACGGCAACCTCAGCACGTTCGCGCGTATCGCTACCGGTACGTCTTCGCTCGCTCAGATCGCGGATCACACCGGCCCGTGCTACGTATCAGGCGGTGAGGTGATCTACGGGTTCTACGCGGTTAACTCGGCGGGTTCTACCAACCAGTCGGTCATCACGGCCGATCTGACGAAGCTCAGAGATCTTGGTAACTCTATCCTCGGCGGTGGTCTCACCAACACTCCAGGCACTAGTATCTACCCAGACGGGCCGGACGTACTGACAGTCGTCGCCACCAACATCGGCACGGCGAACGCAGTCGTTCAGGGTCGTCTATCTTGGACGGAAGCGCAGGCGTAGTACATGTCAGTAAACAAGCTACAGCTCGAGACAGACGGACTGGTTGTTGGAGTCAACCAGCTCGTCACCTCGGGTAACGGTGTAAGCGTAGGAAACAACCTAGTAGTTCGCGGTAACACGTACCTCAGTCCGGCGTCCGGACTGTTCATCGGTAACTCGACGGTAAATGTGGTCGTCAACTCGTCCTCAGTGTACGTCAACGGCGGGCCACTGAGCGGCACAAACACTTCTGCCCAGTACACGTGGACCAACACGCACACGTTCAACGCGCAGGTCGTATTGAACTCACAGATAACGCTAGCTACTACGCCGTTCTACGAGAACGCGACTAACGTTACAGCTAACTACACGATATCAAACGGCATGAACGCGTTCTCTGCAGGTCCTATAACGATAAACTCCGGCGTAGTGGTGACCGTACCGGTCGGCTCGACTTGGTCAGTAAGTTAGGAATTAAGATATGGCGTTAACACTCAGCGGTAACGGTGCGATAAGCGGTCCACTAAACCTAAACACAACCAACGCCGTGTCTATAGCTAACACGCTGAGCTTCGGCGACTCTACACAGATGAGTACGACTAACTCTCTTGGACCTAGAAATCGTATCATCAACGGTGACTTTAAGATATTTCAAAGATCAGCGACTGCTACAACAGTAACATTAAACGGTGTGGGTTATACAGGACCAGATAGGTTCTTTGTTTATCAGAATGGAACTGCCGGCGTACAAACTACACAAGTTGCTTCAGGACTTACTGGATTTCAGTACGCACTAAAGTGGGGCAGACCAGTATCAAATACAACAACTGGTGTTACGGTTTTAGGTCAAGCATTAGAAACTATAAATTCTGTAGATCTGCAAGGTCAGTCTGTCACTCTGTCTTTCTGGGCAAAAGCTGGCGCTAACTTCTCTGCTGCATCTAGTCAGATATATGTTGCATTATACACTGGTACCGGAACAGATCAGTCTGCAGCAAATATGACTACAGGTTCATGGACAGGATCTGCTACACCTATAAGCGCGACTGCAACTCTAACTACTTCATGGCAGAGGTTTTCATTTACTGCAACACTAGGTTCAACAGTAACACAGACAGGTGTCTATATAAACTGGTCTCCAGTGGGTACAGCAGGCGCTGATGACAACGTGTATATCACTGGTGTCCAACTAGAACAAGGTTCAGTAGCGACGCCGTTCGAACGTAGATCATATGGTATAGAGTTAGCGTTGTGTCAAAGATATTTCTTATCGTATTCAGGAAATAATCAAAATATTTGTTGTGGATCGGATAATGGCAATGCAGGCGCTCAAGGAAACGTTGTATTTCCTGTAACAATGAGGGTTGTACCTACTGCTTCTGTTAGTTCGGTAAGTCATTTCAGTTGGTATGCTAGTAAATCAGCGACAATTGTTGTTTTATCATCAATAACTCATTGGAATTTATCTACTACTGGAGATGTTTTTGTTTTTACTGTAGGCAATCAAGGCGTTGGAGTTCCATACTCTGTATACATAAACACCGCTTCTGGTTATCTTTGGTACAACGCAGAATTATAAAGGTAATTAAATGCCACTAAAACTACTATCACCAGGCGGAGGTTCGGTCACGCTAAACGCTGCGAGCACAGCTGCGACGACTACTCTTAATATTCCTGCTGTTAACGGAAACATCATCACTTCTGCTGATACTGGTACAGTTGTTCCTACATTATTAGCTAATCCTCTTACAACACTTGGTTCTCAAACACTATCAGGAACTTATACAAATTTCACTAATATACCTTCTTGGGTTAGGCGAATTACTATTATGATAAGTTATTTACAAAATAATAGCGGATCAGACAAATGTATTCAATTAGGAACATCAAGCGGATTTGTTACTACTGGATATGTTGGCGGAGAGGCTTATACTGGCGGATCAAGTGCCGCTGGTAACTGGAGTAGTGGAATAGTATTTCCAACAGGTTCTTCTAATGATATTATGCATGGTATAGTTACGATGTGTTTATTAACAGCAAACACTTGGGTAATTTCTGGTTGTGGCGCTTATTCTAGTTCTAATAATACTTGGGAACTTGGTGGAACAATAGCACTTTCTTCAACACTAACTCAGTTTAGATTTGGATCCGTTGCTGGCACTGCGACTTGGACTCAAGGTACAGTCAACGCCTTATATGAATAAGGAACATTAATGTCATATCTTAAAGTCGTAAACCTACAGCATCCAACTAGCGCGAACGTCAATATAACTCTCGACGCTAACAGCAACATGTATGTGAACAACACCGCGATAAACTACTATCAGGGTATGAAGAACCGTATCATCAACGGTGGTATGCAATTTTGGCAGAGAGGTACGTCTAATACTACAATTGGTAACGTTACAACGTATGTTGCAGACAGATGGTATGGATTTGTTGGAGCGCACGTCTTTCAACAGCAGATAGTTCAGAGCTCTAGCGTTCCTACTGGGTTTAATTACTCTGCAGCGTTTGGAAGACCATCGGGAAATACTAACGTAAATTCTGTATGGTTTGCACAGAATATAGAATCAGTCAATATGATCGATCTGCAGTCTCAGTCTGTCACTCTGTCTTTCTGGGCAAAGACCGGAGCTAATTATTCTGGCGGCACAATGACAGTTCGCGTTTGTACTGGAACATCTGCAGACGAATCTGCTGCGACATTCAGTGCGGGTCCAGCGTCAGGGTATACTGGAAACGCTTATGTAGTGAACGCTACGCAGACTCTTACTGCTACTTGGACTAGATACTCATTCACTGGATCTGTAGCGTCTAATGCTCTAGAAATGGCAGTGGCTTTTGGATATACACCGACCGGTACAGCAGGTGCTGATGATAACATCTATATCACAGGAGTCCAACTCGAAGCGGGTTCTGCCGCTACTGCGTTTGAGAGAAGACTATATGGAACTGAATTAGCGCTGTGTCAGAGATATTATTATACTTCTGGAACATCTACAGCGCCTGGAGTCATGTTTCAAGCGCAAGGCACGACTACTACAGTTTCTTTTGTTCAGCATCCAGTCAAAATGAGAGTAACTCCAACATTTTCATATTCAGGAACTTGGACATATTCTATCAACGGAAGTGATACTTCAACTTCATCAGTAACTTCTAGTTCTATTACAGACTTTATTGCACAAATAGAAACAGCAACAAGTGGTTTAACTGTCGGTCAAGCTGGACGAATTAGAGGTGGTATATACAACTTTTCAGCAGATTTTTAAGGAATTGGACATGACATACACTCTTACATCAACATCAATTATTATCAGAGATGCTGATAAATCTTGTATTCCAGCTGATCCAGGTAACGTGGACTATCAGCAGTACCTAGCTTGGGTCGCAGACGGTAACACGCCAAACCCATACGTCCCTCCACCGCCGCCTCCCGCGTCTCCTCAGCCGACCATCGCAGAGCTGCAGGCTCAGCTCGCGGCTATAGCGGCTCAGATAGCGGCGCTGGCCAACACCTCGACATCTAACACGGGAAGCTAATGTCACTAGAGAACGCACTCGCCAACCTAGCAAACTCTGCTAACGTACTCGCTACGGCGATCACGGTAAACGCTACTGCGATCACATCGATAAACGCTGCAAGTTATAGTGTCAGTACTAACGTCGTGGCGAACACGTCCGGCATATTCACTATCGGCGTGCCTATCGTATCTGGTAACGGGCTCTACTCTAACTCTACTTTCAATGGCACGTATGGTGACGGTATAGTAGTCGACTACGTCACCGGCAATGGAAGAATCTCAGTTGGTGCAGCTGACTCACTGAGCTTCTATACCAACAACGTGGCCGGTAACCTGATGTTACAGATGAGCGCTACCGGTACTATCGTTAACGGTTCTATAAACGCCGCCTCTCATACGGTAGGAACTTCGTTTACTGCTAATTCTACCATGACAAATACGGTGTCACTTGTCGTTTCTACTAACACTGCTACTATTGGAACTGGAACTTATTTTGTATCTAACGGTAACGTCGGTATAGGTAACTCTGCGCCGACTACTGCCCTGTCGGTGACAGGTGACATCAGCTATTCTGGTAACATAAACTTTCTGACCAACAACAAGTACCTGAACTTCAAGACCACAAACGGAAACACAGTCAACTTCGTCCAGCAGAACGACGACAACTTCGTCATGTACTCTACAAACACCGTCGGCGGTGCGAGACCAATATGGTCTGTGTACGCTAACAGTATAACTTCTAATGTGAACTTTTCTGTGCCAGTAAATATATCAGGAAACATTCTAGGTCTTGGAAGTTCTTCTATAACCGCTAACGGATATACGTATCTACCAAATGGATTACTACTTCAGTGGGGATCTGCACCTGCTTCTACTAGTGGTGTCACTTCTAACTTTCCTACACCATTTCCCACTAACGCTTTTGCAATTGTGGCAGTAAACAACAATCAGACTAACCCTCCAGCCCCATCTGCAACTATTGTTAGCAGGTCTCAATTTAATCTAATCGTTTCAGCTGGATCGCCACAGTGTTATTATTTTGCGATAGGTAACTAGAGATATAAATATCTAAAAAGGTAATAGATGGCACAGAACCAAAGACTAAGTTCACTCGGTGACGCGTTAAGTACTGCGCAGTCTAACGGTCAGCTGTTAGCCGCTAATGGCGCCGGTGGATACTACTGGACCACACCTGGTGGTATACTAACTGTTAATACTACTCCACCCGCATCTGCTAACAGCGCGGACATGTGGCTGAACCCTTCTGATGGTATACTGTACACTTATATAAATACTGGATCGAGCAGTCAATGGATAGAATATGGTCCTAATGAGTTATATACTCCGACATACGTAGTCGATGGTGGCGCTGCTAATACGATCTATCAATTAACGCCATTGGTTGGCGGAGGAGCTGCTGGATGACGATTCAATATCAATATCGTAGAGACACGTCTGCGAATTGGACTGCAAACAATACTACGCTCGCTGTCGGCGAACCAGGTTATGAGATCGATACAGGTCGTCTCAAGATCGGCACGGGTTCTACCCCATGGAACTCACTAGCGTATACTTCAGTAAACCCTGCAGGCTCTAACACCAACGTCATATTCAACGGATCCGGATCTTTCGCAGCTAACGCTTCTTTCAGCTTCAACCAGGCTACGACGACTCTTACGATCGGTAACTCCTCAGTGAACACGTCGATGTCTAATACTGGCATAGCGATCAACGGCGTCGCTGTTCCGTCTATAGTCACCATGCTAACGTATAACCTAGCGTTCTAATGGCAATAAGCTTCCCAACTAGTCCAACAGTAGGTCAGACGTATACTTATAACAACCGTACATGGATATGGAACGGTTCCGGTTGGGCTATTCAACAGACTACACTGAACGCTATAGAGATCGCCACCGGTCTCGGCTATATCCCGTTCTCTGAGAACGGCGGGCGCATCAACACTCTAGGACAGTCCGGTGAGACCGTAATATACGGCAACAACGTCACGACACCAAACCTCTATACGGCTAATCACTTCTTTGAGTCCACGCAGAACAACTACATACAGTACAATGGTTCTAATGCGTATTCGTTCATAGCCGGCGGTGCGAACGTAGGGTATGCAAACAGCAGCTCGTTTAACTTTGGCAACACGGTAAGTAACAACGTCGTCAGTAATACTATAATAGCAAACAGTTATATAATAAGTAACGGCTATATAACAGCTAATAGCTATATGTCTGTTGGTAACACGACTGTTAATACTTCAGCAAACGGTCTAATGTTTCACGCGCATATGGGATACACGAACGAGAAGACATTTGGTCTTGGATCGTACTCCACTAACGCAAGCCTAAATATGGTAATAGTCGGTCCATACACGATCGCGACCGGAAATACTTTTGTAGTAACTACTGGATCTAGAGTAGTCATAGTCTAAGGAATTATTATGAGTACTTTGTCTGTAACAACTATCACTTCAGCAAACGGAACGACCGATCTCACTCTATCTTCTGGCAATACGACCGCCGGACAGATGGTGGTGTTGTCGAACGGTGCCGGCGTGGTGCTAAAGAGCAACGCGACGTCTACTTCTCTTGGCGTATATTCTAACGGCACCATGACTCTGACTGGCAATCTAGTAGCCAGTAACATATCGTTTGGCACCAACACGAGCTTCGCGGCCAACGTAGGTATCGGCACGGCAAATCCAGCCGTCACGCTAGACATGAGTGCGAAGACAGACTCGATTCTTCTACCCATCGGTAACACTGCTAACAGAAACATTCTCACGTCCAACGGACAGCTCAGGTTCAACAACGACGTCGCTAGAAAAGAGTACTGCACTGCGGGTTTTTGGATAAACGAGCAGAACGGATATACGCAGGTCACCGGTAAGACTAGAGTAGCATTTCAGTACACTGGAGCTCTACAGTCTTGGACTATACCTTCTAACGTCAACTACATCTTCGTGAAGTTGTGGGGTGCAGGCGGTGGTGGTGGCTCATACGGCAGTTGGAGACAGGGTGCGACCGGCGGCGGTGGTGGATATTCTGAGGGAATAGTTCCGGTGGTCCCCGGTCAGACCCTGTACATTCGCGTCGGTCAGAACGGCTATGCCAGATGGTCTTCAAATAAAGCGTATCCGGACGGCGGCGCTTCTTCTACTTCTACAGGCGATAACCAGTACTGCGGAGCCGGTGGCGGCTCTACGAGCATCGCGACGCCAAACGTCAACGCAAATAACTGGTGTATGTACGCCGGAGGCGGTGGCGGTGGCGGATCCGTAAACGGTTGGGGTAGAAATCCTGGTGGCGCCGGCGGCGGTCTAACAGGTGAAGACGGTTTTACTGAGTTAACGTCCTATACACCATACGCGTACGTAGGCAAGGCAGGAACGCAGTCTGCAGGTGGAGCAGGTGGTACCGGCGGTACCGCAGTAGGTGGGGCTGGTTCAGCGAACCAAGGTGGTACTACTCAGAACGGTAACAGCTACGGTGGCGGTGGTGGCGGCGGCTACTACGGCGGTGGGTCTGGATCTTACGCAGGCTCTTCAATGGCTGGCGGCGGAGGTGGATCAGGCTACATTCATCCATCGATCATCAGAGGCGTGACTCTTACTGGCATTAGAGAATATCCAGCTATGCCTAACGACCCAGACGCTATAGCGTATTCACTTAACGGCATTAATAGGATAGGCGTCGGTGGCGACGAGGGTTCTAACGGCGGCTATGGTCTAGCCATAGTATACTACTGAGGTTGAGATGAACAGAGATCAAATAACACAAGCTCTAATGTTCTACGCGCCTCAGGCAAAGTGGGAATTCACTCCCATGATAGATATGGAGAACGCTGGATACACCAACATCATATGGAAAGATCCTTTCTATAAGAAGCCGACCATGAAAGAGCTTCAGCAGTACTACAGAGACTCTGTAGAGGCTTATAAGAATCAAGTGCTGTATAAGCTCGAGAGACAACACCACTATCCATCGGTAGAAGAGCAGCTAGACTTTATATATCACAACGGTATCGACGCTTGGAAAGAAAGAATCAAAGCAGTTAAAGATAAGTTTCCAAAGAAGTAAGCAGGATTAAAGTATGTCTACGTTACAAGTCGCCAATATATATTTTGAATCTTCTGGCAACAACAGGATCCAGTATCTTGGATCTAATAACTATTCTTTTTATGCCGGCGGCTTGCCTACACTCACTGTCAACACGTCCACAGTACTGTTTACAGCTTCTATGTCGTTTACGAGCATCGGTGCAAACACAGCCAGCGCTAATACGCTTACAGCAAACTCGTTTACCGTCGTGAATAACTACTTTGTAGCTAACGGCTGGGTAGGACTAGGCAACTCGACTCCGATAGATAAGTTCTACGTGCAGGGTAACATCGTCGCATCCGGCGACGTGACTACCTCATACTCAGACGAGAGACTAAAGACTCTGCTCTATAAGATCGAGCGTCCTCTAGAAAAGATAAATAGTCTAAACGGCTGGGCCTATAGCCCATCTGCTCTATCTCTGAAGTTAAATCCTGAACAGAAGAATGAAATAAAACTAGGTGTTATAGCGCAAGAAGTCGAGAGCGTACTGCCTGAGATAGTTTCTATCGCTCCTTTTGATAGAAACGCTAATGGAGAGTCTGTCTCTGGCGATAAATACCTTACGGTTAGTTATGATAGAATTGTACCTGTTTTAATTGAGGCTATAAAAGAACTGACTTCTAGAATAGAGAAATTAGAATCTAGGAGGTAGCTATGGCGTTTAAGATTGGTTCGACTACTATAGTAAATAATAGTATTCAGATACCATGGTCTCAGATCGATCTTTCGTCGTATGGAAACTATATCAATTCAGTATATTTTACCGGTTCTGATAAGATCATCAACGTTTATAACTCCGGTTCAGTCTTATACATCATAAGGACTTAATAGAATGGCTTTTAAGATCGGAAGCACTGTCGTTATCGATAATTCCGGAAACGTTCCATGGTCTACTGTAGGATCCATTCCTTCTGGTACCGTGATATCTATATCGGCGCCGAGCAGCGGCGGTGGCGTATATAGAGTAAGTGGGTGGGACGGTTACAATCTGACTTTCTATAGATCATAGGTCAACACACGATGGCGTTAAAAGTAAACACGACTACGGTCTTCAACAACAGCGCAAAGATTCCATACACGCAGGTGAGTGGTTTTCCACAGCTTGTGACTTCTGCTAGTTCTACTCCTACAGGTGATGGCACTAATCCGATCGGTGGCACAGGCACCTACTGCTACGCTTTCAGCTTCAGTGGTGGATCGCTAGTCGCTACATTTGATACTAACTGTGCATGCGTTTGTGCGTGCTGCTGTTGTTGCGCCTGCTGTTGTAACTGTTAGTTAGAGTTATGGCAACTAATTTAAAGATATTCACATATGGTTCGAACAATCCATCAATAGCGTCGATTACAGAATCATCTAATGGAAATATTGAAATAAGAATTAAGGCGGTCGATCAGCTATCTTATGACATGCCTAATGAAGACGCGTGCAACTATATTTGGAACTTCAATCCAAAAGAATTATTAAAGTCTAAAGACCAATGTCCAAATAAAGCAGGAGTCTTTGATCTAGTAGGTTTTTCGACCAAAGACATAGTGAAGGGGACACCGATAGTTACTCCTCCGCTAGTCAATAGACTTAAGACGTACTATCAGTCTAACTTTAAAAGACTAGAGAGTAATGACTTCTTTGGCTCAATAGATATAAATCCTAAACACACAAATATATCTCTGCGCATGCAGGCCAACTGCAAGATAATTTCAAACCTATCATATGATACCTTTGATTATGTAAAAGACAATGGTTATACGCAAGCACTTGGCACGTCTATATTAATTACGCCGCCGTCGAATAAGCACCAAGGAAACACCACGCCAGTGCCACAAGACGTGTATCCTTTTACTCTTTCATACAGTGGTCCTACGCAGATACCACTAAGTGGCGGAATATTTAATATATCATTCGACTTTGATAATCATGGAATAAAAGGTAAAGGTGGTAAGAACAAGAATCCAGGTAAAAAACCAGGTCAAGAGTATCATGACTTGTGCGACTACAACGTAGTATATGCCAACGCTGATAAAGGTAAGATCGATCCTTCTTGTAAGATAATAAATAAAAAAGGAAGTATAAGCTTTGATCCTACTGGGCTGTCAGTAGGAGACACAGTTACGGTAGATATTGGAGTGCACTGGTTTCTACTATCAATAAGAATACAGTTTCAAATAATATAAATGATAAGGATTTTATTATGTTTGAATTGATTATGATAGATCAAGAAAATAAAAGACGTTCTATATTTTATGATCCACATAAGTCTACCGTCTCTGATAAAGATGGAAAAGATATACTAATAACTGATGTTAAACCTCATTCTTGCTTTAAGAAAGCAATAGGTATATCGCCGACAAATCCTGGCTCAAAGGTATCCAAATTAAGTAAAATTCGTATCCAGTTAGGACTCGGGTGTAACTATTCATGCTCGTACTGTCTTCAGAAAGATCAAATTAAAGATTCAACAAAGACAAGTCTTAGAGACGCTGAAATATTCATGAAGAATCTAGACAAGTGGGTAGAAGGAGCTCCAGCAGAGATTGAGTTCTGGGGAGGTGAGCCTCTTCTTTATTGGAATAAGATTAAGTTTCTTCTTGAAAAATTAACTGAAAGATTTCCGGAAGTTTCATATCTTATTATCACCAACGGAAGCTTGATAGATGACGATTTTATTGAGACCGTAGAGAAATATAACATTAGAGTCGCTATATCTCATGATGGTCCTGGTCAGTATAACCGAGGACCAGATCCATTAGACAATCCTATACAGTTTGAGATGATTAAGAAGTTCTTCGATCGTAGAAAAAACAACATGAGTTTTAACTCAGTGATCACCCCTTCTAATATGAATCTCGATAAGATAGAACAGTTCTTTAAATCAAAGTTTGGTCAAGAAGCGAGAATAAGTTTTGAAGGTGTAGTGATAAACTACGACGACGGTGAGTCAAATACTTTTACTACTGAGCAGTATAATGAACTTTCTAAGAACGTAGCGATGTCTTGTATGAGACCATTTGAGAATCTACCTAATACGTTCCAGATAAAGATTCGCGAATTCATGAAGACTCTACAGAATAAGTTAAGTTCTGATTCTGTATTTCAGAAGTGCGGAATGGACAGAGAAGACTATATAGCCGTAGATCTATTAGGTAACGTCATGACGTGTCAGAATACTGGTTCTACTGGAAAGCATAGAATTGGACACGTCTATTCGCTAGATAAAGTTAAACTTAATACGTCGTGGCATTGGTCGCAGAGAGAAGAATGCTCCCACTGTCCCGTGCTGCAGCTATGTGCAGGATCGTGCATGTATGTTGAGGGTCCAAGCTGGTATCACTCGTGCAACAATGAATACTACTACAACATGGGAATACTCGCAGGAGCGATGTATCATATGACTGGAATGATCTTAGAAGAAGTAAAAGGAGAGACCTGGAGGCCGGATCCAGCTGACTATGGCGTTACTATTAAAGATCATAGTCAAAATATAGTTGATGGACTTTTAGAAGTATGAGACAGCTAAAGATAGATGAGACCGTTTGTCTTGATGATTTAGTAGATGTAGAAGAACTTAAGTCTCTTCATGATAGATTATGTGTGTCTATAGCCAATGCGTACGACGACGGAAGAGTTTCAGTACAGTCTCTTGGAAATTTGCTGTCTGAGAGATATCCATATCCTAGCATACTAGATAAATTTATTCAATTTGGAAAAGCTAAAGTAAATATTCCTAAAGAAATAGACAATAATGACAAGCTATTAAGATACATAATGTTCACTGAAAAGACTACCGGAATAGCTAGTGTAATAAGTATATTTAATTATAAAATCAGCGATGATCATAAAATTAGTAAAAACTATAAAGAATTTTATTCTATAATAGAGTGGATAAAGAAACAGGATCTATACTCAGAACTTATACAGTGTAATCTAGTATTAAGTCAGAGCGGTGAACCAACACCTATTCACGATCATCCTAGACCAAAGAGTTTTCCAAATAGCTTTGAAGAAATAGACGAAGAGACAAGATTTTCTTTATGGATAAGACTTAACACTGATAGAAAATTATTCATGTACGATCATAAAACAAAAACTAAACACTATATAAAAGACAAAGATGGCGGTGGACTGGTGTTCTATTGGGATTCTAGCAGCTTCCATGGTGCCGATCCGTCATGGAACGCCACGTACGCGTTCGTGATAACGGGTATTCCATCAAAAAAACTGTTTGATTTTATTGATCAAAAACTCAAATAAATAAATTAAAAAAAGATAGGATAAACAGATGTCAACATTAACGGTAGGTAACATCACAGGAACGCCTATAATTAGTTCTGGACCTATAACAGGTACCGGTGATTTTACTACTACCGGCAATATAACTGCCAATAATCTAACAGCTAATGGTACTTTTACCGGTAATAATCTTACAGGTAATAGCTTTTCTGGTAATAATTTTTACGGCATCAACGCATCGATTAATACTCTGCAGCCAAGATCTGGTAATCTTATAAGTGTTCCTGTTGGTTATAATATCTATTCTCCAGGTACTCCTGTGCAGACCGTTATAAACAGAGTCACGTCTTCATATAGTACATCGTCTTCAACTCTTAGTAATTTTTTTAATACTTCTATAACTATTAAAACGGTGGCTCCTATAATTATGGTTTTTCTACACTGTAAGCAGAGGTGTGACGTTAGTGGAACTTGGAATCTAGCGTATTTTCAGATATACGAAAATCTTACAGCAACACCGGTAGCGTATTCTGGATATAACGGTGTTAACGCTTCTGGTTGGATTCATGATTATACTACAGAAAAACCGTTCTATGCTCCTGGAGCTATAGGAACAACATATACATTTGCGCTTAATGTCGGTTCGTATAGTGGAACACAGTATTTTAATTCTCCATCAAACTCATCAGATGATGGTTATGCAATAATGAAATTAACAGAGATAGCGAGATAAAGATGAAATACACTATAATAGAAGCTCTTTCTGTTTTATCTCCTGGTTCAGAATGGAGCATAAGAGACACTGATTACTCTTCAATCCAATGGATGAGTCCAGGTTATCCACCTTATTTAGAATCTCTAGAATCTAAAGTATTAGAACTAAACACTGCTGAGCCGATGAGACTGCTTAGGTTGGAACGAGACAGAAGATTGTCAGAAACAGACTGGATGGCCGTGTCTGACAGGATTATGACAGACGATCAAAAGACTTATAGGCAGGCTCTTAGAGACCTACCAGATAAGATAACAACTTCTCCAAAATTAAATGAAATTTTTGAGCTAGATGTGTCCAGCGTAGACTGGCCTGTTCTGGGAAATACTGCGACGGCGACTAATTAAACCCTAAAACGTATAAATAAGATTATACCAAAACCAGGAAAAAAGCATTGGCAACGACTTATCAGAAAATCTCGGGTTTAACCACCGCTTCTGGCGCGGGTGCGAACGATAGATTCGTAATCCTAACCAATGCCACGTCTACGCCTCTCCTGCAGACGATATCCTACCCTGTAGTTCTTACTACAATATCTGGCAGCTTCGTCAACACGACGTCTCCTATTATCTCCAATTCTATTACCGTAAATACTTACTTCGCGGCTAATACCTCAGGCACATACACGGTAAACGCCTACGCCAATAACCTGACGGTAAACACCGCAAACGTCAACGTCAAGCTACAGGTCGGCAACGCTGCCGTAGGATTCGCGTTCGGCGCCGCGGCTTTGGTTCAGGTAGACGGCAACCAGAATACGTATGTACAGACTATCCTACAGAACGCTAACTCCGGCACAAACGCTACTACCGATCTAATACTCACGGCCGATACTGGCACAGACTCTATAAACTATCTAGACATCGGCATCAACAGTTCTACTTATTCTAATACGCAGTATACCATCGGCAGCCCACTAGACGGCTACATATACGCTAGTAACTCTAATCTAACGATAGGCACCGCCACGGCGAATGAGCTAGTATTTCACGCTAACGGTACCACGAGCTCAGATAGAAAATTAACCGTAAACGCCACTTCAGTATACGTATCAAATAACGTAAGCTTTATATCAAATTCCGGAACGTTCTATGGAGCGGTGACTGTAGGAACGAACCTAACGGTCAATGGAAACTTCTCAGTAACTGGCAACGTAACGTTCGCCGGTAACACCACGTTTATTAACGCCACCGTCATAACCACTAACGACAAGAACTTCATACTAGCAAACAATGCCGCCACTGCTCTAGCGGCTGACGGTGCAGGTATCATCATTGGATCTTATGCCAACCTCGTATATGACAACGTAACAAACTCTTGGCAGTCCAACGTAGGTATCACGCCTCTCACTAATAACTTAAATCTCGGCAATACCAGTCTAGTATGGAATATATTCTCTAATAATATCACAGCTGCAAACGTTCTAGTCGGCACTACTTCGGGCTTCACTAGAGCTAACTCTTCAGCGGTCTCAGTAGGTAACTCTACGGTAAACACCACCATCACGTCTACGACTGTCACAATAGCAGCAAACAATCTAGGTGGATTCTACGTCGGTAACACCGTCAGTAACTCGTACGTAAACGCTACTGGATTCTTTACCACCGGTAAGATCGGCGTCTCTAACGCTGCTTCTTCTGACACGATCAGAGTCGAGGGAACGATCAGCGCTCTAGCGTCACTCGCGGTCAGCAACTCGTCCGGCGTCATTACTCTCGCTAATACGTCTGGTCTCTTTATAAATAATGCATCTGGTTCAATAAACGTTGGTAACTCAACGGTAAATACATTTTCAAATTCTACTTACTTATTCTCAGGTAACTCGACATTCTACGGATTTGTCAATTCAACTGCAGAAGCTATAGTGAGTCCTACCAGTAATACGATAATTACCGCAAACGGAATAACCACAAACGGAATACCGTATCCTACTGTAGTAACAATGTTAACTTATAATCTAGCCTTCTAAGGACTTGAACAATGTCAAAACAATTAGTATCTAAATACGTAGCGGCGTTCAATCCAACAGCCCAGACTTTGGATTTTACTTCGATACCAAACTTTACTATCAGTAAGCTATACGCTGTCATCAACGTCACTAGAGGCACTCCGATCTACGTCGCCGGCGCCCCTGGTCTTGGCGCCTCTGTCAGCGCGACCAGTCCTAACGTTATCAGTCTGACGTATAACACATCGACTCATGCGGCTTCTGATATACTAAATATCTACTACGATACTGCAGCCGGTGTTGAGAGTAATACGGTTGCGGAAACCGGCGGTCAGCTCGAGCTGATGCAGGAAAAGATGGATCAGATACTTTCAGAACTTAAAGTAATGACCGAAGTGCTGATCCAAGGGTTTAACGGGTTTCCTCTTTCACAAGAAGATTCTCGCTCACTTCGCAATGATATAAATAATCCATCGAATGTCGATAACATTGAAAATACTCAATAAAGGAGAGTAAAATATGCTTATTCAAGGTCAGGTTGGTCAACCATCCGTTTCGTCTATTCAGGCCGGCGCTACGCCAGCCATTCGCCAGGGCCAACTTGGCGATGTGATCGTATCAGAACTCCATGGTCGTTATTACGAGTCCACTTATCGTAGAAATATGTACTCAGCTGTTCTTAACGCTGGTACTACTACTTCTGCCGGTCTCGCTACCACGTTCACTGGTCTTCTCCTCTTTAACCCACAGAACTCGACTGTCAACGTCGCGATCAACAAGGTCGGCTTGTCATTCCTAGTTGCTTTCGGTGCTGGCTCGACTGTCGGTCTTATGTCCGGTGTCGCTCCTACCAACCCAGGTACGTCGACTTCTAACATCACTGTTAGAGCTAACTACGTTGGTCTACCAAACGGTTCCGGTCAGGCTCTTGCCTACTCGACTGCTACCCTAACTGCAACTGGCGCGACTCCTGTCCTCCATTCAGTATTCGGTGCTGGTCTAACTGGCGCAATCACTACTGTTCCACAGGTTCCTGGCTTCTTCTTCGACTACGAAGGCTCATTGATCCTTCCACCAGGCACCTACATCGCTACTTACACTTCAACTGCTTCCGGTACGTCTTCATTGATCGCATCGTTCCAGTACGAAGAAATTCCTCTCTAAGCAATTAGAGTAATTAAGATCTGGGTTGTCCTACGGGACAACCCTCTACTGTCAAAAGGGAGAGTGAACTTTGGCAACAAACACAGCGTTCGTAATCAAGAACGGTCTAATAGTAAATACAAATGTCCTGTTTGCAAATGCCGGTCAAGTCGGCATCAACACGACTAGCCCATCATCAAATCTTACAGTAGTTGGTACTACCAACATCACCGGAAACACGTCACTGGGTGGTACACTTACTGTTACAGGTATAGCGACATTCGCTAACCAGCTCTCATTCTCAGGAAACGGTACATTTAGCAACTCACTCTCAGTGACGGGCAATGCTACGTTCTCCAATCTAGTGACCATTGGAGGAAGTTTATCAGTAACTGGTAACTCTACTTTCTCAAATACTATATCAGTCACTGGTAACGCTACGTTCTCAAACTTAGTTACTATATCTGGTGGTCTTTCGGTAACTGGTCAGTCTACGTTCTCAAACACGATGACTATCACCGGTGCGGTAAACGCCGTATCTATCTCGATCGGCTCTAACACCTCTACGTCAAACTCAATTATCGCGTTTACTAACACCGGATATGCTATCAGCGGGTATTCAAACTCGTCTGCCGGCATCTACGGCATATCCACATCAAATACCGGCGTCTATGGATTTTCAAACAACGCTACCGGTATTTCTGGACAGTCTAATTCTTCATACGCTGGCTACTTCACTTCTAACACAGGCGCTCCACTATACGTAGGTAATAACAGCGCTGCGTTCTTAACAGTGTACGCTAATGGGTTGTCTGTTCCAATACTGATGACAGTATCAGGTAACACACAGATACAGTCTCTCGGTGTCGGCACACCGGCGTCAGGAACCACAGGTGAGATTAGAGCCAACAACAACATCACAGCATACTATTCATCAGATCAGTCGCTAAAGACTAACGTTAAGAATATATCTAACGCTCTAGACAAGCTCAACATGATCAACGGCGTAGAGTTTGACTGGACAGACGAGTGGATCGACGAGCACGGCGGTGAAGACGGCTACTTCGTTCGCAGACACGACGTCGGCGTAATCGCACAGCAGATCGAAAAGGTATTGCCAGAAGTCGTAGCTACTAGAGAAGACGGTATCAAGGCTGTCAAATATGATAGAATCGTTCCTCTACTAATAGAAGCTATTAAAGAGCTGTCAGGTAAGATTGAGAAACTAGATAAATGAGACTCTGCCGTCAGATAAATAGATAGTATAATAAGCGGAGAGTTTAAATGGCAATACCAGTAGATAGAGCGACGTTCACAGAGTACTGTCTCAGACGTCTCGGAAAACCATTAAACGAGATAAACATAGACGACGATCAGCTACAAGATCGCGTCGATGACGCTCTCCAGTATTTCTGGGACTATCACTTCTCCGGCTCAGAAAAGACGTACTACAAGTATCAGATTCAGCCGGCTGACAAGGTGAACAAGTACATCACTCTACCAGACAACATCGTCGGCGTAGTGAACATGTTTCCTGTTGGTCAGGCTCTCAACACGAACAATCTCTTCAACATCAGATATCAGATCGCTCTTAACGACCTATACACGCTCACTTCGGTGTCTATGGTTCCTTACTATATGGCGCTGCAACACGTTCAGTTCTTAGAGCAGATGCTGGTCGGTCAGCAGCCGCTCAGATACAATCGATACATCAACCGCTGCTACATCGACATGGACTGGTCTATAGTCAACGCAGGCGACTACATCATCCTTGAAGCTTATCAGGTAGTAGATCCAGTCATATACACTAAGGTGTGGACAGATCGCTGGCTACAGAGATACGCGACTTGCCTGATTAAACAGCAGTATGGTACCAATCTCAAGAAGTACGGGTCGATGCCGCTTCCTGGTGGACTCGTGTTTAACGGTCAGAAGATATACGACGAGGCTACGGAAGAGCGCAAAGAACTAGAAGACGAGATGATCAATTCGTATTCACTTCCCGTTACGGACATGATCGGTTGATCTGATGCCAGGAACGTCAGTATTCTTCAACAACTTTGGGGCATCTGCAGAGCAGGAAATGCTCACAGATCTTATCATAGAAGCGATAAGCATCTATGGTCAAGACATGTACTACATCCCACGTCAGTTGAACAACTACGACAACGTCTATGGAGCGGACGACCAGAGCAGCTACACGTATGCAGTACTAGTTCCAATCTACATCGAGTCGTTTGATGGGTTCGGCGGTGACGGTAACTTCATGTCAAAGTTCGGCGTTGAGATTCGCGATCAGGTAACGTTCACGATAGCGCAGAGAATATTCGATCAAGAAGTAAGTGTCAACACGACACAGCCTAGACCGAACGAAGGCGATCTCATATACTTTCCATTAAACAATAAGTGTTTTCAGATCAAGTATGTAGACAAGTTCCAGATGTTCTATCCATTGGGATCTCTATATACTTGGAAGATGACGTGCGAGCTCTTCGAATACTCTAACGAGAGAATAAGCACAGGCATTCCACAGATAGATGCGCTGCAGAAGAAATTTGATATTAACGTTATAGACTGGACGATTAAAGACACTAGAGGCAATATACTTCTAACTGAAGATGGCGATTACATAGTATTAGAAAATTCAAGCACGAGCGATCTGGTACCAGGCGATGACGCCAATGAGATTCAGAAAGAATCAAACACGTTTGTTGACTTCTCAATAACTGATCCATTCAGCTTGGGCAACATATAAATATCTCTTTAACATAAAGATAAAGTGGAGTATACCGCTTGTTCGGCCAGACATTCTATTTCAGCTCCATACGCAAGTATGTCATTCTTGTCGGTACGCTATTCAACGATATTCGCGTAGTAAAGACAGATCCAAAATCCAACAATGAGATCTCTCTAGTTCGCGTTCCAATCACGTACGCGCCAAAAGACAAGATGCTCGCACGCGTGTTTCAGGACCCGAACATCGATCGTCCTTCTGCTACGATGCCTCTTCCTATGATCTCCTTTGAGATGGGTAAGATGACGTATGACGGTACTAGAAAATTGCATACTACCGGCAGGACGGCCGTGCAGAGCAACACAAATCCTAGTAACTTCAACTATCAATATAATCCAGTACCGTATAACATAGACTTTAAAGTCCACGTATATACTAAGAACGTCGAAGACGGCACTAAGATCGTAGAGCAGATACTCCCATTCTTCACTCCTGACTGGACTACTAGAGTAAATCTAATTCCAGAGATGAACATCATCATGGATATTCCTGTCGTTCTTAACAACATAGAATATGCTGACAACTACGAGGGTGAGTTTAAAGACAGAAGAGAGATAGTGTGGACGATGGACTTAACCGTGAAGGGTTATCTATACGGTCCTGTTAAGACTTCTGGAATCATTAAGTTCGTCAACGTCGATTTCTACATACCTGAAGTTCCAGACGGACAGCTCGCCTCAGCAGTCGGAAACACTAGCATAGACTACAAGTTTACTGTTCAACCCGGTCTGACTGCCAACGGTCAACCTACTTCTAATGCTCAACAGACTATACCATATCAACAGATTCAAGCCTCAGACGACTATGGATTTATTACACAGATTTATGATATAGCAACACATGGTGAATAAATGGATGATGATAATGATCCTATTGGTAAGGCCTTAGGTATTAATCTAAGTCCAATAGAGAATAAGATTGACGTTATAGACAAGATGATAGTCGATAGTCATAACGACTCAGCCTCCAAAGACTTTGAGACCGCTCGCGCCAACCTTCATGAGATGATTCAAGACGGTAAAGACGCCATGTTCAAGCTAGCTGAAATAGCTGCGTCGAGTCAGCACCCGCGGGCGTTCGAGGTGTATGCTAAACTCATGGACACGCTGATAAGCGCCAATGAAAAGCTATTAGATTTTCAGACAAAGATACGGGACATTCAGCACGCAGAATCTCCGATGAACGAGCAAGCGAAGAACGTGACTAATAACCTTTTTGTCGGTTCGACCGCCGAGCTGCAGAAGGTATTAAAAGAGATGAAGAAAGATGAATGATAAACCAATCGGCGGCTATAAGGGTAACGTACTCCTTAAGAAGTCTAATCAAAACATAGAGTGGACGCCAGAACTAGTTCAAGAGTATGTGAAGTGTCAAGAAGATCCAGTATACTTCACAGAGAACTATATGAAGATCATCACGCTCAACGATGGTCTTAAGAACTTTAATCTATATCCATATCAGAAGAATATGGTTAGGTCGTTTGAGGACAACAGGTACACGATCGTCACCACGGCCCGTCAGGCTGGTAAGTCTACCACTACATGCGCCTTCATCCTCTGGTACATTATATTTCACGCAGATAAGACCGTCGCGCTTCTAGCCAACAAGGGCGATACCGCCAGAGAAATTCTATCGCGCGTCCAGCTCGCGTATCAACATCTTCCTAAATGGTTGCAGCAGGGTGTATTAGAATGGAACAAGGGCTCGTTCGTTCTAGAAAACAACTCGCGTGTTCTTGCGGCCGCGACGTCCGCATCGGCAATTCGCGGTTATACCATCAACCTACTGTTCATCGACGAGGCCGCGCACATCGAGAACTGGGACGAGTTCTTCACGTCGGTCTATCCTACTATTTCGTCTGGTCAAGACTCTAAGATCATCCTTGTCTCTACGCCAAACGGTCTAAACCACTTCTATTCTACGTGGGTAAACGCTCTAGAGAAAAGAAACGGCTATGAGGCTATACTCGTAAACTGGAAAGAAGTACCAGGCAGGGACGAGAAGTGGAAGCAAGACACTCTAGCCGGTATGAACTTTGACGTTGAGAAGTTCAATCAGGAAATGGAGTGCGAATTCTTAGGTTCGTCCGGTACTCTTATCTCCGGTTGGAAGCTAAAGGAGCTCGTCCATCAGGCTCCTATGATCGAGAAAGAAGGTCTGATCCAGTATTTTCAACCGATCAAAGATCATATCTATATGGCGGTGTGCGACGTGTCTCGAGGCAAGGGTCTCGACTACTCTGCATTCCAGCTAGTAGACGTGACGAGCATGCCTTATCAACAGACGTGCGTCTATAGAAATAACTCAGTGACTCCTGTAGACTACGCCGAAGTCATTCACAGGGTGGCGAAGGCGTACAACAACGCTTCAGTTCTGGTAGAAGTAAACGACATCGGCGAGCAGGTGTCTCACTCGCTACACTACGACTTCGGCTATGAGCACGTGTTGTTCACAGAGAACGCTGGTCGATCAGGCAAGCGCATCACCGCTGGATTTGGTGGTGGCAGCGTTGACAAGGGCATTAGGACTACTAAGGTCGTTAAGTCTGTTGGATGCTCTATACTAAAGCTACTGATTGAACAGAATCAGTTTGTCGTAAATGACTTTCATACCATCAACGAACTTTCTACATTCTCTAAGAAGGGAAATTCATACGAGGCAGAACCTGGAAAACACGACGATCTTGTGATGTGCTTGGTGCTGTTCGCTTGGTTGTCTGAGCAGCAGTACTTTAAAGATTATACGAATATAAATACCCTCCAATCACTCAGGGACAAGTCTGAAGAAGATATGGAGCAAGACATGGCGCCTTTCGGATTCATGGAAGACGGCAGAGATACTATAGATGAAGAGTATGAGATATACAATCCTGACGCTTGGATGTGGTCTACACAGCCAGACTTTTGAGTAAAAGATGAGATTTGATAAATAAATTTAAATTTGGATTATTAATTTCTTGTCTAAAAGGAGAAAATAATGGCTACTTTACTTAGTCCAGGCGTAAACGTTACAGAAATCGACCTAACTACGATCGTCCCTTCGGTATCTACTTCGGTCGGTGCTATCGCAGGTCTATTTCGTTGGGGTCCAGTTGGCCAGAGAGCTCTCATCAATTCAGAAACTACTCTAGTTCAGCAGTTCGGTTCACCAACTAGCTACAACGCAGAGACGTTCTTCACCGCTGCTAACTTCCTATCATATACAAACTCTCTATACGTCGTCCGTGCGGCCAACACTACTGGCGGCACCGGCAACGCTACTTTCTATTCAGTCGGTGCAAACACGCTCAACCCAAACACTATCCTAACTCTAGCTGGCGGCGGTGTCACAAACCTACTATCTTCCAGCATCGTTTCTGGAATGTACGTCACTCAGTCGACTAATACTTCGATCGTTTCAACTAACACTGTAGTGACTGTTATCAACTCTACTGCCATAAGCGTCAACGCTAACGTTACTAGTAACTCTCAGCTGACTCTATACATGGGTTACGCTCAGACTAGCTACTCAGCTCTTGCAGTAAAGCCAGGCACTAACTACGTAAGTAACCTCGTCAACCAGATCGTCACCGGCGACGTAAGCTACAGTAATAAAGTCGCTAACTCAGCTCTCAACTTCGATACTAACGTCTACTGGGTAGCTAAGTATCCTGGTGAGATGGGTAACTCGTTGAAAATTTCAGTAGTTGATACGGCTAACGCGTTTAGCTCAAACGTCAATCTTTCTGGTACGCTAACTGGTAACACCATTGCTGGTAGCATCTCAATTAATACTGGTAACACTTCAGCTACTGTGGTACTAACCGGTGACGGTATTAGTGGTACAGCCGGCGCTTTCGCAAACGTCGTTCTAGGTAACTTTGGTGTTGGTGACCAGATCCTATTTGGTAATACTACTATCAACCAGCAGTATATGCAGCTTAGCTCGGTCAGCAACGTTACTACTAACTCTTCTGCTAGTACTTTCACGCTAAACTTTGGTACGCCATACAGACTATCGACTGCATACTCTGCGAACAGCTTCCAGAGACAGTGGCAGTATTACATATCAGTAGGAACTGCTCCTGGTCAGTCTAGCTGGCAGCTATACAACGGTAACACTTCGGCTCAAGACGAGCTACACATCGTAGTAGTCGACGAAGACGGTAAGTTCACCGGTACTCCTGGCACTATTCTTGAGACCTTTAAAGGTCTATCAAGAGCTACAGACGCCATGAACCAAGGTGGTACTACCAACTACTACGCTACTGTGATCAACAAGAACTCTAAGTATATCTGGTTCGCAAATGATAGAACTCTTGCTACATCTAACACCGGCGTAAATCTTGCATCTTCGCTAAATCCTGCGCCATTGAGTGTAAGTCTATCGCTAGGTCACGACGGTAACAACGAAGCTAATATCGATCTTGCCACTATCACGAACGGCTATGGCATGTTCGTTTCTAAAGAAGACGTTACTATCGACATTCTTCTACAAGGTAAACCAATCGGTGGTTCTACTGCCGGCGTCAACGTTGGTTCGGTAAACAACTATCTACTCGCCAACTACCTTATTGAGAACGTCGTCAACGTAAGAAAAGACTGCGTACTCTGCGTATCACCAGATTCAAGCTTAACGTTGAATGGTTACGGTCAGCAGGCTCTCGGTCTTATCGACTGGAGAAACGTTATCGATTCCAGCTCATATACTATCATGGATACTGGTTATAAGTATCAGTACGATCGCTATAACGACGTCTATCGTTGGATCCCAATGAACGGCGACATCGGCGGCGTGCTAGCTAGAACCGATCACACAAACGCTCCTTGGTGGTCGCCTGCAGGTTATAACCGCGGTCAGATCAACAACGTCGTTAAGTTGGCTTACAATCCTAACCAGTCTGATAGAGATCTTCTCTACTCAAACGGTATTGACCCTGTAGTTACTTTCCCAGGTCAAGGAACTATCCTATTTGGTGATAAGACCCTACAGACTAAGCCTTCAGCATTCGACAGAATTAACGTTCGCAGACTGTTCTTGGTTCTTGAAAGAGCCATCTCAATTGCGGCTAAATATTCACTGTTCGAGTTCAACGATACCTTCACTCAGACACAGTTTAAGAATATGATCAACCCATATCTAAGAACTGTTCAGGGTGCTCGCGGTATCACTGACTTCCTAGTCGTTTGTGACGGCACTAACAACACTCCTCAGATTGTTGATTCTAACCAGTTTGTTGGCGATATCTACATTAAGCCTGCAAGAAGCATCAACTTCATCCAGCTTAACTTCGTCGCTGTTGCTACTGGCGTTCAGTTCTCAACAGTTGTTGGACAGTTTTAATAAATAAAAATAAAACTCTAAAGGAGTAAAGTAGATGCCATTTAATATTAACGCATTCAAACAACAGGGTCTGGTGTACGGTGGCGCCAGACCATCACTGTTCAACGTATATTTGACAGTACCAGCCGGTATTGGTATTAACAATATTTCAGTTCAGAAGTTCAGCTTCGTGGCTCGCGCCGCGGAGCTACCAGCCTCAGAAGTCGCTTCTTTCGACGTTCCATACTTTGGAAGAAAGATCAAGGTCGCTGGTGATAGAACTTTCGCTGACTGGCGTGTCACCATCATGAACGACGAAGACTTCGCTGTTCGCTCGATGCTCGAAGCTTGGTCAAACGCTATTAACCGTATGGTCGCTAACGTTCGCGATCCTGCTCTTGACTCAGAGCTATATAAAGCAGATCTCCAGGTAATTCAGTACGGTAAAGACGGCGTGCCACTAAGATCATACGCTATCGTCGGCGCTTTCCCAACTGTGATCGACGCTATCGCTCTAGACTGGAATCAGACTAACGCGATCGAAGAATTCGCAGTAACGTTCGCATACGACTACTGGATCCCTGTAGTTGAGACTTCAACTTTCGAGGCCGGCGGCGTTAACACCTACGGATCTCGCGCGGTCACTAACGGCCCAATGGGTCCAAATTAATATTATAAATATTCTATACTTTGACAAGAGGGGAGTAGATCTCCCCTCATTTTTGGAGATTTAAATGGCTGTTAAACTTTTCGGGTTTGAATTCAAACGTAAAACCCAAGATCAAGATCCAATCCCATCATTCACACCAAAAGAATCAGATGATGGTGCAGTAACAATTGCTGCCGGTGGTGCGTATGGCACTTACGTAGATCTTGATGGTACTGTAAGAACAGAAGCTGAGTTAGTCACTAAGTATCGCGAGATGTCGCTCCATCCAGAGTGTGACGCCGCGGTAGATGAGATAGTCAATGAGTCTATATCTATCGACGAAGAAGACATAGTAACCATCGATCTAGACGATACCGAATTATCAGATCCAGTCAAAAAAGCCATCACAGAAGAGTTTGATAATTGTCTAAAGATCTTAGACTTTAAAAATCACGCTTATGATATCTATCGCCGCTGGTATGTCGATGGTAGACTATACTATCACGTCATCGTAGATCCTAATGATCCTAAGGCTGGTATCAAAGAAGTAAGATACATCGATCCTCGCAAGATTCGCAAAGTCAGAGAGATATCAAAGAAGAGAGTAGCGTCAGAGAATCCAGGTGACGCTTCTATCGCTAAGGTAGTCAACGAATACTTCATCTTTAACGATAAAGGATTTAACTACGGCAATAAAGTAGTTGGTCCGTCGACGTCTGGATTGAAGATCTCTAGAGACTCTATACTACACATCGTATCTGGTCTCACTGACAACCAGGGAACGATGGTCTTATCGTATCTTCATAAAGCAATTAAGGCGCTAAATCAGCTCCGCACGCTAGAAGACGCGCTTGTGATCTACAGACTATCGCGCGCTCCTGAACGACGTATCTGGTACATCGACGTCGGCAACCTACCAAAGATGAAGGCTGAGCAGTACGTTCGCGACATCATGGTCAAGCACAAGAACAGACTTATCTACGACGGCAACACAGGTGAAGTAAGAGACGATCGCAAGTTCATGACCATGCTCGAGGACTACTGGCTACCTCGTCGTGAGGGTGGAAGAGGAACTGAAGTCACGACACTTCCTGGTGGTCAGACGCTAGGTCAGATGGATGACGTTCTATACTTCCAAAAGAAATTCTTAAACTGTCTAAACGTTCCAATCTCACGCTTAAATTCAGACGCACTCTTTTCAATGGGTCGCGCAACTGAGATCACGCGCGACGAACTAAAGTTTGCTAGATTCGTTATCAGACTACGTCATAAGTTCACTATGCTGTTCCTAAAGATGCTAGAGAAGCAGGTCGTTCTAAAAGGCGTGATGACAATCGAAGACTGGCAGAACGTATGGACAGACATCAAGTTCGACTACGCTAAAGATAACTACTTCACCGAGTTAAAGAACGCAGAGATCGCTCAGAATCGCGTGCAGCTGGTGCAGACGTTCGATCAGGCAGGTATCATCGGCAAGTACGTGTCGCATGAGTATATTCGCAAGAGCGTGATGCAACAGACCGATGAGGATATATCTGAGCAGGATAAGTTAATCAAGAAAGAAAATAATTCTGGCGACAGCAGGTGGATCAATCCCGCGATCGAACAGAACATCGACATGATGAATCAGATGCAAGTTCAGAACGCGCAGCAGCAGCAACAGATGCAAGGCGACGCTGACAAGGGTCAAGGTGATCAAGATCAAGATCAAGATCCGGAACAGTCTAAAAAGATGGAGGCCCTTCGCCAGGCAATGGTGTTGATCGATCAAATGAAACAAAAAGGAAAGTCCGGAAGATCTATTCAGGACGAAGCTAGATATAAGTCTGCACTGCAGCTTGTAGCTCAGAACAAAGATATGCTTAGTCAGATGGGTCAACCAACTAATAAATGACAGGAGTTTATAAATGTTAGAAGATGATAAATATAGTGTAGATGATTTAATCTCTAACGCCGCCGATCAAAAGCCAACAGAGTTCGAAAACACATTCAGCTCACTAGTGATGGATAGAATCAGGACTGCAGTAGAGACAAAGAAACAAGAAATCGCAGCTCAGATGTATAACTACAATCCTGAGACTGAAGCATCAGGAGAATAAAAGTAATGGCAAAATTTCTTAAGTCCATTTTAGAAGATAAACGTCTAGAAGGCGTTAAGAAATCAACGACTGTTCCTGGTCATACCGGAGACGTTCCAGGTGTAGATTACGACCCAAAAGCTCCTGAAGATCAGAAATTCGTAGCCATTCACGATACAGAAAAGCATGCTAGCCGTGCAGGCAACGGTCCCGACGTTTTCGCCGGCGCTAAGCAGAAACCAGCTCTATCGACTCCACAAGCTAAGCATATGGGACGTAAGAATCTCAAAGACGCTATGAAGGTAAATGAAGAAGAGATCGAAGAAAAGTATCTAGGTTTTGGTAAATTAAAGGCCGCTCTATCGCACAAGAGCGGCATTAAAGATCCAGGAGCTCTTGCAGCCTCTATCGGTCGCGAGAAGTATGGAAAGGCTAAGTTTCAAAAAGCTGCAGCCGCAGATCACAAGATGAAAGAAGACGTCGAAGTCGATGAGGCTGCTGAGTGTAATCACACTCCTGCTGGAACTAAATGTCCGATGCACTACCTTGCCGACTGCTCAGGTATGACAGGCAAGAGCAAGCATCTGCTCGTAGACAAGAAAGTAAACGAAGACGTTGCTATTGACGAATCTATCGCTGATCGTAAAGCGCACAGCGACCATATGCATCTTATAGCTAAGACAGGTAAGACTAATACCGGCGCTACTGCTAGCAAAGCTCTAAGAGACAAAGCTCATGCGTTCATAAAGCAGAAACAAAGCAATAAGACAGTAGCAAAAGAAGACGTTCAGATCGACGAGGTATTGACTGCTAAAGATCCAGCGTCAAAGTGGATACACGACTTCATTCACTCCGACAATCCTAAGTTTGCAGGCAAGTCAAAGAAAGAGCGTCAGCAGCAGGCACTAGCTGCTTACTACTCTAAGAAGCGTTCAGTAAAAGAAGACGCTGCAGAGCCTATGCTCGAGGGTGGAAAGAAAAAGAAATTAAAGAAAGAATCAGGACCAGACTCACAGATGGTTCCAAACGGTTATACGAATGTTAAAGCAGACACGGGATATTCAATATGATCATTAAACCACTAGGCGCAGAAGTCTCTATCGCATCTGCAAACTCAGTAGCTAATTCTATGCTCGTAAGAGTAATTAACACCGGTGCAGCTGCTGTTTTACATATAGCTTCAAATACTGGAACAGAGTATGCAAACCTGACTGTTTCGAATGCACAGTATGTCGTCATACAGAAAAACACCACAGACACACTTACTGGAGCTAATATGTTAGCCGTTCCAGTAGCATACAAATACTAAGGAAAAGAAATGAAGCTAATATCGGAACTAGTAGAAGAAACAAGTGTTATTACCGAATTAAACGAAAACGGTAAGAAAGACTATTATATTACCGGCCGCTTCATGACTGCCGATGAGCCTAATAAGAACGGAAGACTCTACGAGAAGAAGATTCTAGAAAATGAAGTCTCCAGATATGTTAGAGAGATGGTCAATACTAAAAGAGCGCTAGGCGAGCTCAACCATCCACAGGGTCCGACTATCAATCTTGACAGAGTATCACACATGATAACTGAATTATCGTGGGATAGAAACTATGTCAATGGTAAGGCTAAGATCACAGATACTCCTATGGGTCAGATCGTTAAGGGTCTATTAGAAGGTGGATGGAAGGGCGGCGTCTCTACTCGCGGCATGGGTTCGCTAAAAGAGTCAAATGGTATAATGGTAGTTCAGTCAGACTTTAAGCTTTCAACAGTAGACATCGTCTCTGATCCATCAGGTCCAGGCTGCTTCGTCAATGGTATCATGGAAAACGTAGAATGGATATATGATCCAGTCAAAGGTACTTGGCATGAAGAACAGCTTCATACGATGAAGGAAGAGATTCATAAGATGTCTATCAAAGAGATAGAAGAGAAGAAATTGGAGCTATTTGAAAACTATATTGCTTCTCTGACAGTAAAAAACCACTTAATATAAATAATTATAAATTTTTAAAAGGAGACTATTCTAATGGCTAACTTAGAAAACGAAACAGACTTCGAAGACGTTGCTGATAACAGCGCTGAAGTTGTTGAGGAAGAGGTAGAGAACGTAGACGAAGCCGAAGAAGGATGGTCTGCTTCTAACAAGAAAGACGCTAAATTGACAAAGAAACAAGAAAAAGCAGAGAACAAGGGTGCCGCCGTTAAAGAAGACACTGTAGCTGCTGAAACTATCAAAGCTCATAAGTCAGCTGACAAGTCAAACGCCGGCAGCGATGACAAGGCTCTTACTTGTTCAAAAGTTTCAATGATGCAGCACATGGTCAACGCTATGGCCGGCATGACTAAGACAGACGCCGTTGAGTGGTTCAACAAAGCCATGGCTGTCTACGGTCCTGGCAAGTCACACGGTGTTGGCGACGTTTCTAAATCAAACGAAGCTTCAATCGACACTACTCTAGGTAAGGGTCCAAAGACTGCATACCCAATGCCTAAGCTCGATTCAAAGAATCACTGGGCTGAAGACGTTGAGGGAATGTTCGACGATCAAGAGAACCTCTCTGAAGACTTCAAAGAAAAAGCAACTACTATATTCGAAGCAGCTGTTGGCGCTCGTGTCACTACTGAAATCGCTCGTCTCGAAGAAGAGTTCGAGACTAAGCTCGATGAGCAGGTCGAAGTAATTAGAGAAGAGCTATCATCAAAGCTCGACACTTATCTAGACTACGTCGTTGAGAACTGGATGAAAGAAAACGAAGTTGCTATCGAGTCAACTCTCCGTAACGAGATCATGGAAGAGTTCATCGAAGGTCTTAAAGGTCTATTCGCTGAGCACTACATCAACGTTCCTGAGACTAAGGTCGATGTTCTAGAAGCTCTCGCTGACAAGGTAGAGTCACTAGAGGCAAAACTCGACGAGCAGATCACTAAGAATGCTGAGCTCGAGGAAGTACTAATTGAAGAAGCTAAGAAAGACATCTTCGAAGAGATCTCTTCCGATCTTGCTCTCACGCAGCAGGAAAAGTTTGCTTCACTAGCCGAAGGCATTGAGTTCAATGGCGATCTCGAGACTTACACTAAGAAACTAAAGATCGTTAAGGAAAACTATTTCAAGGCTCCAACCACTCACTCTTCAAACATCACTGAAGAGACTTTTGAGGGTGACGTCACTGACACTGTTGTTTCTGTCGATCCAAGCGTAAATCGTTACGTTCAAGCAATCGCAAGAACTGTTAAGAAATAATTAGTTATAAATAATTAATAAACCTTAGTAAAGAAAGGAAAATAAATGTATCTAGCTGAGGAAATTCAAAACAAGTGGGCACCAGTGCTCGACCATGACGCTCTTGGAGAAATCAAAGACGCTCATCGTCGTTCGGTCACTGCCCTTATGCTCGAGAACACTGAGAATGCTCTTCGCGAGTCAGCAGCTCATGGCAGCTACCAGACTCTAACTGAGACTTCTTCTGCTCTCCCTGCAAACTTCATGGGCTCTTCAAGCTCAACTGCTGGTGCAGGCGGTATCGATACTTTCGATCCTGTTCTTATCAGCCTAGTTCGTCGCGCAATGCCTAACCTCATTGCATACGACATCTGCGGCGTTCAGCCAATGACTGGCCCAACTGGTCTTATCTTTGCTATGCGTTCGCGCTACGCAAACCAGACTGGTGCAAACGGTCTTGCAAACGGTGCAGTTCAAGACAACGAAACCTTCTACAACGAAGTCAACACTGCGTTCACTGGTCTCGGCGGTCTTACTGGCGTCAATCCAAACACCTACGGTCAGGGCTTCACCGGCACTATCCCAGGTGCGACTAACACCACACCACTAACTGCCACCAACACCTATAACACTGGTTTTGGTATGTCAACTGCACAGGGCGAAGCTCTCGGCGTTGATTCCGGCAACACCTTCCCTCAGATGGCTTTCACTATCGAGAAGGTTACTGTTACTGCTAACACTCGCGCCCTAAAGGCAGAGTACACTATGGAACTCGCTCAAGATCTTAAAGCCATTCACGGCCTAGACGCTGAGACTGAACTCTCCAACATCCTTTCAGCAGAAATTCTTGCTGAAATCAACCGTGAAATCGTTCGCACGATCAACATCACTGCAGTTCCTGGTGCTCAGCTGAACACTACTACTGCCGGCGTGTTCGATCTCGACACTGATTCAAACGGTCGTTGGTCGGTTGAGAAGTTCAAAGGTCTTATGTTCCAGCTCGAAAGAGAAGCTAACCAGATCGCTAAGCAGACTCGTAGAGGGAAAGGTAACATCGTTATCTGTTCTTCGGATGTTGCATCCGCTCTACAGATGGCCGGCGTTCTCGACTACGCTCCAGCTCTTAACAGCAACAAACTAGAAGTTGACGATACTGGCAACACTTTCGCTGGTGTTCTCAATGGTCGCCTAAAAGTCTATATCGACCCATACGCTATCGGTGGTAACTACATCACTGTCGGCTATAAGGGTTCTTCGGCTTTCGATGCTGGCCTATTCTACTGCCCATACGTTCCACTTCAGATGGTTCGTGCAGTTGATCAGTCAACTTTCCAGCCAAAGATTGGCTTCAAGACTCGTTACGGCGTTGTCGCGAATCCTTTCGCTCAGGGCCTCACTAAGGGTTCTGGTGCACTTGCTATCAGCACTAACGTCTACTATCGTAGAGTTATTGTTAACAACCTTATGTAATATAAGGCTAAGTAGACCCCGTAAACAAGGGGGCGAGAAACTTGGGGAGTCTTCGGACTCCCCTTTTTCATATATAAATACATAAAAGGAGTGTGGCATGACGGCGATTGATGATACCCCAACTAATCTTAATTATCTTACACCGTTAAACTTTAAGTTCGCTATCAAGAGAGCTCCACACGTAGAATTCTTTATTCAAAAGATCAGTATTCCAAGCATAGTGCTCGTTGAGGTAGACGCTCCGAGTCCACTCGTTAAGATTCCGTATCCAGGTGATCATATCAACTATGGTAATCTAGAGATAACGTTTAAGGTAGACGAGAAGCTTCAGAACTATCTAGAGATTCATAACTGGCTGAGAGCGCTAGGTAAACCAACTAGTACAGACGAGTACGCCGCTATAGAGGCTAATCCATCTTGGACTGGTAAGGGTATATATTCCGATATAACTCTGTCTATTCTCAGTAATATTAAAACTATAAACTACGACGTCACCTTTGTCGATGCTTTCCCCATTGGTGTATCTAGTGTCACCTTTAATACTACCGATGAGGACGTACAATACGTAGAGGCTTCAGCTACATTCAAATATAGCTACTATAATATATCTCAAAGCGTCTAATAGATAACTCTGTTTGGATAAGATCTATTATAACCAAATCTTCCACATGTGTCAACTTTTTTATGTACAATCGTAGTATTTTTGTTATAATATAAAAAATGACAGCTGGAGATATGTATGAATATTGAAGACATCATGAAGTTATGGGAGTCTGATACTAAGATAGATAAGACAGAGTTGGGCGACGAGTCTTTAAATATACCGAAGCTTCATTCTAAATACTATAACGTACTACTCAAAGAAAGACTCCTTCTTAGAAAGTTAGAGTCTGAGATGAAGCAGCTCAAGCTAGATAAGTACGAGTTCTTTACACAGGGTCCTAACGAAGAGACCAAAGACAGAGGATGGAAGCTACCGCCTAAAGGTATGATATTAAAGTCTGATATTCCGATGTACATGGACGCAGATCAAGACGTTATCAATCTGAGTCTAAAGATCGGCATGCAGCAGGAGAAGATTGAGTTTCTAGACTCAATAATTAAGACTATAATAAACAGAAATTTCTTGATAAAGAACGCTATTGATTTTATGAAATTTATTAATGGTCAATAGCAGTCTTTATATAAATAAAGTCATAGGAGGAACTAACTATGACTTATCATATAATATATAAAACTACTAATATTATAAATGGTAATTATTATTATGGAATACATTCTACAGAAAATTTAAAAGATGATTATTTTGGTTCTGGATCTAAATTGCAAAATGCTATAAAAAAATATGGTATTGAAAATTTTAAAAAAGAAATTATTTGTTATTTTGATAGTAGAGAAGAAGCTTTAATTTATGAATCTAAAATAGTGAATGAAGAACTTGTTAATGATCCTATGTGTTATAATTTAACTATAGGAGGTGGTGCGCCACCAAGTCAAAAGGGAAAAGTTTCTGTTACTAATAAATTAAAAGGTGAAGAAAGAACAGAAAAACAAAAAGAAGCATCTAAAAGACATTCAGAAACAATGAGAGGAAGATTAGTTTGGAATAAAGGAAAAAGAGGTGTTCAAACTGGGTGGAATAAAGGTACTAAATATGAAAGTGGAAAAAAACAAGCCAAAATAAAATATATTTGCCCTCATTGTGAAAAAGAAGGATTTGGAAATCTTATGAAAAGATGGCACTTCGATAATTGTAAAATGAGAAAATAATGGATATAGTTCAGGTCGAACGTTTCGACGAAGTTTATATTAAGATCAAGGCCGATCCCGGCGTCATGATGGAGCTTAGCGAGTACTTTACGTTTGACGTGCCCGGCGCTAAATTCATGCCTGCATATAAGATGAAGGTTTGGGACGGAAAGGTCAGACTGTTAAACGTGATGACCGGACTGTTGTTTGCCGGACTGTTGAGATATGTCGAGGAGTTCTGCAGATCTAGAGAGTATATCGTAGAGCATCTGTCTGACTTCTCTTCTGAGGAGTTCTCTCTTAAAGAGGCAGACGAGTTCGTATCAAAATTAAAACCAACGATGCAGCCGAGAGACTATCAGCTCGACGCGTTCGTTCACGCCGTGAGGGAGAGAAGAGCGCTGCTGCTATCACCGACGGCTTCAGGCAAGTCATTCATAATCTATCTATTAACGAGGTACTATGCGAGTCGCACTCTTATTATTGTTCCAACTACTTCTCTTGTTTCTCAGCTTGCCTCTGATTTTGCTGACTACGGGTTTGATTCTGATTGTTTCGTACATCGTGTATTTTCTGGACAGGATAAAGTATCAGATAAGCCGATTACCATCACGACCTGGCAGTCGATTTACAAACTACCTAAGACGTATTTCTCAAACTTTGATGTAGTGATCGGCGATGAGGCGCATCTTTTTAAAGCAAAATCGCTTACTTCTATTCTTTCTAAGCTTGATAACTGTAAATATCGCTTTGGCTTTACCGGAACTCTGGATGGAAGTGAAACAAACAAGCTCGTTCTTGAGGGACTGTTTGGTCCTGTTCGTAAAGTAATAACCACGTCTGAGCTTATTGAGAAGAAGCATCTAGCTGAGTTTCAGATTAAAGCTCTCGTGCTCAGCTACTCTGACGAGATCCGCAAGCACGTATCTACGCTCAAGTATCAAGATGAGATCGACTATATCGTAAGACTTCCAGAGCGTAACAACTTCGTAAAGAACCTAGCACTGTCGCTGAAGGGAAACACTCTACTGCTGTTCCAATTTGTTGACAAACACGGAAAAGTATTGTATGATATAATCAAGAAAGAAGCTGGTGAGAGGAAGGTGTTCTATGTTTCTGGATCAGTTGATGGAGAAGAGCGGGAAGAGATTAGAAAGATTGTAGAGAGTGAAAGAGACGCGATTATTGTGGCTTCTTACGGGACTTTTAGCACTGGTGTCAACATACGCAATCTACACAATATTATTTTTAGCTCTCCTTCCAAGTCTCGGATACGCAATCTACAAAGTATAGGTAGAGGTCTAAGAAAGTCAGACACTAAAGACGCTGCGACACTATACGATATAGCAGACGATCTCACGTGGAAGAACAAGAAGAACTTTACGATACTACATTTCATGGAAAGAATTAAGATATACAATGAAGAGAAATTTAAATATAAACTCTATCAAGTAAAGATTAAGGTAAAACAATGAAAACAGATGAGAAGAAGCCTAGAAAGAAAGTTAACTACATAAACAATAAGACTCTGTATGGCTCAATGATTCATCACAAGAATGAAGTTACTGAGGCTAAACGTGAGAACAGACAGCCGCCGATCGTACCTAAGTATATCGGTGAGTCTATCTTATTGATCTGTAGCAACTTGGCTAAGAAACCAAACTTCTCCGGCTACACGTATAAGACCGACATGATCTCTGACGCTATAATGGACTGTGTGGCCGCTGTCGATAATTTTGATCCAGAAAAGACTAATAACCCATTCGCGTACTTTACTCAGATCGCTTGGAACGCTTTCATACGTCGTATCCAGAAAGAAAAGAAGCAGACGTATATTAAACATAAAAACTTTGAGAACAGCTTTATCATGAACGAACTATGGTCTGACGCTGAGAACATTCACCTTAAGGCTAACGAATACTCATCTGAGATAGTCAGATCTTTTGAAGATAAGAATAAGTTGACAAAGACTAAGAAAGCGAATAAAATGGTTGGAGTCGAGAAGTTCTCGGGAGAAGAAAATGAATAAGAACCTACATCTTGTGCCGATCAACGTCGTCGATATCGTTGAGCGCCTTAACAGTAAAGACCTGAGAGACAACGAGCGACAGATCCTTCTTCAGAGACTAGAGACTATTCGCGACTACTGCGCGGCAGCGGTAGTTAAGATCAATGGTGGCTCACAGAACATTCGTAGAATCAAGTAATGAAGATAGCGCTAATAACGGACTCGCACGCTGGTGTCAGAAATGACTCTCTAGCGTTTCATGACTACATGAAAAAGTTCTATGACAACATATTTTTTAAATATCTCAGTGAACACAGTATACGCACCGTGGTCCATTGCGGCGACATCATCGATCGTCGTAAGTATATCAACATCAACACGGCGTATCGTCTACGCAGAGATCTTATCGAGCCGGCACTAAATCAAGGAATCGAGTGGCACCAGATCATCGGTAACCACGATACATATCATAAGAACACCAACGAGGTGAGTTCTTTTACTGAACTTTTTGGTTCATACGAGAACTATACAACCCTAAATATATATGATACCACAACAGAAGTCATGTTCGGTGACACTAAGATACTGTTGATTCCTTGGATTTGTGATGACAATAAAGAACATTCCTTCGATCTAATAAGGAACACAGATGCGCAAATCGCGTTCGGTCACTTGGAACTCCAAGGCTTTGAGATGTTCAAGGGCTCAATTGTCTCACACGGATATGACCCAGAATCTTTTGGACGGTTTGATATTGTTTGCTCTGGGCATTATCATCATCGCTCAAACCGTGGCAATATTTACTATCTCGGTTCTCCTGCAGAGTATACTTGGTCTGATTACAATGATCCTAGAGGGTTTCATATATTTGACACAGAGACGAGACAGCTAGAGTTCATTGAAAATCCATACAAGATGTTCAAGAAGGTATGGTATAACGACGGGAGCGAAGAGTTCCTAGAGAGTGAGATGGACTATTCTCAGTTTGAGAACAGTATGGTCAAGGTGATCGTCCAAGAGAAGAACAATCCTTACTGGTTCGATAAGTTTATTGAGAACATTGAGAAGCAGAACCCAGTAGACCTGCAGGTCGTAGAAGATCATCTCAACTTAGGTCTAGAAGAAGATCAAGACATCATCGACGAAGCTGAGTCTACGCTTGATATATTTAAGAAGTATATTGGAACTGCCGAAATAAAAGGCGTGAATAAAGTAAAGTTAGAGAATAAGATAACTGAATTGTATCATGAGGCTTTGACTATAGAATGATATACTTTAAAAAGATTAGATGGAAGAACTTACTCTCTACTGGTAATGTCTTCACCGAGATAGACCTGTGCGGAAGAGACACAACACTTATTGTCGGTACTAACGGTGCCGGTAAGTCTACTCTATTAGACGCTCTATCTTTTGGTCTGTTTGGTAAACCATTTCGTAAGATCAACAAGCCACAACTTGTTAACTCTATCACAGAAAAGAACTGTGTCGTAGAGTTAGAGTTCTCTATTGGTTCGAACCAGTACAAGATCATCCGTGGTATTAAACCAAATATCTTTGAAGTATATCAGAATGATAATCTTCTCAATCAGTCTGCTGAGGTGAAAGACTATCAAGAGATACTTGAAAAGCAGATTCTAAAAGTAAATCATAAGACATTTAATCAGGTAGTCATACTAGGATCAGCTACATTTCAGCCGTTCATGCAGCTTCCCGGTGGTCAGCGCAGAGACGTAATTGAAGATCTTCTAGACCTTCAGATATTCACGACGATGAATTCACTCCTTAAAGATAAGATACTCTTTAATAATGAGAATATAAATTCTGTTGTATCTGAAAAGAAATTAATCGAGTCTAAAATCGAGATGACTAAAGAACATCTCAAAGAACTACAGACAAACAACGATAAACTTATAGAAGAGAAGCAGGAACTCTTAAAAGATACGTTTAATCAGTTAGCAGAGTTGAACGCAAAACACGTATTAATAGAAGAGGATATTGAAAAGCTTCAATCACAGATCGAAGATAACGACAGCATCTCTAAGAAGATAAGCAAGTTGTCTAAGCTCCGTCATCAGATCGAGGCGAAGGCGTCACTGTTGAATGACGACGTTAAGTTCTTTCACGATCATAAGAACTGTCCTACCTGCAAGCAGGACATCGAAGAAGATTTTCGTGAGAACACTATCGCTAGCAAGATGATAGAGATCAGAGAGATAGATAATGGTCTAGAGCTCCTATCTAAAGAATATGAGGCCGCTAACGATAGACTAAAAGAGATAATGGAGATTAATAGTAAAATACAGTCTTTTCAGATGGAAAAGATCGAACTTAATACTAATATAAACTCTATGACTCGCTACTGCAAGCAGCTACAGAAAGATATCAGAGACATACATGAGAAGCATACTGCTGAAAAAGATATAAAGATTGTCGACTTTGAAAACACTCTTAAAGAGATAGAAGACAAGTACAACGAGCTGTCTGAGGAGAAGAATGTTTTAGCCGTAGCTAGTTCTATGCTCAAAGATGGTGGTATTAAGGCTAAGATCATCAAACAGTATATTCCTGTGATAAATAAGCTCATCAATAAATATCTATCATCTATGGACTTCTTTGTATCATTTGAATTAAATGAAGAGTTTAATGAGAGTATTAAGTCCAGACATAGAGATGATTTTACGTATGCTTCCTTCTCTGAAGGAGAAAAACAAAAGATAGATCTTGCACTACTGTTTACGTGGAGAGCAGTCGCTAAACTTAGAAACTCTATCAATACAAACTTATTAATCATGGATGAAGTATTTGACTCATCTCTAGATCAGAACGCGACAGACTATCTAATGAACATCATTAGAGATATATCTAAAGATAGTAACATCTTTATTATATCTCACAAAGAACACATGAACGAAAAGTTCACTAACGTATTAAGATTTCAGAAACATAAGAATTTCTCGCAATTACAGGAGTAATACATGTTTAATTGGCTAAAGAAGATGTTCAATTTCAACGAATTTAATTTTAGTGCACAGCCGCTAACTCTATATTCTGCTCCAGATTTTGATCCAAATACTCTCAAAGGAAAAGACCGACCTCTGTATGTAAAACAGGTTCTCATCGATCTTGGTTGGAAAGACTTTCAGGCCGCCGCTATGGTTGGTCAGTTCATGCAGGAGAGCTATACAGATCTTCGATGTGGAGTGTGGGGCGATAAACATACGGCTTTTGGACTGGCTCAGTGGAGAGGAGATAGGCTTGCAGATCTACAGAAGTTTGCTAATAATATCAACAGACCAATTGAAGATCTAGATACGCAGGCTCGTTTCGTACACTGGGAACTCACAAAGGGTTCTGAAAAGAGTGTAGGTTCGAAGCTCAAGAAGACTACTAATATTGACGACGCGCTGTTAATCGCTATCGCTTATGAGCGTCCACGCGGTTATACAGCTGCTCATCCTGAGAACGGTGATGGTTTTGCTAATCGCTGTAAGTATGCAAAGAGTCTAATGTGAGGTCGACATGGAACTTAGTGATGTATACTTGAATAAAAAATGTGAAGAGTTCGACTTTAAAGAGCCGCCGTTCGATCCAATTGAGTTTGCTAAAGAGCTGATGGCGTTCATGTATGAAAAGAATGGTCTTGGTCTCGCTGCAAATCAGGTAGGAGTTCCATATCGAATATTTGCCATGCGTGGCGCTCCTGAAAACTTCGTGTGCTTCAATCCTAAGATAGTGACGCACTCAAAAGATGATATCGTGCTAGAAGAGGGTTGTCTTAGCTATCCAGGATTACTCGTTAAAGTCAAGAGACCATCGATGATTCGTGTGAGATTCACTACACCTAACAGTGACACTATCACGAGACAGTTTATTGGAATGTCTGCACGCGTATTTCAACACGAATACGACCACCTAGATGGTATTAAATTTATAGATCGTGCTAATAAATTCCATAGAGATCAGGCTATGCGAAAATGGAAAAGAAAATAATCGTTCCAGCAAGGATCGCAGATACGGTCCTTTTAAAGAATATCGACGACGTTAGCTTCAATAAAGAGTTCCATGAAGACATATCTTACTATGAAGATTGTTTTAAAAATGGATACGACTGCTATCTGCTCATGGTAGACAGTCTACCCGCAGGAGAGCTCATTCTTAGATTCGACGAAGAAGATACTCTAGGTCTTGAGTCTTTTGCTATAGTCCCTCAGTATCGCGGTAGAGGTTATAGTAAGTTCTTATTAGACTTCGTGGATGCGTATGCCAAACAAAATTTTAAGAGAATCGTGCTAGAAGTTTCCACAGATAATAAGAAAGCTATTGACATTTACAAGAAACAAGGTTATAATATAAGTCATACTATTATGGACTTCTATAAGTTTGGAATGAACGCTTATGTTATGGAGAAAATTCTGTGAAGTACTTTCCCTTTAATCAGCTAGAAGATAAACTTCAGTACGTAGATGACTGGATCAATCTAATTCTAATTGTGTCTATTACTTATGTTTTAGTAAAGAAATTCTTAGAATGGGATAATTGATGAATATATTTTATCTTAGTGAGAATCCTTTAGAAGCTGCGCAGTGGATGGTTGACAAACATGTTGTCAAGATGATCCTAGAGTCTGCGCAGCTTTTGTCTACCGCTCATCGCATACTCGACGGTGATGAGCAAGTAGAACTATCTGAGACTGGAAGAAAAAAGAAAAGGTATAAACTCTATGACGCACGTGAACCAGTTATGTACTCAGCTACGCACATTAATCACCCGAGTGCTGTATGGTGCAGGAGCAGCGTTGAAAATTATAATTGGCTTGTAGACCATTTCTTCGCACTCATGCAGGAATATACTTATCGCTATGACAAAGAGCATAAGTGTTATGGCGAACTGAGCTATCAGCTATCGTCTCCACCAAAGAATCTAGATAAATTTGATATGACTCCGATGCCGTCGTGTATGGATGACAAGTATATTATATCTGCTAATCCTATCGATAACTATAGAAACTACTACAAGAACGGCAAGACGCATCTACATAAATGGAAAAGACGTGAGGCTCCTGCGTGGATTATCAACTAAAAGAAACTACAGTACTAGATAATATCATTCCAAAAGATCTACAAGATAAGTTTCATGATCTAGTCATGTCACAGTCTTTTAAGTTCTTAAAGGACATGTCTTATGCAGACGGCGATATTAAGTACCCGTCTTATGGTTTTAATTTGTTGTTTAAACACCCACAACATGGTATAATGTCTCCACTATATGAGACTGTCTGTGTTCCTATAGTAAACGCTCTTCTAGAAGAACTAGTTCTTAAAGTAAACGATATCTACTATACTAGAGCGTTTCTTCAGGTACCGCTCGCAGATAACTTCTACAAGGGACAAAACGGGGCCCACATAGATATTCCAGATCCGCACTACGCTTGTGTCTATTATATGAATGACTCAGATGGCGATACTATTATCTATGAACAGAATATACACGACACTCCACCAGGATCAAAACATATCGATCTAGTAGAACATAAGAGAGTAACCCCTAAGAAGGGAAGAATAGCAATATTTGATGGAGCAAGATATCACTGCTCTAGTCAGCCGAGAGAAAATTATCGTTGTATTATTAACTTTGTTCTTGTATGAAAGGATTAAAGATGGATGATAAGTTAGATGAAATTGCAAGACTGATGGCTCCAATCGATGAGCAGATTACTCTGTGTGAGAGCGGCAGTGAACAGATCATGCTTGCGTGTGGAATGATGCAGAGAGTAAAAGAGATATTGAACCACCACCTTGGAGTAGAAGGCGCGGCTAATATCTTAAAGGAATATGTTAACACTACAACTCTACAGTGAGGTTATAATGAGTGCTAATTGGGTAGACGACATTTATAAGATGCACCTACACTATAAGGTACATCCAGTGATTAATGTTATGGACAAAGAGAAACTAGCAAAATTTCTAGAGTTTCGCGCTAACTTTCTACAAGAAGAGTTGAATGAGCTTAAAGAAGCCAAGTCTGCGGAAGACGTAGTAGACGCGCTTATCGATCTATGCGTAGTGGCTATCGGCACGCTAGACGGATTTGGAGTAAACTCTTATAAAGCGTGGGACGAGGTTCTTAAGGCTAATATGAATAAGACTCCTGGAGTAAAGCCTTCACGACCTAACCCGCTTGGACTTCCAGATCTTATTAAGCCAGAGGGCTGGGTTGGACCTTCGCACGAAGGTAATCACGGACTTGTGAGTAAAATCTTCGAGGACTGAGATGACCGATATTCGTTATGAAATGGGTAATATAGGTGAGCTTGCAGTAGAAGAACACTTTGATTCACAGAGAACAGACGATTGGTATGACTCTCGTAAGGATGGAATGATCAACAATATGTCCTACGAGGTCAAGACCTTTCGTCTAAATGGAAAGACTAAAGGATTTTGGATTGATAAGTCTCAATGGAAGAAAGTAGATGGAGTAGACATTCTTATCTTTGTGAGAGTACCTGAGACTACCGATGAAAGAGCTAGAATATACGTATGTATAAATCATAAAAACTGTTGGCAAAAAGCTTATAGAAACGATGGAACCGGAGTAAGATCTTATCCATTGACAAATTGCATATATATTGGTACAATAGGTGAAGAAAGATCATTACAACTATATGAGCATTCTGTAAAGATCTCTAAACATAAGAGGTTAATCAATGCCGCATGAACGTTACTCAGTCCAAGTTCTACAAGAGTGCATAGACCTCCAGAACAAGAAGTCTAACGACTATCAGAACCCAAACTCTACTATTAAGCAGGCTGACTATTATCCAAATGGTTGTCAGACTATCTTGGATACTATCCAAGCTAAAGTTCTTCGCATGCGTTCTGTTATGGAAGCTATGCAGTATGATAAGAACTATAAACCAAACTTCGAATCACTTGAAGATTCAGCTAAAGATCTTATCAACTACGCTTCTTTCTTTGTGACGTTCTCGCGTGGTAAGATGGAAGGTCAAGATCCTAATCGCGACTTTCTTAATAAACAAAAACAAGTAGTGTCATACACCAGCCATACTATCACGGTAACAGCTAGTAATGAGGTAGAAGATGCAGGTTGCTAGAGTCCAAGACATCAGAGAGTACTTCTACGATCAGTTAAAGAAACAAAACTTTGTAACTGATAAGACTGGTGTTAAGACTATCGAACTCATTGGCGCTAACTTCATTGCCAATGAGCCTACTATCTTTGGAGAAGTAAACGAAGATTATATCCGTAAAGAATTGGCTTGGTATAAGTCGATGTCTCTAAACGTTAATGATCTAGAAGACACGCCTGCTATATGGAAGAAAGTAGCAGACGAAGATGGTTATATCAACTCAAACTACGGCTGGTGTATCTGGTCGCACGATAATCACTATCAATATCATAACGCGTTGAATGAGCTTAATAAGAATCCAGACTCACGCCGCGCTATCATGATCTATACAAGACCATCGATGTGGCACGACTATGACTATCACGGCATGTCAGATTTTATGTGTACTAACACCGTGCAGTATTTGATCCGTGATAATAGACTTAACGCTGTAGTTCAGATGAGATCTAACGACGTAGTCTATGGCTATCGCAATGACTACGCTTGGCAGGACTACGTATTAGACAAGATGGCAAATGAGTTAAAAGTTGCTCGCGGCGATATTTATTGGAATGTAGGATCTCTTCATGTCTATGAAAGACACTTCGACTTGGTCATCTAAGTATTTAAATCTAGCAAAACACGTAGCGACTTGGTCTAAAGATCCATCCACTAAAATCGGCGCTGTAGCTGTAGGAGAACGCGGCCAGATACTAAGTACTGGCTATAATGGTTTTCCTAGAAATATTGAAGACAGACCGGACAGGCTAAACGATAGAGAGTCAAAGTATAAGTACGTAGTTCACGGTGAGATGAACTGCATATATAATGCGACACTCAATGGTGTGAGTTTAAATGAAGCAGACTTATACGTGTATGGATTGCCTATATGCTCTGAGTGCGCTAAGGGTGTAATACAGGTCGGCATCAAGCGCGCTTTCATGTGCTATCCTGAGAATACAAGAGACAAGTGGAAAGACTCTTATAAGATTACTTCTGAGATGTTTAATGAAGTCGGAATATATCATGAGGTCGTGTATGAGAGCGATAGTGGTAGGAATTAATCCTTCTAATCATAAGACTGTCGATAAGCACTGTATTACCATAAAGCGTCTATTCAAATGGATGGACGACTTGAATATCAAGTATTTCTCGTTCGTAAACTGTATACCAAGTCCAGGAAGATATAATAAATCTGACATCGACTACGATATGATAGACGTCTGCACGAGAGACTATAAAGTAGTACTGGCGCTTGGTAACTTTCCATCTGAAGCTTTAAACAAAATTAACGTAAAGCACTTTAAATTGCCACATCCTTCTGGGCTAAATAGACAATTAAATGACGTCAAATATGAATTAGACATGTTGAGACAGTGCAGGAACTATATCTATGGCTAAAAAGATTTTAATAACTGGTTTTAATAAAGAGCAGTGCACACGCGACTACTTTCTTACCAAAGAACTTAGAATTTTAAACTCACACTACTCTCTAATTCGATGTCTAGAAGACATGGGATTCGAGGTAGAGCAGCGACCTGTAGACATCGGCGAAGACCTATCCGGATACGATCGCGTAATCATATATCTACATTCTATACAGTCGTTCTGCCAATTCTTGTATGACGGTCTATACGCTATTAAGGCTCGTCCGGACGCGATTCTAGCGTTTGATGACTGGCAGGTAGATCAGGTCATGGCGTGTTTTCCACAGTTTAAGCGTAACTTACTCGACGAAGAGAAGTATAATCCATTTAGACAATATCTACTAGATCTCTATTATGGATCTTCAGACGAAGCCACTATTCGCGCTCACAAGCAAGACTATCTAGAAAGTATAGAGCAGGTACTATCTTATCAAAACAAGTTGATGATCTGTGCCTACTCAGGCGGTGACCTAAGCAAGTTTAAACTCGGATGGTCAAGCGACAAGTTGTTCAGCTTTAATCCTAACCCCTACAATCTTAATCGTGGACCGCATAACAACTTTGGCGAAGAATCTACAGGTCTAAACGCTTTCTTTGAGGAGGACACTCCTAAAGAGAAGATCAGGGCTTGGGTGTTCTCATCGCTGAATCACAAGAAAAACGATGCAGTTGTTAAGAAGAATAATTTTACGTGGGACGTCGCCATGTATGGTCCACGACGTGGTGAATATAAAGCGCAGCGTCTAAAAGAACCTGATATGTGCAGAGAGTATGTAAAGCACTGGGGTTGTCTATTACCAAAATACTATCACGCCGGCTCAGGATGGTGGCGATCTAGAGTACAGCAGGTGGCAGACGCCGGCTCTATTCTACTATGTGACGACGTTGAAGGCGTAATCTATGGCGACGCGTATGTCGGTCTAAACATTGCAGATATAGAAAGCATGGACAACACGCAGCTAGAAAAGCTGGCTAAATATCAGCACGACTGTTTGTATGATAATCATCCGCTAGACAAGAAAGTGCAGCGCGATGAATTGACTAAGATCTTGGAGATTTAAATGAAGCACGCCGCAATCATTCCACTCATCGGTGGAGAAGCGCTAGCATCAGCGGCCGTATTTGGTAGTAGACCAGACTATATTTTAAGTTATACGCCATTTAAAAATCACGATGCGCACCTGCTTAATTATTGGGACCACGAAGTTCCATACTATCTACTAGACGAAGGTGGAAGGCATCCTCATAAAGTAGACGTCGTGTCTAGCGTGTGTCCGTGCGCCGGCCTGTCAATGTTGTCTACCGGCTATGGCGAACACAATCCAAATAATAAATGGATGTTAGAATCTGCAGAATACGTATTAGGTGAGATGCAGCCTAAAGTATTCTGGGGTGAGAACGCTCCTGCGCTCGCTGGAAAGATCGGAGAACCTATTAGAAACCAACTAATTGATATTGGTAATAAACACGGTTATACGATGACTCTCTATCGCACTAAGAGTCTTCTACACGGCGTGCCACAAGTTAGAGAGCGAACGTTCTACTTCTTCTGGAAAGGTGATAAGACACCAATTCTTAACTACTACAACGTTCCATACGATAAGATCGAAGACGTAATATTGAGAATCAAAGCTAATTCTCAGATGGAACCTATCAATAAGAATAAGCCGAGCGAAGACCCGTATTATAAGTATCTCCTAGAAGTAGTCTATGGTGGTATCACTCATCGCGAACATTTTGATAAAATCGATCCTAATAACATATCCGTGAGAAGCTATGATTCGAAAAGTCTTATCGAAACTTTTGGCCATGATTATAGGCAAGTCGGCGCGTGGATGGAAGCAAATGGATATGAAAGAGAAGTCAGTAAGTGTGATCGTATGTTTAACAAGCTCGCATCGGGTAAAAACATCATGCGTCGCGGTACTATCGTACCGAAAGAATACATCGGTGCTTTTGTCGGTCACTACCCTACCATGCTTACGCACCCGCACGAAGACAGATACATAACATACAGAGAGGCGATGTCTATCATGGGTCTGCCTGAAGACTTTGAACTTCTAGACCCAAAGAAAAACTACAACCATATCTGTCAAAACGTTCCATTTCGCACTGCAGTAGACATGGCTAAAGAAGTCAAGGCAGTACTAGAAGGTGAGAGAGAATTTGTTGACAATCGCTTAGTTTATCAGTATAATAGTAATAGGAAACACGTGTTAGCTGATAAAAGACAGAACAGTCTAGCTGAATTTTTTAATTGATGGAGGAGTGATGAGCGTCTTTAAGAATAACCCTACTATGGTAAACGGCGGAGGAACCATGATTGGATCTATAACCGCCGATGATTTATACAAGTTCGAGAACGGCAAGACATATCATGCTAGCGTTAGTTCTTCGGCTTCAGTACCAAATATCCAGTATAAATACAACGAAGGTCGTATCATTGACGACTTTCGCGCCTATATCGATAAGACATATGGGCAGCACTATATGACCGAAGACCAAAATATAGAATGTTTTGACGTGTGGCTAGCTCTCGGCGATTCAATGCCTACCTTCAGAAACACAGCTATTAAGTATCTCTGGCGCTATGGAAAGAAAAATGGCACCAATAGAGACGACTTGATGAAAGTATTGCATTATACTCTAATGATGTTGTATGTAGACCATTACAAGAAAGGTGAATAAAATATGGAAATTCAGATCCCAGTTGAAAAGTTGCGCGAACGAGGTCTCTTTGTAGCAACTCCAATGTATGGCGGACAGTGCGCCGGTATGTTTGCACGATCCGTTGCAGATCTATCTGCTCTATGTACAAAGTATGGTATTCCTCTACAGTTCTACTTCCTGTTTAATGAGTCATTGATCACGCGCGCTAGAAACTATTGCTGCGATGAATTCATGCGCTCACAGACGCAGCACATGATGTTTATTGACTCCGACATCGGCTTTAATCCACAAGACGTTATCGCTCTTATGGCGCTGCAGGCCAATGATGAAGATAAGTATGATATCATCGGCGGTCCATATCCTAAGAAGTGTATCTCTTGGGAAAAGATCAAGCACGCTGTCGATAAGGGTGTCGCTGACGAAGATCCTAACGTACTTGAGAAGTTCGTTGGTGACTACGTCTTTAATCCTAAGGGCGATCAGCAGAGTATCCCACTCAGCGAGCCAGTCGAGGTTCTCGAGATCGGAACGGGCTTCATGATGGTCACTAAGAAAGCCATGCAGAAGTTCTACGACAGCTACAAGGACCAGTACTCATACAAGCCAGATCACGTTCGCACAGAGCACTTCGACGGCTCACGTGAGATTCTAATGTTCTTCCAGGCTGAAGTAGATCCAGCGTCTAAGCGCTATCTCTCAGAAGACTATTGGTTCTGTCAGAAAGCTCAGCAGATCGGTCTTAAGACTTGGTTCTGTCCGTGGATGGTTCTACAACACGTTGGTACGTATATCTTCGGCGGTTCACTTGCTGATATTGCTTCTGTCGGTGCAGCTGCAACCGCTGATCCATCAAAAATTGGTGGTAAAAAGAAGAAGTAAGTGAAAGGAACTATATAATGCAGATAAGTGTTAATACAATAAACGTATTAAAGAATTTCTCATCTATCAATCCTTCAATTATCATCAACGAAGGTAACGTTATTGAGACTATCTCTAATATGAAGACAGTCAAGGCAAAGGCGAAGGTCGATACGACCTTCCCACGCCGCTTTGCGATGTATAACCTCAATAAGCTGATCTCTATTCTCAGCCTATATGACAACGCAGACGTGCGATTTGAAGATAACAATCTAGTTATCTCAGACGGTGATAATAAGATCACCAACTTGACATACTCTGACGAGTCTACTATCATCAAACCACCAAAGACGATCAATCTACCAAGCGTAGATGTTTCAGTGTCTGTGACCAATGAAAATATCAAGGACGTCGAGAAGGCTCTTGGAGTCCTATCAGTTCGTAATATTATAATCTCAGGTGATGGTGAGTTCGTATATCTCCAGGCCGCTGACGGTGGTAACCCATCTGGCGATGTTTATTCCATCAAGCTTGGTATGTCAGAAAAGAAGTTCAAGGCCGTGTTTAAGGCTGAGAACATTAAAGTACTTCCTGGTAACTACACGATTGAAATTAGTTCTAAAGGAATTTCAAGGTTCTACAACGACGACGTCGAATACTTCATCGCCGTTGAGTCTGAGCTTTCGAAATTCTAACTTGAAGGGGGACCCAGTGTCCCCCACTTTTTTTATTATGATGAGGTGTTATGATGAATGAACAGTTCTTGTGGGTCGAGAAGTATCGTCCAAAGACTATTGAAGAGACAGTTCTACCGTGTGACTTAAAATCAGTATTTCAACAGTTCGTCGATCAAAAGAGTATTCCGAATTTGATATTGACCGGCAGCGCCGGTGTCGGAAAGACGACCGTAGCTAAAGCAATGCTCGAAGAGCTGGAATGTGACTATATCGTAATCAATGGATCTATGAATGGCAATATCGATACCCTACGAAACGAAATCCACAATTTTGCATCAGCCGTCTCATTATCGGGTGGACGCAAATACGTTATCCTTGATGAGGCAGACTACCTTAATGCCAACAGCACTCAACCTGCACTTCGCAACTTCATGGAAGAATTTTCCAGAAACTGTGGATTTATTCTCACATGTAACTTCAAAAATAGAATTATCGAACCGTTACATTCTCGGTGCTCTGTCATAGATTTTAAGATCAACAAGAAAGCGACAGCGAAGCTAGCAGCTCAGTTCTTTAAGCGCTGCTGCACAATACTCGAACAGGAAGGAATAACATATGACAAAGCGGTCGTTGCAGAAGTTATCAACAAACATTTTCCAGACTGGCGCCGGGTACTTAACGAGCTGCAAAGATATTCTGCTACTGGCAGCATTGATTCTGGTATTCTTGCCAATCTTAAAGAGACTTCCATCAAGCAGCTCATTGAGCTTCTAAAGGATAAAAACTTCACAGAGGTTCGTAAGTGGGTCGTAGAGAATCTAGACTACAACGTCAATGAGCTTTTTCGTAAGTTGTATGACACGTCTTCAGAATATCTAAAGCCAAACGAGGTTCCTGCATTTATCCTTCTTATCAGCCGGTATCAGTATCAGGCCGCGTTTGTCGCAGATCAAGAGATCAACCTGATGGCGTTCTTCGCTCAGGTGATGCTTGAAGGATTCTACGCATGAACCCGTTCGACATAATTAACGATATATCATACGCTAAGAGATACATACTAGAAGATGATAAAGATTATATACCATATATAGTCAATAACCACTTCTCATACTTTGGTGATTCCATATTCTTTGCAAACCAGATGAATATGAAATCAAATCTTGATAAGAGGCTGCAGCACGATTACTACTTTCACTCGCTCCGTAAGAGTAAGAGAAAGACAAAGTGGGCAAAGAAAGAAAAGTCTGATATCTTAGAGTGTGTGCAGAAATACTATAACTATGGACCTGATCAGGCCAAAGAGGCAATTAGGCTGTTAACTAAGAAACAGATAGACTATATTGTAGACAAAGTAACTCCAAAGGATTAATTCTTATGAATTATAAATAATCAGTGCATAATAATAAGAAAAGGTTTAACTATGAACAATATTTTAGAATCTCTAGTAGAGGTAAAGATCGATGGAGAAGAGTCCTTCTTAAAGATCAAAGAGACCCTCACTAGAATTGGCGTGGCTTCTCGGAAAGAGAATAAACTCTATCAATCTTGCCATATCTTCCATAAACAAGGACACTATTACATAGTACACTTTAAGGAAATGTTTATCATCGACGGAAAGCCGTCAAACTTCTCAGAAGAAGATATGGGTCGTAGAAATAAGATCGCAGAACTACTTCAGGACTGGGGCCTATTAACGGTGCTAGACGAAGAAAAGATCAAGTCTCCACTGGCTCCTATGAATCAGATTAAAGTATTAAACTATAAAGAAAAGAATGAATGGACTCTAGAAGCTAAGTATCAAATAGGTCGTAAACGAGTGAACTAATGGAGAAACTATATTATGTTTGGATTTACAGTGAAGAAGAAAGTAGAGACTCCTGCGGAGCAGAAGCTCGAAGAAATTAAGAATATCCTGTTTCCACCTTCTGAGACAAAAGAAGTACCAGATAAAGAATCAGGTGAGATGTTGAAGTATCAGGTGGACTACACCATCGATATGAATCTAGATTCAGCCTTGTATGATATCAGAGAGGGTTACGCAGACGCCCCGGTTCAGAATACTATCCAAGACGCGATAGACAGACTAATTAAGATTAGAAAGATTCTTGAAGCCGATATGGAGCTAGACCCAGAAGCCAACTACATCATAGTAGACAACAAGTACCAAGAACACGATATCCAAGCCTCGGAAGATAATAGTTGACAAAATCTATAGATATGGTATAATATATCTATAGATTGGAGATCGACATGTCTATGCACCTCTTAGGTCCTTGGTATACCACCACAAATACTAAGAAACGCGGCAAGAAATCTAACACGTCTAAAGCTCTAGTATCTAAGCACGACCAGTGGCTTCTTAAGAACGGCGTGCACCCAGAGCAAATCAAATTAAAAAAATCAGTTGACAAGAACTGGAAAACAGATTATAATGAATCTATGAAGGTTGATCGTAGCGGTTATGTTTCCGCAGGTCTGTCAGGTTCTAAGTCTGCCTGCGCCAAGCGTGGCGTTATGGCCAACCTTCATAAAGAAAAGCCTGAAGTCAGAGAGGCTATATTAGAGAAAGCGTCACGCGTGATGCCGCTCTATAACAAAGGTGGTTTGCAGCTACTATCACCTTCTGACGATCTAACTAAAATTGGTACCCTATCTCGTAGGGGTTGAATATAAGATGGAGAAATGAATGACGACTAAGACTAATGCACTAGTTAATGCACTCAAGAATGGTGAAGAACTTACTTCGGCTCAGATTCGTTCGCGCTTTGGTATCGCTAACGTAACTGCGGCTATTCACTATATTCGTTCGAACCTAGGTTACGCCGTGTATCTAAACGAACGCAAGAACTCAAAGGGTGAGACGCTTACTAAGTATCGCATTGGTACGCCTTCACGCAAGGTCGTTGCGGCTGGTTATCGCGCTCTGACTGCTGGTTTCTAATAATATATATAGTTGAGGCAGCTTCGGTTGCCTCAACATACTTTAAATATTTTTTAAGAGATTATTATGGGTTGGCCTACAAGGTATAGATGTAGAAAATGCACGAGATCTACTAGCAACTATCCAATATTTTGTGATAAAAAAGATTGCCCAGTAAAGCATGATTGGCTGCAAGATAATGTGTTTGGTTTGGTATTGTCAATTGTTTTGATAATCGGTTGGTTTGCTTTTTGGGGCTACGCCATGTTTGGCTCTAGATAGCATGTTAGTTTATTTCCCGATAGCTCAGTTGGTAGAGTAGGTGACTGTTAATCACTTGGTCCTTGGTTCGAGTCCAAGTCGGGGAGCCACTAAAAGAGTAATTTACTTTTACTCAAGATGTTGTATAATAAGGTTAGTCGCTCAATAGACTCGCGTGAGTCCATGGTTAGCTCACAATTAACTGGAGAAAGACTATGAAAAAGAAAGTTATCGCACTACTCACAGTCATTGGTATCTCAATCGCGGCGATCTCACCAGCTAGTGCTTGGTATCGCGGAGGCTGGGGTGGTGGCTACTATGGCGGATACGGCTATGGCGGTTACGGTGCCGCACTAGGTATCGGCGCTGGTGCCGCACTGCTAGGTGGTATTATCGGCGGCGCGATCGCTAACGGTGGTGGCTACTATGGTGGTTACTATCCTTATGGCGGCAGTTACTACGGTCCTTATGGCCGTCCTATCTATGGTTATCCTTATGGTGGCTACTACGGGTGGTAAGATGAAAAAGTTATTCTTGACTGCGTTCTCTATTCTAGCTCTGACCTCTGCGGCTAGCGCTAATGGAGATCTAATGATCGATCCAGATATTGGTCAATACAACTACATCGACAATCGTCGAGTCGTAGAGCGTAAGACTATAGTTAAGAATAGGACAATCGTAAAACAAGTGCCGGTACCAGTTCCAGTACCACAACCTTATCCAGTTCCGGCACCAGTCGTCGCAGTACCAGCATCAGCGATGCCAGGATATATTCCACGTTGTCGCATGCAGAGGGCGCAGCCTCTAGTAGATCCTGTGTATGGTACTGTAGTAGACTATATGTATGTAAGAGTTTGTTTTTAAGAGTAAGCTGCTGTAGCTCAGCTGGCAGAGCAAGGCATTAGTAATGCCTAGGTCGGGAGTTCGAATCTCTCCAGCAGCACCACTCCTCAAAGGATATATCATGAATGAAGATCTTCTACGCAGGCAGGCAATATTTCGAATGGTCGTGTTCGTTCTTTTAATGATGACGATTGGTTTTATCGCCGGTGATTTAAACATGCTAGATGGTGGTAATTAATGGCGCAGCTGCTGATGTGCAGTCCGGACCTATTTGGTGTGGACTATGTGATTAACCCATGGATGGAAGATCAAATCGGAAACGTAAATTCTGATAAGGCCTTGTCACAGTGGACAGATCTATATAATGCACTCAGCAGGGTCGCCGTCGTTAGACTCATAGATCCGGTACCGGGTCTACCGGACATGGTGTTCACCGCCAACGCCGGTCTAGTAGTGAACAACAAGTTTTTTCTCTCTAGATTTGCGCACAGCCAGAGACAGAAAGAAGAGAAGTATTTTAGAGAATGGTTCCTGAAGAACGGCTGGAACGTAATAGAGCAGGGCAAACACAACTTCGAGGGTGAGGGAGACTGTCTAAGAGACAAAGAATATCCTTATCAATATATCTCACACGGCTTCAGAACTCGTCAAGAGTTTCACGGCGTGCTTAGTTCTTTTGATATAGACAACATGCCTCTAAAGCTAGTGGACCCGCGTTTCTATCATCTAGACACGTGTTTCTGCCCGCTGAATAACGGCGAAGTGCTGTATTATCCAGAAGCCTTCGATGAGAATAGCAGAAAATTTATCACGAATAACTTTGATACTGCTGTAGATGTCACTGAAGAAGAGGCATTGACTTTCTGCTGCAACGCGGTAGTAGTCGGTGAAAACATATTCATGCCTAAGTGTAAGCCTGTAGCAAATATACTAAGAAACACGCTGAACTATACCGTCCATGAGTTTGACATGTCAGAATTCATGAAGTCTGGCGGCGCATGTAAGTGCCTGGTACTGCATCTGGACTAATGATTACTTCCAAAGATAAGAAGCATATGGCCTTCGTAAGAAGACTAGCCATAGATAACGTCGACTCGCAGACTAGAGCAAAACTCGCTGCGTGCATAGTCGTTCGTAACGATATAATATCTATTGGCCAGAATTCTTATAAGTCTCACCCACTCCAGAAGAGATTCTCAAAGCACATAGAGTCTATATTTAAGCACGCGGAGGTAGACTGTATTATCAACGCTCTTAGACATGTCGATGCCGATAAGTTGTGTAAAGCTACTCTTTACGTTTATAGAGTTAAAAGACGTTCAAAAGACTCGATTGACTGGGTAGATGGTTACTCTGAGCCGTGTCCCGGCTGTAAGCAGGCCATAAGTCATTTTAAAATTAAAAAAGTAATATTTTCTACCGACGAGGATAGAAAATTTATTAGTATAAATAGCATATCCACGTGAAGTGGTTTTATCATCTAAGGAGATAATATTATGTTAAATGGTTATAAGACATATATTGTTGCCACACTAATCGCAGTTTTTGGTGTTCTTGCACAGTATGACTGGAATGGTTTTCTTAACGATCCAAAAGCCGGTTGGGTAGCTCTTGCGTCTGCCGTGATCATGGCAATCATGAGATCGATCACTCAGATCACCACTGTCAAAGAAGCGTTATATACCGACCCACCAAAGCCAAATCCAAAACCAGTTATAAAAAAGAAATAAATGACCCAATATATTGTAAACAATCTATCGGAGCATAAAGGTGCTCTTCATATTCCATCTGGCTCAGTAACAATGAGCCAGATCATTCAGGCGTTAGAACTTGTAAAAGATATTGATTGGTCTAGTTTAGTAAAAATAATCGAAAATAAAGACGAACAGCTGGCTGTATTAACTACGGCAGAAGATGTAGCGAAGATTATCGCTCCATTTGTACCACAAGCCGCTTTAGCGGTTGGTGTTATAGAATTTCTAATATTTTTATCTAAACACACGCATCCCGCTCAACCATACGATGTTCCTGGATATCATTGGGATATGCTATATGGTTGGGTTCCAAATAATCAAGGAGAATGAGATGAGAAAATATATTGCACTACTAACAGCAGGTGCTTTAGGACTGGCAGTTGCTGGTTGTAATGCGCCCTCAACCGGCACAGTCATATCAACGACCACAACTGTCGTTAATGACGTCGCCGCTGTCACAAAGACTGCTTGTGGATTTGTTCCTGCTGCAACTACGATCGCTCAAGTTCTAAATGCATCTTCAACAGTTCTAACTGCAGCTCAAATTGCACAGATAATCTGCCAGGCTGTTAATGCCACTCCAACTACCACGAAAGCAGCAAGTAAAGCAATTAGTCCTATTCTACTAGAAGTAGATGGTAGAGTTGTTGTCGTGAATGGTTATTTCACAAAATAATTTTTATATAAATAGTATTAACAAGGCCGACTCCTCTGATCAAAAGATCAAGAGTCGGTTTTCTTTTTGTATAAATAGTAGGCAGCGTGCGCCTTAAACTTGTCTCTGTTGAATAGATTATGCTCATTCAACAGAGAAAGGGAAGATGAAAACTAAGATAAGCCATTTCTTCGGCAATCAAGAAGATCTAGACTTACAGATTATCAAACTATCGCTTGACCTAGAAACATCAAAAGAATCAGAAGCCCTTGATAAAGGCTGGCTGGTGTATGATAATGTATGGTATACTTGCAGATCGTCTAGAATAAATGTCGATGAATATATAAATCAGATTAATTCTTCTAGTTCAAAGAAGAAAGTAAAGAATTACTCTTTTGAATATAAAGATAAGTTTATAATAGATGATTCTGTTCTAAAAGTATATAATAGGTTTTTAGAGATTAAGAAGTTTAAAAAGTTCTATCCATTAGAAACAGATATGGAAAGAAGTTCTGGGGTATTCGTATATAATAAAGATAAAGAACTAGTGGCATACACCAAGATGGTAAAGTATGACGGTGGTATCGAGAGTCAATTTACTGTATGGGATTATTCTGAGCCAAAAGCTTCTATAGGCAAATATCTAGTAGACTATGAGATAGAAGCAACTAGAGCGCTTGGGCATAAATATCTTTATATCGGGCCGGTATATGGAATGAACTCTATCTATAAAATGAACTTTAGCGGGTTCGAATGGTGGGATGGAGAGAACTGGTCAAAAGATGAGCATGAGTTGTTTAGTATTTTAGAAAGAGATTCTAACATTAATACATTAGAAGAGTTGAGTAATGCATTCATTCAAGATTCACAAGTATGTAAATGATCCTAAGTTCAAGCAGCGTATGGCAGAAAAAGTCAACATAGATAGAAATCATGACGTGCCATACGTTGCTGGTTATTCAAAGGATGGTAAGACTATCTTCGTGGATCGTCATCTATTAAAGATGAAAGACGAGCATGATATTGAGCCTTATCTCTTAGTTCATGAGAAGACAGAGAAAGCGCTTATAGATCTATTTGGATTAGACTATCAGCACGCCCATCATATAGCTATGGAGCAGGAAAAAGAAGCTGTAGCTAAAGGTGGGCTGGAGTGGAGTGCGTACGAGAAGCACTATAATAAGTTCATAAAGGGATGTTCACACGAGAAACTTCAAAAGGTGTCATCCAGTCTTGACATGACACCTTATAAAGATGAGAAAGACTTTAATCTTCTCAGAGATATGGAAAAGCACGAAGTTAAGTAGTAAATATTTCTATTACTCTTGCGACATAATCAGATCTATTTTTAACAAACAGCTGTGGTTCTTCATGATCTACAGCTATCATTATTGCTATCTGTGGAATCGCAATCTTATACATCCATTCGAACATCATAGAATAGACGGTAGTCTGGAGAAAGTAGGACTCGATCCACTCTTCTTTCTTTAGTTTGCGAGACGTCTTAAAGTCTATAACTGAAGGCACCCCGTCGAACTCTGCGATGAGATCGCACCTTCCCGCCGTCTTCAACACTTTAGAATACAGCGGTAGTTCTATACCGAGAAGGTTATCAACATGCTTATCAAGAAGATGTTTAATAGAATGGAAAGCGTCCACACCAGAAGGCATTCCTCCCTTGATATAATCTTCTTCATTGAGTACGTATCTCTCAGCCATGGAGTGGACTGAGGTACCACGTCTAGCCGCTTGTGTGGAAATCTTATTAGCTTGCTCTTCTCCAACTCTCTTCCTCCATTCTAAAAGACCAGTCTTATCGAGCTTTTCACCTAAAACTGTAGTCACCGAACGAAATTTACTTCCGTCCGGTAACACATAGAATCTTCCATTATCAGTGTTCTCTGTAGTTAGACTTACTTCAGGAACTAAGTTATGCTTGAATATCTTTCTGGTACCCATTAATCACCGTATATTTCGCATCCATTCTAGCAGTGGTAATATAATTACCCGGTCTGCTTGGAGATGGTGCTACCCACTGAAGAGCAATAGGACCAATTCCTTTTGCCAAATAATATCTTGCGCCGGTCGTAGTCTTACCCCAAGATTGTTGATAGACTATAGTAAGAATGTCTAGGTATTTATCGCCGTTGCTCAGAGTGAGCTCAGGCAGCCAGGACTCCCATATCACCGTCTGCGTCCCAGTCTGAAAGGCCGGAGGATTACACGACAGCGGATCCATCTTAGGGCGATTCTGATAGAAGTTTCCTATAGTCGCCCACTCACCCCAACCTATAGGTGGGTTCATCACGACCTTTTTGCGGCCGCCAAATAGTCCACCCTTAGGATAATCGTCTCTCCATTCCATTATACCCTGTCCTGGAGTATATCTCATATACCAAGTATCCTGCCACTGCATGACAGAATTGTACTCTACATACAGCATGTCTTTCTTATCATCTGATAATAAGAAGTATGCAACGATGTCGGACATTGATCCATCAACCGCTTTATATGTGAAAGTGCTGATCTTTCCATATTCGGGTGACGGCCAATAAGATGGAACAAAGTACGTGTTACTCATGTTATGATCTTCATCTTATCTTTAAGAATGATGTACTCTTTAACAAGAGCAGATCTGACAATGTCATCTGCATCAAAATCTATTAACTCAAAAGATCTCATTCTCTTTACCACGTGCATGAAGTCTGTTAGACCATTCTTCTCATGCTCTCTAGTAAAGTCAGTCTGTCTAAAGTCGCCACAGAATATAATCTTACAGTTATGGCCAATACGCGTGATGACAGAGTCTAACTCGTGTAGTGTGGCGTTCTGCATCTCATCGACAATGACTATACAGTCATTCAGCGTAATACCTCTGATGAACGAGGTAGATATAAACTCAATTAAACCCTTACTCTTTAAATACTCATAAGAGTCTCCGCGGCCAAACAACTCAGTACATATAGCATAGTATGGGGCTTCATACACTTTGGTCTTCTCTTTAGTATTACCTGGAAGAAAACCCATGTCTCTAGTTGGAACAACAGTACGAACTATAACTATCTTTTTATAGAGTTCAGAACCGCTTAATATCTGTTTAAGAGAAAGGTACATAGATAAGAAAGATTTACCGGTACCAGCAATCCCATGTAGCATGAGATTCTTTTCGTCTTCAAACGCGTTAAACGTCAATCTTTGATTGTCAGTTAGCGGTTCTATGTTTTTAAGTCTATAGTTTAACTTTTCTTGATAGTTGTCTTTTTGTTGATGATGATCGTTTCCTTGTCTAAGAAGTCTCTTTTCCCTGCGCGTTAATCTTCTTGTTCTTGGTTCGTCTTCCATTACTGCCCTTACTAAAACGTATTCACGGTGCTCCTTGTAAAACCTTTAGAATGCTCTTTCTTAATATTTTTAAGCAAGTCACGGAAACCCGCGTCGGGTTTTGCCATACCTCTGCCAGAAGAGATCAAAGGAGCTCCGTTTACTAGTTGAGTGACATTTGGATTTTCATCCAAATACGTATCAAGTGCGGAGATCGACATGAACTCCTCATACTCTTCACCGGTGTCATTGTTTAGAAACTTGTAAGTAGGCATTTAAACGCTCGTCGAGTCTAGATATGGTTTCTTTATAGAAGTCGCGTCGAGCGGCTTCTTCTTAGCCATGTGAGAATTCTTTCCCATCGTGCCAACGACCATAGGTGCGCCGTTGATGAGAACTTGAACGTGAGGGTACTTCTCGATCTTTGCTTCCATCTCAGAGATCGTCATGAACTCTTCCCACTCTTCTTGTGTCTGTGTGTTAAGTAGTCTGTAAATAGGCATTACTTTTCAAACCAATCTTTGTCGTATTCTTCGTTGTAATCGTCTTCAGCTTCTAGAAGCTCATCGATGTTCTTAGTGCGAAGAGCGTGCTCTACTCTTTTTTCTTTTCTCTTTACGAGATACGCACTCGTCGAATGATTAAACTCTTCATTCTCGCTGAAGTCATTCTTTCTAAATTTCTTCAAAGTCGATTTACTCATTGATTAACCCCGGTAGTCCTTCTTTTACATGTTGAAGTGTGATACCGTTGAACGGCATCTTCTTGTCTTTAATAGCACATAATAGTTTTGCGTCGTTTGGATCTACTCTCTCAAGTAGCTCGATAAACATAGTCTCACGCTTGTTCTGGTTGAGCGTGTCATGAAAGCCTTTAATATAGTAGCGAAGTTTTTCACACTCTTTGATTAGAACGTGTTGCTGGTCTACGAGGTCGTTTGGCTTGTATGGAGGCTCACCGGGAGGAAGAAGCCACTCGACACTTGGATCGAACGCGCCCTGTAGAATAATACGTAAGGGTAAACTATCATTGTGTTTAATCGCGTCGATCTTCTCTTGTGTTCTTTTTAATTTTGACACTTTCTCGAGAAATTCATATAGACTAATTACCATCTAACTCTCCTTAAAATTCACTGATGTATTCAGCTAGGTTCTTTAGCTTGTTGACTATAAAATAATTCATTAGTTTTGAGCGATCTTTACCGACCTGCTCATTGTACTGATTCAATACTTTTTCTTTGATTTCGTTTGGGATGTAACTTAGATCGATAAGTTGTCTATTACGACAGAAGTTGCGATATGTTTTCTCGTCGTAGTCTTTTCCCGGAATACTATTTAATAGCTGCTCCATCTTTTTAGCGGTCATTGGTTTCTGCCTCGTACCGACGACAAAACAGTTATCGTCTGAGAGTACGTTTGGAACACCATCGCCAGCATCACCCTTCATGATATGCTCACTTAAGAACCTATCCGGATCATTATGGCTAATGACTTTCTTTCTGACTGGATCATATTGACTAACATTAGCAAACTTATGAAGCTGTATAAAATCTTTATCTCCTGATAGGATGAGGATCTTCATACCGGTATTTATATTCTGACCAAATTCAGCCACGAGAGTGCCAATAATGTCGTCAGCCTCAGCAGACTCAACGTCTATTACCCTATAAGGAAAGAACTCTTTGAGCTCAGCCCTGATCTTGTTCATGCACTCGAAGATATCTTTCCAGTTTAATTCTGACTCGGCTATGGCTTTCTTACGGTTAGCCTTGTAGTATGGAAACAGCTGCTTGCGCCAGTAGTTGGTGTTGTCACACGCTATTACCAGTTCTCCATACTCTGCTGAGAACTTCTGCTTATACGAGCGTATGGAGTTTAGTACCATATGTCTAACCATCGCCTCTTCCACGTGGGCATTTAGATGGTTACCAAGCTGAACCATAAGATTGGACAGCATCACCTGATTCAAATCGACGATAATCACTTTATTCCTCGCTTTTGTGTTCTTTCAGATCTATAGTTATACTATCTGCTATCTTAAGAGCACCCTCTTCATCCGCATCGTCTAAGAATATATTTTCAGTTATTTTCTGAAACGGATGATATATATCATAGTGTTTACACAACATCGATCGTAGAGCCTCTACGAAGAAAGCCCCGTCCTTGATATCTGTCTCTAGATCTTCTTCGTCTGGATAAAACCCAGCGATGTCCAGATGAGTAAAGATAATTGGAATGATGGTGGCGATGGTCTCTTGAATGTGATAGAGATTCATCTGCTCGACGTTGTGGTCGATCTCATCTATAGAGATCATCCTACTTAGATTCTTATTTTCTTTTGGAAAGAGGATTACATTGTTGCTCATGATTATATTATACCATATTTTCCATTAATTGTAAATTATATTTATAGTCTTTCATAGTTTCTTACGTCGTCTACGACTTTGATATTAGTTACTAGTGCTAGTAGATCTGTGTGAGAGAAGTTTAACTCTGTAGTGTGAAATACATATGCTGGGTGTATAATAAAAGTACCAGCATATGGTCTTATAGCGTGTAACATGTTGTGATTAAGATATCTACTACGCTGTGGTATAGGATCTAAGAGATGGAGACGGTTTCCTGCCATCTTTTGATGTGTTTTTTCACCTTCTTTAGTAAGGCATTCTCCTACTTGCACGAACAGAACTGCTACGTAGTCCACTGATCTATGTGTATGTGGTTTAGAATACTGTAAATGCTTAAACTTTCTTAAATTAGTAATTGCTTCAAACACTATTTTTTCTGGATCAAAGAATCCTTCAGATTTAGCCATCTCTAGCATGCGATCTTTTAGCATCTTCTTAAATAGTTGACAAGAAGGACGAGGATCGGACAATAGATTATAAGAAGTTTCTGGATTTTTACGCATCTCTTTTGGTAGATGCGCCTCAGGGTGAAGAGATTCATACTCTTCGCCAATATCTATTATATCCTTTATAAATTCAGGTGTAACTTCTGCAGCGTATTTTTCGTAAAGAAGATTAGTTTCCCATAGATTTCTAATCATAGTTTTAAGCTCTTTAAATCCTTTACTGTAAACTGCTTTCTCATATACTGAGCCATGGCATGCATTAGGATCTGATGACAGTCTTCAACGACGCCATAGTTATTAGACTTAACATGAACTATATGATCTGCAAGATTTCTTCTTAGAATCTGACCGCCATCAAATCCGACGAACGCGATGGTGGTATACTCTTCATACTTTGCCTGCTCTAGAGCTTTAATGATGTTCGGAGAGCTACCTGAAGAAGTAATAGCAACTACCGTGGCTAGGTCTGACTGGTGATACTCGATCTGCTTAGAGAACACCTGCTCATAACTCATATCGTTAGCGATCGCGGTCATTAGAGCCATGTTGCTTGCTAGATTAGTGACGTTTGGCCAGATGTACGTGTCTTCACCGACGCCCTTAGTATGGTCGCACGACCAGTGTTCTGCGATAGCCGCTGATCCACCGTTACCGATTGTGAGGATTTGTTTTCTTTGTTTAGCGCATTCTACGATGTGGTCTGTTACAGTTTTTAATACGACTTCATCGACCGTATCGAGAGCCTCGTCAATCATCTTCTGATATTCTTTAAACATCAAATAGTCTCCAGAGTAGATCCATGTTTGGCAAACCTGAACTTAAATCTCTCGTGCTGCTTCATAGCTTCATTCACTCTATTCTTGTATTTATCAGGAACATAGACTAGCAAGTATCCACCTCCACCTGCGCCTAGAATCTTTCCACCAAGCGCGCCGTTACGCATGGCTTTGTCATACATCTCATCGATATGCGGATTACTTACGTTATCTGACAACTTCTTCTTTATCTGCCAGCCCTGATCAAGTAGACTTCCAAAGTCATCTATCTTCTTCTTTTGCAGCAGTTTAACAGACGTCTTAGCTAGTTCTACCATAGACTTCGTCTGCTCTATATTGACGTTGTTCTTTAAGTTTTCAACCTGTTTTGTTAAAACAGAAGAAGCTTGTCTGTTTATGCCGGTGTTAAAAGCTAGTAGATTACTATCGAGCTCATACATGGCGCTTGGATCGATATCTACAGGCTTAATTCTAGTCTCATTGCCGTGGAAGTATATCGTATTAAACCCGCCATAAGCAGCCGCATACTGATCCTGCTTGCCGATTGGTTCATTGCATCTTACTATCTCGATGTACGAAGCAAGTTCAGCGAGCTCTTTGTGATCTATGTTCTTGTTGTGTATGATTCTATAGACAGCGTTTATTAGTCCTACAGTAAATGTGGACGAAGACCCTAGTCCCGTTCCTTTGGTGGGAACGTCTGAGAACGACGCTATCTCAATGTTTGATGGGAATTCAAAATGTTTAAGAGTCTCTCTGACCCTGTCGTGTTTAACGTCTTCTAATTTATCGGTCTGCTCTAGTACCGAATAGATGACCCTGATATGATTTGCGACACAGCGATTAACAGCCAGATATATGTAGCTATTAATCGCTGTAGATACGACCATTCCCTCGTTGTTCTCATAGAACTGTGGAATGTCAGAACCTCCTCCAAAGAAGGAGATTCTGAGTGGTGTTTTTGTTACGATCATGTTCTATACGTAAACATCTCTGATGGGGTCTTTCTAGACTCTGCGGTAGGATACTGTTCTCTCAGCTCAAGCATGAGTGACTCCCACTGCGCGCTTATCTTCTTTAGATTGAATCGCGTATCAGCATATGCCTTAACAAACTTCATATAGTTCTGAAGATCAGGGTTATTCACCTCCTGAATAGCCTTGTCAAGGTACTTATAAAACGTCTGTGCGTGCTCTTCTGGCTTCTGACTAAACTGATACATGAACGTCGTACCACCAGAAGTATCAGGAAGCGCGGCTAGGTTTGGATGAACTGCAAGTAGTCCAGCAGACATCGATTCAATTAGTACCCTACAAGACGTCTCAGGCCATACGCACGGGTAGGCAAGAATATGCGCTTTCTGAATATGCTCTTTAAGCTTCTCCTGCGGGGCAAAGCCGTGGTATGTCATATTTGGATGGTTGCGAATTTTGTCGTACAGGGGTTCAAAGTGCTGATCTGCCTCGTCCCAGCCGTAGATCTTAAAACTAGAGAACACGTCAAGATGAACGTTCTTGTGCTTCTGCGCTAGCGCGTCTACTACAGGAATCAACAGTTCTAGACCGCGTTGTGGGGTAGAGAAATAGATCAAATTTACTTTATCTGGATCTTTTGCTACGAGCTCAATAGGTTCGACCGGGGTCTCAATGACCTGAACCTTTGAGTCTAGCGGGATACCGAGTCTATTATTAAACTCCTGAAGCTGCCAGTTAGAGCTGAACACCATCTTATGAAAACGATTTCTGCTGTTTTCTTCTTTAAAGTGCGCGCACTCAGGATCGTGAGCGAGGTCGTGAGCCCAATAGATTCTAATCTTATCTTCTTCTAGATCTCTAATACGAGAAGGCACGATCTGAAATTCTTTTCCTAGCTCTTCAGGAATATACTTACCGATGCTTCTCTTTGTAATCTCAGTGCCGCCGTGAGACTTAGCAGAGATTTCATTTTCTTCAACGAACGCCATTCTTAAACTCCATTTCAATTATAGCAACTGCGGCGGCTAAATCCGACGCGACATGATAAGGTTCACTCATATCTATATATTCTTCTGGTGGATCATACGCGTGTTCGTTACCGACTAGTATTGTCGTCAGCATACACTTGTTTCCTGGAACGATGTCTTTCCATCTATCACCGATCATATAACTACCCTGAGAATTGATCTCATAGATGCGCATGAGTGAGTCGATCATACCCGTGTTTGGCTTATAAAGATTAGTATCTTTCTTAAGCGCGTATAACACGTGATTCACACCTAGTTCTTCTTCAAGATATTCGCAGATAGAGTCAAGCTCTACTATAAACATCTCACCGTCTAATACGCCAGGCTGATTTGTCACTACGAACACAGAAAAGCCCATGTCTTTTAATCGTGTAATCGATTCTTTGACATGTGGATATAGTCTATCTTTAAATTCAGCGAGCGTCCATGGTGAAGTCATTCTGCCGTCTGATCTTAGCACTAGACTATTGATTACACCATCTTTATCTAAAAATACGGCTTTGCACATCTGTTTCTCAGTTCTGTAGTTGAATAGCTGTGGTATCTGTCTAAGAATACTATATCGATATTTCTAATTTTACAGATATCTATGCCAGTTATTGGTTTATTCCTATCAGAATAGTCAGCGCCAATAAACCTCTTTTGAAGATCTAGCAAAGATAATATATTGACTAGATCTTTTTCTGTGTCATATGGGATAATATTATCCACACACTTGAGTGCGCTAAGCTGAACATATCTCTCAAATACAGTCTGAGAGGGCTTGTTCTTTGAGTAGGGTCTATCTACAGTCGGATCAGTATGTAGACCAACATTAAGCCAGTCACAATTATCTCTTGCTTCTGTAAGCATGGCGATGTGACCTACGTGTAGAAGATCAAACGCCCCAAAAGTTATACCTACTATCATGTTTATCTTTCTAGTAGTTATCTATCACCTGTACGTATTCTACAGAATCGACGCGAAACGATCTCCAACCTGCGTTCTGCAGATCCCATACCGCAAGTACGTCTTTATTCTGCGTATGAAAATCTTTCACCTTTGGCGCTTCTGAGTTCGTATAAGACTCAGGAAGCACGTCCGGACGAAGCGAGCATCTCATAGCTCTCTTCTCACCATTCACTTTAGTAAAATAGACCTCACACACGTTTTCAGTGAGATCGTTTAAGAGTACGTCGCGATCATATTTAACAGTCATTTTAAGCTCCAAAATAGTCTTCAACTAGAAGCTTGCGATTGTCTAGTCTCTCTTCGGTGATGCACTTGAACAGCTGCTCATAGCCACCGATATTCATACCATCGATGACGATCACCGGGAAAGTCTTAGCTTCTGGAAACTTTGATAGAAGAATCTCTCGAGTAAAGTCTTCATTAAGCTTGTACTCAAAGAAATCTTTACCGTGTGTGTTTAACAGCTGCTTAGCCTTCACACAGTTAGGACAACCGTCTTTTGAATAGATCTCAATAGCCATTGAAATACGCCTCCCAATACTCTCTAATGGACGTGATCAACTTAGGATCATATCCCTTCGAAGCCATATCATTCTCTACTAAAATTTCTAGATCACTCTTCCACATATATTTCTCCATATTTAGACCTGTATTTATATTATCACACTCGATATCAGATGTCAACAAAAAAATACTTGATTATTCCGATCCCATATATTATAGTTATGAATATCTGAATTACTATAAGAGACCACTTTTTCCAGTGCACGCCCATGATAAACCACAGTAGGTTTCCAACCAGGCTGATATAGATGTTGAGCGGAAAGATATTAAAAGACGTAAGAGCTACGCCGGCGACTAGTGTTACAGTCGCCAGCCATTCTATAACGACAAATATCTTACTTGATCTTTCTGACATAAGATGCCTTCACATTTCCTTTTCGAAGGGTCTCAAATCCATTAATGAAGAGATAGTCTCTCTCAATCATATCGTGGTCGTACATCCAGATATCGTCAAACACATAGACTGACCCTACCGGTGACTTTGGCAAGAAATAATTTAGCTCATCGATCACAGCCTGATTGGTGTGGGGACCGTCATAGAAGACGAACGCGAACTTATCTTCTAACTTCTTTTCTTCGTCATACACTGGAACACCGTCCGGATAGCGAGCAAAAAACTCAGTATCTTCAAGACAGAAGAAAGTAAAGTTAAGTCCTTTAGAGAAACCATAGTAGTATAGAGATGGAATTACTCTATTTCGCATCGTGTTTGTGTAATCAAACTTCGTTGAAAATGAAACATCTTTAGACATCGGATCACCTTCTACCTGATGTTTACCAGGATAGTGAATAGATGCATTGATGTTTGTGATCTCGAGATCGATGTTTCCATATGGATCGATACAGAACATCGATCGGTTAGTATCACCGCTGTGCTCTAAACAGTCCATGACCATTCTGGCCGATCCGCCGCGGCGAGTACCGATCTCAACTACAGCGCCCTCAACACCTTTGATAACAGGAACTGCGTCTACTAGAATCTCATACTCGGTACTGTCAGTATTAAAAACTTCATCAGGATTAAATCTAATCACGGTCATTTTGTTCTCCACTTAGTAAAAATCAACGATCTCGTCAGCTATTCCAAACTTGATTGCTTCTTTTGGTGTTAACCAGACGTCTTCTGCTGGCAGTAAATATTTCTTTATATTAGCTTCTGTCTGACCAGTACAACGCTTATAGTGTTCTACAATCCTTTGACTGGTATTATTGAACTCTTTAACTTGAGCCATTAATTCGTGTTCTTTGCCAATAGAACCCCAAGAAAACTGGTGCGATAAGATCGCAGTGTTTCTTGTAATATATCTATGTCCTTTAGCGCCGGCTATGAACGTCAACAGACCGCACGACGCGATCTCACCTAGTCCATATGTGTATATAGGTATTCTAGAACCCTTCATCGTATCGATGAGTGCGAACGCAGAAGGAACTTCACCGCCAGGAGAATTGATGATCATTTTAATCTGTTTTGGTCTATCTTTTCTCATCAAATTTCTAGCAAGTATATATTTTAAAGCGTCTCCAGTTGAAGAAGCGTCAAACGTAGAATTAAAAAGATAGTAATGAAAGTCTTCGATGTCTGGAATTTCTGATTTTTCTTTTTCTTTGTCTAGACTCACGTATCTTCTCCATTGTCGGGTGAAAAGGGAGGCACGGACATTGCCTCCCTAGTTGTTTATTTCTGAATATGAATGTGGTCGTAATGACCAGGCACTCTCCAGAGAACCGTGTAACCAGCAGCTCTTGCTTCAGCCGCTAGCTGATCAAATCTATGCGCATATTGTGAACTGGCTTCACGCACGCCACGGCCGACATTAATATCGATCGCATTACCGGAGTAGTGCGCCGAATGATGTGCGTGTACGTGATGAACTCCACCAAAAGACGGATGTTCAGATACGCGGAAGCCTCTATGCTGCAGTTCGTATCCGTATGCTACAAGCGAACCTGAAGCATGTCCGAAACCATACTGCTCTTCTTCGTGTTGTTGATAAGCACGTGCTTGTTTTCTTGTGCGAAATTTAACACGTGGACTAACGGACCACTCTTCTCCATTCGATGAAGTGCCACCGAGTAGCTCGGCGAACGGGTTCTCATAAGTCTCTTCTAAGTTTGTTGAATACTGAGTATTCTTGCTGTGACTGACTCTTGCTTCTGCAGTTTCGCTTATCGCGAAAACCATAGTAGCTACAGTCGCAGCTAGGATAATCTTCTTCATATATTTACCTTTCTTTTATGCGTAACCGACTAAGTCACTGCACTTGCATATGTAATCGTGCTGTTCCATGGGATTTAAAGCCGAGAGCATTGGCTACGTTTTGATTTACGTCGAGTGTTCTACCTCTGACGAATGGCCCTCTATCGGTTACGACGGCTGTTACTGTCCTTCCGTTGGCGGGATTGGTAATCAATACCCTAGTACCAAACGGAAGAGTTCTATGAGCTACACCATAGGTGGCTCTCATACCCGAAGCTGTCCGTCCACTTCGGTCATTATACCACGAGGCGTTATGACGCCCAGTGGAATAGATATTTATATGTTTAGAGTGTTTACCTTGACTCACCTGTTCTATCTGAGATCCTCCAAATAGATCATCTACAAATCCGGCCTGAGCGGTATTCCACGTACCAAACACAAGCGCCATTATAAAAATCACGTATTTCATATTATAGCCTTTCAGATATTGGTACTCCTGACAGGACTCGAACCTGTAACCGCGCTGTTATGAGCAGCGAGAACTGACCAATTGTTCTACAGGAGTATTAGATGAAGTTAAAGTTTAACACCACTTTTCTGTTGGTGTAGGTCGGTGAGCTACTAGAATGATACTGATGCCCATTAAAGAAGATTGAAGAGTTTTCTTTTGGTGATACCCTAGTAAACTCTGTGACATTATTTTTTAATACTTCTTGTAGGTAGAAATCAGCCGGCTGACCGTCGTCCGGATTATAAAACTCATTATACAGTATGGTATCACCATCATTGTTGTTAAAATATAGCAGCCCAGTCATATGTCTATCATCCATGTCTACGTGTGGTGGATGAATATGGCCAATAGGATTAATCTGCAGCATAGTCAATCTAATTCTAAGAATAGCGTTGACTTTATATCCGGCGGTATCAGCCAGATGCAGAATACACGCTTCCGCTAAGTTTGTAATTTGAGAATTACTTCTTCCATCAAAGTAAGCTAGGTGATAGAAGCTGTAGCTAAACTTATCCTCATTAGACCTATACGTGGTCTCATTATAAAACCAAGGAAAGTTTCTATCAAATACTTCATTCTTGAATCTGTCAAATAGCTGTCTTGGCAGAGCGTTTTCACGTTGAATCATCATATAACCTATTAATTGACTATTTGCGTATTATACACTACTTCTTTAGAAATGTCAAATGATTCTTTCTCACTTTACACATTATCCAAGAGTTATACCAGTCATCTGACTCTAACACGCTATTTTCGAACTGGTATTTTGCCTCGAAGTATGTCATCTCACCCTTAGAAGAGCAGAACCTTATAATTTCTCTACTAAAATTATGTTTTCCTAGTAGGTTGACGTCTTCATTTAATTTATCGTTAGAGCCGTAGTATTCTTTCCAGTCAGACTCTACCTTGTACCTCTTCTTCTTGCCTTTTATCTGTTTAGTCTTGGCGAAGTAGAAGTTCTTTTTGCCGATATATTTGCGTTTGGTGCGGAGATTTTCTATTATATAGACGAATCCAATAAACTTTTCGGGTATATTCTCCAATACTTTTTCTTCATAAAACCAAGTCATAAGATATCCTAAAATATAAATAAAACGTAGATCGCAGAGCGGGAACTCTCATCTACTCTAACCCTGCATGGAGGATCAGCATATGATTATTTATATTCCATATACCTATCTTATTGGATGGTCAAAATACAATATATGGTATTATGGCGTAAGATACGCCAAAGGATGTCAACCCTCAGATTTATGGACATCTTATTTCACTTCTTCAAAACTTGTTAAAAAGGCTCGATCAGAATATGGCGAGCCTGATATTATCCAAATCCGTAAAACTTTTACAAACGAAAACAACGCCAGAATATGGGAAACTAAAGTTCTTCGAAGATTGAAAGTTGTTTTAAGAGAAGATTTTATAAATCAAACAGATAATATCGCAATTTCCATACAATCTGCTTCAGTTCCAAAACCTGGAACTTCTACCGCCATGATCGGGAATCATAATGCTTCTGGTAACAAAGGCAAAAAACAATCAAAAGATCATATAATAAAAAGGACCAGTAAATTAAAAGGAAGAATTTTCTCTCAAGAAACTATAGAAAAAATGAGATTAGCCAAAATTGGCAAAAAACAATCTATAGAAAGTAATTTAAAAAGATCAAAAGCTCTAACTGGTAAAAAACGTGGCCCTTATAAGAAAAAGGATTAATCCATGACATCCCGAATCTCCTTCGGGATATTTATCACTCATCAAAGTCGAGTTCTTCTTGGTCGATGTCTTCGTAGTAACCTACCAACCCACATATGTTCGAAATAAATTCATGGATGTCTGATATGTCTATACCATCTAGCTCGTCATCGTCTTCTGTGATCTTATTATCTCTAATAAATTCTCTACAGAGATCAAACAGTTCTGCGTCTACCTTCATTTGTTCTTCTCCTTATTAAGATAGTCCGAGCACTGTTCTTCCATGTCGTCAAACTTTCCACAATACGTCTTGATCCAGTCTGTCTTAATCATTTCTTGTGCTTCGTCTACAGTGATGATACCGTCACAGATCTCACGATGCAGTCTATTCTCTAGCTTATCTTTAACGTGGGCGTTCCACGGCTTGGTCTCATAAGACTGCGGCCATAGATTCTTAATATCGTTAGAACCGCCGAGTTCTAGCGAGATGAGATGATCAATCTCAAACTTCTCTCTAGTGCGATCTAGATGATACAAGTCGAAAGCCTGCTGCTTAGTTCTACTCGAAACGTTTCTTACAGATCCAGAATAGCCAGAAAGACAGATGTTCTCTCTAGTTCCTCTTGGATCCGCAACTCCAGGAGTCATCACTGGATTAGGTAGAATAGGCGATACTACTATTGGATCGCCAAAAGCAGTACCACACGATAAGAAAGCAAATAAGACTGCGAATTTAAATCTATTAATCATTCTTTTTCTCTTCTATTAATTGTTTTATATCCACCACCATTTCATTCTCTATAAGGTTGATACAAATCGTTGTTATTTCAATATCTTTTCTTATAAAGAACATCTTTTGATTTAGGATCTCCAGCTGTTCTTTATAATATGCTAGCTCTTTTTCTTTTCTAGCCTTAGTCTCATAGATATCAGTGAGTAGGATTATCTTACTATTCCCTGTCATGTTCCTTTTTCATTTTCCTATAGACAGCAGCGCCATACGCCTCTTCATAGAAGTCTTCTAGGCAGCCTGGATCTTGTATCTTAACTTCTTTAGAAGAGGCGATCTTAATGTCGGACACAGCTGTTCTATACCCTTCTTCGTATCCAGCTTTATAGCCGTTGTTCCAGTCGTCGTTCATATCTCACAACTCCCAGCTGTGCACGCTAGCGTCTGCGCCCCTTCAACTTGATCAGTCAACTCGATTAGAGAGTCCCAGTCGACCGTTGTTGGGATATTTATAATAGCAGCTTCGTATTCTTCTTTAGTGATAGTCTCGTATGGAGCCTGTCTATAAGTGCCGCCGTCGTATGGAAGGAACGACACGCCAGACATCTCCTCAAAGTGATCGTATACCCAAGCGCCGACTCTTGGCCACTCTTCCTCTTTCACGTTGATGGTGACGGAAGGCTTGTGCTCACACCAGTGACGCTGGTACTTCAACCAGAGCTCTAGATGCTTAATGGCGTCTACTTCTTCTCTTACTATTGAGCCTTCTGGTAGTTTCATTGGAAACGAAAAGACAGTAGTAGAGTGAGGCTTAGTAACATCAGGCTCATGAGGAACGCCAGCATCGATAAGATGTTTAGTAAGGGGATCTTTGTTGTCAGACCGTACGCGACGAATATAATAGCGGTCGTGACCTGGATGAATACCGGAAGGACTAAGAACAAGTTGGCTAACAGTTCCGGATGGTTTAACACAGGTGATAGCAGTTGACTGATTGATTCCAAGTTTCTCACTCCATTCTTTATTCGCGTCGATAGCGACCTGCTTCAACTTCTCAAGACGAGCCGGTAGATCCGGATCTTCAGGATCGTTCATAAGAGGTGAGTCGTAGATGCCTGTAAACGACACGCCTAACAGTCTCTCTTCTTCAGTATTCTTCTGCCATATCTTGCGAAGATACGGAAAGTCGGTCATCGTCGATTGAAACGTTCCCAATACTGCCGCGACTCTAATCTTTCTTGCAAGAGTTCTTTCAGTGTCATCAGCTCTGATAACGACTTCCGTGAGATTGCAGAATTGATAAGGTCTGAGGATAATCTCTGAACAGGGGTTAGTTCCGAATTCAAACGATGGATCTCTGCGGCCGTTCTTTTTAGCGACACGTTGCGATGCAGCACGGCTAAATATGCCTCTTTCTCCTGACTTGGACTCGTAGATTGATAGCCACTCTTGCATGAACTGTCCGACTTCGGGCTTCTCTGTGTAAACTGCTGAATTATTTGAAAGAGCTCTTTGAACATTTGCTTCCCACCATTGACCTGCTTTTGCATGACGCATTCTATCGTCAGAAAGATTAGAGAGTGAAATCATGGCGGAACGACGCACGCCACCGACGACTACCACCTCGCCGATCTTACACATGATATCGTGACACTCTAGCGAAGTCAACTTGCGGCCATGAGCGTTCTTAAATATGCGAACGATAAACTTGAACAGCTCGTTAAGTGGTTCTGGACCAGAAGAGCGTCCGCCGAACGTCTTAAGAACGGACCCGGCAGGACGAAGTTTAGACACGTCCCACTTTGGGATCTCACCGGTATACAACAGTGCGATCAACATACGCAGCGCCTTTGCCCAACCCTCTTTAGAGTCTCTAACTGTGATTAGTGTGTCACAGTCGTATAGTTGTTCTGGAATTTCCGGTAATTTATTAACGTACTGACGCTCAACTGAGAAGCCAACACCGGTGCCGTTCATAAGAATACACATGGCCTCATCGAACGCTTTAGGGTCGTCAATAGGTAGGTATGAACAGTTGTAGCCGGCGACATTGTCGCGATCTAGAGCCTTACCCGCCGTCATAAGTGCGCGCATAGACGGCATCACTTCAAGATTAAAAATAGCGTTGAATACTTCTTTCTTTAGAGACGCGTCGTCGACACCTACCTTGTCGAACATGTAGTCGACGTAGCGCTGGACTGTCTCTTGCCAATGTTCTCTACGATTTAATTCTGGAAGATATCTTGCGTATCTGGACTTGTGAATATATTGCTGGTAAACGTTCATTGACATTCTTCTATCCTTCGTACTTAAATTCGTTGTAATTATTTCTTCACATCTTTTAATGACGGAAATTCTTTAACTAATTGACTCCAAGCGCTACTAGCTACTTCGCGATGTTCTTTCTGAGTTCCTTCTGACATTCTTATATCGCAGTAGTGTATCCAAGATCTAAGCGTGCCATTCATATACATTCTAGAAATAGTCAAACCTTCTGGTAATACCGCTCTTGCCTGTTCTTTTGCAATACCGTTTGCTATTGCCCACTTATAGCCAAGAATACATTCGTGAATCAACTGCTCTTGTTTTACCTTCCAGTCTCTATGTAACTCTTTATCTCCAGTTTCAATAGAATTTTGTCTATTCTTTGTATCTTGCAGACGCGCTTCTCTAATACCAAAACCTAAATCTGAAGTTGGATCGGCGTAGCGCTGACTGAATTCTTGAAATGTAAATGAGCGATGTCTGAGAATCTGGCGAGCGATGTCGCGTGTGGTATTTATCTCCATGACTATATTGACCATCTCAAATGGAGACCAGTGCTTATTTTTAACAAGATACTTTAGTAGCTTATCAGCAGTGAGATGGTTGTTCTGGTTAGACGGGTTAGACACCCTAGCGACGTATGCGACGAACTCATCGACCGTCAGGGCTCTCTGTCTATTGTAGAACCATTTAGAATACTCTGTCTCATATAACTTAGGCTGTGTAACAGCGACGATCTTAGCGTCATTCATGCGATGTTCCTTTATAATTTAAATATGTCTAGCTCGGCCGTATCTTTATCTATAAGGAAAGAGACCATAGAGTATCTCACAGTATGCTCAGGCCACTCGTCTGGATAGAAGTTCGGCGCGTGAAAGTTTCTACCACAGTACACCACTGCGCTGTTGTACTCACTCGGCAGAGCCCCGTATCGCTCCCAGTGTTCGCTGTCTCTTATGCCGGTCCACGGCACGTCGGTAAACTGGTCGTACTTTAGCAGCTTGTGAAGCAGCGTGTAGTCGTCTTCAGGAATGCTAGCCGAGTCAAAGTACTCTCTGTCTTCTACCTTAAATTTATACAGTCCTGTACCGCAGTCCGGCATGTCTTTAGTCAACCATAGATTGGCCACGTAGTGCAGCGGGTCGTAGTGCGGCATGTCCTTGGCTAGCATTCCCTTATAGAATATGTTCGTGCTGTTTATCCACTCATAGGACTTAATGACCGAGGTGTCTCCGGTCATCACTCGATAGGCTCTAGTCCACAGCGCAGTCAGAAGACTAAAGTCAAAGAAGTTTAAATTCTGTCTAAACCCTGGATTCATGAAGCGAACTGAGCCGCCGTACGCGGGATATCGCTTGAGGATGTTGATGAACATCTCTGGATTCTGAAGTACGTTCTTGATGACGCAGTACTTCATCCTACTGACTGGATGCTCCATATATGAGAAGTGTATGTTAGGACTTATCTTAAACGCCTCCACCATGCTCATCCTGTCGATGGCTGCGGAGAAACCGTTTAGATTAAGTAGGTCTAACTCATTCATCAATTATCTCATAGGTCTGATCGAATATCGCAGGAGCGCACGGATAGAACTCGCCGGCTACACCCTTGATTATGTAGTCGTGGAGTCGCGCGGTCATGACTCCCTCTAGCGTCATAATCTGTATATATGGCTCAAAGTTATCGTCGCGCTTGATGAGCAGACCCTTACACCACTTTGCTACAAAATCATAGTTCTCTATAGTGAGTCTATGAGCCTCGATCTCTACCGGTTTCTTTCGCGCCCTCATGCCTTACTCCACTTCTGCAGCGCCAACTTGGCTGCCAAATCGCTGTACGTGTTCTGTTTAATTATATGACCGATAAAGTCGGTGCTTAGACCGGCTAGAACCATGTCGTTGACGTCTTTGTGCTCCATGTTATCCGGCCATATGACCACCTTATACCCGTTCATGATCGCCTTGTCTATCTTCTTAAACGTCTCTCTAGATCTAGGCTCGTTGTCATAAACTATCACCAGCTGAGATCGATCAAACCCGCGAACTGCAGATATAAGATCGCCACCTGCAGTTGCAATACTATTGTCAACAAACATAGAGTCGATCGGACCTTCCAAGACAGGAATGAGTCTTGCACGATCAACATTGTCGAGACCGAAGACTTTAGGTACGTCATCGCGCAGTACAATTGTAATGTACTTAACGTGTGAGTTCTTTTTAAGAGATCTTCCTTGGAAGGCATGCACGGTCTTATTAACGTCCAGAAAAGGTATAAGAAGACGCGTCTCATCGTGAGCCAGAGACTCAGCTGAAAACTTGTCGGGAAGAAGAGTATTGACATAGTGCATAAAATTAGGACAGCAGAAAAGTCTTGCATGGTAGGCATTAGGTATCTTTCTAGATTCAACAAACTTTTTCATCGGATGATCAGCGGAAAGCTGAGACACCTTCTTTAAACCCTTCAAAGGACCCGATGACATGAACACCGGTTTCTTCATCTTTTCTACAAACTTCTCGTACTCGTCCTGCTCTTTAGTCTTAGTGCCGGCCAGTCGCTCGAGTCTAAAGTCGTTGTACAGGACCTGATCTACCGCCTTGATGAAATTCGGCACAGACAGGGTTATAGAGCAGTTGTGGCAGTAGTATACGGACTTTCCCTGTTTCTCGATTATGAAACCACGAGCCTTACTGCTTACCCTCTTTGAGTCTCCGCAGATAGGACATGAAAAGTTATACATACTTCCGGACTTCCTCTTGAAGTTCCGTAAGCGACTGCTCAACAACCCTATGTACTTATGTTCTAACCAATCCATAATATATCCTAGTATTAATGTGTCATAGACTATTATACTAGGATTTTATAAATCTGTAAACAAAAATTAATGTAAGTTGAGGATTCTTAGTATGCTAGGACCATAAGCCATTATAAACGCAACGACTGCCAGACCACCACCGTACTTCCACATGATCTTTTCCATGTCGGCTATCTTCTCAGATAGGCGCTCGGTCTGCTCTACGTTCTGCTGCTTTATGGTCTCTAATTTGTCGTTGATTGTTTCGAAGCGAAGTTCTAACTCTTCCCTTCTTCTCTCAGCTGATATCTCTACGTTATTCAGCTGCTTTTCTTGGTGATTGAGCCTCTGGTCGTGGACTGCAATCATCTTGCTGAGATCTGAAGATATGCTCGTGAGTCGATCTACGACTTCCTCGAGTCTATCCTGTCTTCTCTCGTAAGTAGAATAATTCTCTGGCATTAGTGACTACCTCTTGTCTGATTTTCTGTCGTTCTTATAGTCACTACCTATAATGTCTCTCAGACCCTTTACTTTATTTATAATAGGCTTTCTCTTTAACATTGGTTTTAATAGTGGATCAAATCCTTGTATAGGACCGGAACTAGACGCGCCCATACCTCCAGCACCGACAGCGTTGGCCGCCATGCCGTCTTCCATCATATTCGCCTTAACGGCTTTATCTTTAAAAACATGTGGATATTTAATATCAAACTTTCTCATCAGTCTTCCTGCCATTTCATTGGCATTATCTTCTTTCCATTTATCGCTTCCAGATTTTTGACCACAGTGGATTAGCTCGTGGGCGATGGTTCTCATGATATCTATTGGATGTCTATCGGTCACTCTAACGTATATATCTTTCTTATTAGTGTGGCCAAACGCATCCATCTTGTTCTCAGAACTACCTACAAAATGAATCTTAGGAAGCGCTTTGATGCCGAGCTCTTTAGCTGCAAACTTTATGAATAGATTTAAATGATCCATATTTGCCGGCATCAGACTTTCCTTAGTTTGTCTATTATTACAGAATCCATTTCTATGGCGTCAGTGACAACGACTTCTTCTTCGCCGACGTCGTATATCTTTTCTGCCATTATATTTAATAAGACTAAAAATGGTTTTATATACTTCATCTGCTTGCTGAGCTTTAGGTATAAAATCTTATTTAGTACTTCAGGCCCAAAACAATTATTGAGAACGATGATATGATTCAGGATCAAGCGCTCCTTCAGATCATCGTTCTCAATATATCTAGTTATCAATTTTTTAATATATTTTACTCTGTTTAGATCTTCAACAAACTCTTCAGTGGTATAGTATCTCTTACCATTATAGTGTTGAGCACAGAATACAAGATAGTTATCATTAGTCAACTTTTCATTGTTCATTATATTTTCTTATTTGTTATTAAATACCAATAGCCATCCAGTTCACAGCGGTGTTTGTCGTACTATTAGCCACAAGAGTAATGGCAGTAGAGTTAGCGGTCGTGACTGCAATCGAAGAAGCTGTCGTGTTCGTCGTAGCAGTTACAGAAAACACGTTAGTCGTAAATGCCGCGCCGGTAGCAGTTGCAAACGTCGTAACGTTAGCCGTTGAGTTAACGGCTGCTATGGTTCCCCACTGTAGCATTAGACCGTTTGGAAGTCTTGAGTAACCGTTAGCGAGAGCTGCAGTATGACCCGCTACGTTCGCCGTACCAAGATTGAACGTGTTTGTGGTAATAGTGGCGTTAGCCGCGCTGATCGTGCCGATACCTAAAGACGTACACGCGCTGGAGTTACCAACTACTATCGTTCCTGAACTTCCAGCTGCGACGTTCACGGTGAATGAAGTCGCTGTCATTGTCGAGTTGCCAGTAGGTGAAACTATAGATTCTGCTGTATTATTACCAACTCCGTAGTATGTTGAGTTGCCAGAGTAGAAGTGACTTGAGTTTGAGAACGAATTAACTGTCGTATTACCAATTGTTATCACAGAAGAGTTAACAGTGACACCACCCGTGGCAGAACCGCCGCCGGCACCTGTCTGGATATTAGTATTAACGGATAACGCAGTAGCGTTTAACTGCATCATCTGAGTGACACCGACACCACCGGTGTAGAACGTCATAGTATCACCTGAACCAGCGCTAACACGACCGTTGTTGGTGACATAGTCGACTACGATACCGTCTGTATATGTGCCGTTGAACTGACCAACTGAGTATACGCCGTTCGTGGTCTGAACTAGACCATTAGTGATGAACGTGTTAGTAGTAGTGTTACCAAAATACGCGCTGTTAGCGAGTAGGTTAGCAGAGTGTGTATACACACCGGTGATAGTATAGTTACCGGTAGTAGAAACTACGTTGGCAGCAGGAGTAGAGCCAACGTAGTTAGTGTTGTTAGAGGTGAGCGTTAACACGTTTGCAGTTATAGTAGTCAGCGATATGTAATTCGCTAGATTAGCTGCTAACTGCGTGTTATTAGGATAAGTCGCGTTAATATCTTGATTTATTACCATCAAAGCGGCATTAACGAAACTATTGACAGTAATAGTACAAACAGAGGCGTTGACAGTAGTACACGCCGCGTTGTATAATACCATTATTCGATCTGTATTCGCAACAGTCGTCGTAACTGGTAGTTGTGATACTTTAAGACTATTATCTGTCATTTATATACGCCTTATACGCCTGGGAATAGTGTATTATCAGAAGTAGCATCTGCTACAGTAGCTGGAGTACCATAAGCGGCAGTCTGAGCACCGAGCGAACCGAATGCAACTAGTGTTTCATGGTGAACGCGACCTGCGCGACCACCTGCAGTAACAGTAAAGTAAGTAGTCACAGTATTACCAGCAGCAGTACCGCCGGTAGCATTTGTTACGAACAGGTTTGTTGTTGGAATCGTTGCTAAGTTGAATCCAAAGCCAGGAGTCGTTAGAGTCAAAGAAACGTTACCGCCAGTAGCGTTTGTTGAGATGCTGAACTGCGCATTACCACCTGCGACTGGTGATTTTGCGACTAGAACGTCGTTGTTGTTATAACCAGTTCCTGTGTTTGTATAAACGCCAGAAACAATTGGACCTGTACCAGCGCGGCGTAGGTTCCAACCGCAGTGGGCTCCGTGCTCGACTGAGTTATTTAAGTTGTTGTTTGCCTGCTCTGTAGCTGATACACCAAATACGCCAACAGCCACGCCAGGAATAAATGCGCTTGGTGTTGTGTTGTTGAACATAGCGACGTCTACGTTTGCTCTAGAACCGGCTGACGTGTTACCAAAATGCGCATTAGCTCCATTAACACGAACAGAGGCGACTTCGCCGCCGCCTTTAATCAAAGCCCAAGTTCCAATTGGTGCTCCGTTTGATGATTCAGTCGTAGTAGTGCTATTAGCAGTTACTGACTGATCGTTTCTACCCCATTGTGCCATAATTGTTTTCTCCTTTGAAGTCTTTTTATTCTTATTTATTCATTATCCAAAGTCAGCATGTCGAGTATGTACTGCGACTGCCTAGAAATCTTCTTCTCTTTGCCATCAACGATCAATATGCCTTCACTGACCTTATCTAATTTCGTCTTTGGCACTTGAGAGACCTGTTCAAGTGGTATCAATGGTGGTAGTTCTGGCTCTACAGACTTATTACCACTCGATATAACAGTATTAGCAATTATAGGCATTAGAGCTTCATTCCCTTTGCACTGTCATGCATCTTGTTTACAGCTGAATGTCTTTCAGCCGGCTTAAGCGAATTCAAATGAGCCACGATTTTTCTTCCATGATCTGGCGTGATAGTCGTCTTTGATCCATCGTTGTGATGGAATTCGATATGTCTACCAGCCGCGGCCTGACCTGCAACTACTTGAATGTGCTGCTTAGGATCGCGACCGGAGTGTGTTGGAGCGTCGTCATCGGCTTTCTTCGGACGACCACGAGCCTCATCAATATTTTCTTCTTTCACATTTTTCTGCATCTCTTTTGCTTTTTTGAAATGCCATCCACTACCAGGAACACCGGCTTTCTTCAATCTTCGTCCAATCTCTTTGTGCTGTTCGGGTGTAGGATTTTCGATTCTACCTTTGACGAATTCATCGTAAGATAGTTTCTTATACTCTTTCTTTTCAGTTTCTTCAATCACGCTATCAGTAAGATCGCGATCTGGAACTGTAGGTCTTACTGGGTCGCCGTTTGTAGTTGTTGACCCTGCCTTCTTAAAAGAACCTTTTTGAGTAGCGTCCTTTGACTGTCCGAGCGCTTCTACGACTGAATCAAAGTGTGCTAGTTCCTCTGCTGAGAACTCAACGTCTTCTGTAGCAGGAACTTTAGCAGTTCCTGATAATTTCTTAACAGCTAACTTCTGCATAGCTCCACGACTAGCAGTCGGGCTATGAAGTTTTCTATCGATAGGAGTACCAAAATGCATACCTGTTTCTTTACGTAGCTGATCACGAACTTCGATGCCTTTATCTCGTCGAGCAGTCTCGTCTTTCTTTGACGCTACCATATATGAACCGAGTTTAGCGCCAGAGATCTCATCTACCTGCTCTACTTCTTCTTCAACTTTCTTACCGGCGCGAAGAGCGGCGAAGTCAGCAGCGTCTATCTCGTCTTTGTCACCTGCCACTGCGGCTATCTTCTTCTGCTTAGCAGACAGCTTCTTTGCGGCTTCAAAGATGTTACCTGTCTTGTCGCCCTGCAGCGCCAAGAACGAATCTATAAGTGGGTTCTTGACTTCGTCCGTCATCTCTTCTTCTTCCTTTGCTACTAGTTTTGTTCCGAATTTCTTTTGTCTTGCTTTCTCGTCTTCGTCTTTATTCACTGCGGTGGACTTGAAAGCAGTTGGCATCATGTTCAGCGCGCGACTCGTAGGATTAGCGTATGTCATCGCTGTCGTGATGGCGTGTCCAGGATCTTGGCTTATCGCTACGTTTCCGGCGTCGTATACCTTACCAGCGTGAGCGCCTAGAGCTCCAACGACTGAAGCTACCTTTGCGATATCTTTAATCTTTCCTTCTTCGACGTGTTCTACAGACTCGGGAAGTGAATCTTTATCATTAGCTGCGCTCTTGATAGTTGGATTCCACTCTACACCAGTCTTGCCCTTTGGGTTCTTTACTTTGTCTTTATCGTCTGTGTCTTTAATAGTCTTCTTGACCTTGGGCATCTCATCTGCTGAAGGATCGTTATTCTCGTCGTCTGCTCTCTTAGCGTCCTCGTCGATTATCTTAGTCATGATCTGACCGGTCTTATTGAGAGTAGATCCAGATGATTTAGGTCCGAAGTCTTTAAAACGCGCCATGCTCTTCACCTTGCGGCGCTCTTCAGTTCCCTTAGATACGCCATCGACGTCTGCGTATTCTGCTTCTTCCTTCATCTTCTTCTTACCAGATTCAGTAGCAGATAGAGAGCCGCAATCACCTGAAGACATAGCGCCGTCTGTCGATAGATCGCCTTCTTTAATCTTCTTCTTGCCGCTCTCAGTATTAAGTTGAGCGCTTACACCACTCATATCAGATGGTGCGCATTCTAGTTTAATATCGTCTGCCTGCTTCATGTTTGTGTGTGCGCCCTTGCCGGCCGCGACGTGTCCGCCGTTCTGAGACTTATACTTTCTAGTCATAAATGTAGTAGGGGTGCCCTTTGGCTTGTCGTCACCGATAGTTCCAATTCCCTCAGCGACGTTTCTGATAGCGTGCTCTAGAGAGATCTTTGGCTCGTCAGAAGGAGTAAACTTACCCTCTGCGATGTTTCTGATCAGGTGTTCTAGTGATAGTCTCTTATCCATCTATTATGCCTTTGTGAAAGATCTGAGCATCCATCCGTGTTTTTGATGGGCAGTTATACGATCTTGAAGAATGTTAGAAATTCCATAGTGCTTATACTTCTCACACAACTCATATGCGTGAGTAAGAGACGCTAGTACTCTCTCGTTGTCTGCTGCTAGCTTGCTGATCATGACCAGACCGTCTGGAATGTTCTTAGCTTCTTCGATAGTAGTAAGCTCTAAGAATCTAGCCATCGATCCTGGAGAGAACGCCCCTAGAGTCCTGATATTTTCTGCAATGATATCGATGCCGTCGTTTACTTCTTCATAAAGCTCGCCAAAGAACTTATGATACTCTGAAAAGTGTGGACCAGTAACATTCCAATGGTAGTGCTGTGTCTTCACGGCGAACACGTAGCTGTCCGCAAGGGCAGCCTTCAACGCGTCTACTGGTTGAATCAGTGGAAGCATTACTTACCACCCCCGCCTGAGCTACCGCTCTTTCCTGGAGGTAGACTCTTTATAGTACCATCTGCCATTCTTATTGGAACGTTCTTGATCTTGATGTCTTTGTTTGCGGCGGCGTGGACGGTGACCTCTGAGACTTCTGTCTCTTCACAGTTCCACGCTTTTCTAGACCAGTAGTTTGCACTTGTCTTTTTACCTAGGTTACCCTGTCCAGAAGATCTAGCGCAGTATGACTTCTTACGGGCCGGCTGATCTTTCTTGATAGACATGTTTGGATCGCCAAAGTTTACTTTCTTTACGTTTCCTGTAGAAGGATCTTTCACGAAGACTTTTGACTTCTTTACGTCGCCCTTCATCGGCTTGTTCAGAGGAACTTCCTTGCCGTGATACTTGGCTTCTTCTAGCGCTTCTTTGAACGCTTCCTTGACCGTTCTTGCGAGTCTTGCGACTCTTAAAACTTTATTAGAAGTCGCCTTCTCACCGACCGTCTTCTCGTCGTATTCAGGCTGACCCGGAGTTGATCTTCTGTATACTTCTGATGGAGGATCGAGTCTTGAATTAGGTATCGTAGCGTCGTGAGACTTCTTCTCGTGTCCGACGTGCTCTTCGGTCTGCGACGCCTTAAAGTCTACCGCGGTGGGAGCGCCTTTAGAACCTGGCTTGCGCATGTGCTCACCGGAACCGGCTTTAATTCTAGCTCGCTTGGCGTGGATGTTGTCCCATAGCCCGCGCTTCTCGTCTAGTAGATCTTCGTCTAGATCCATAGCAAATCCTCCCGCTATAAATGAGTTTACTCTGTCGAACCCGAACTGTTCTGCTGAACCGCCAAACGACTCGTCCCATATGAAATGACCGCGCCGATATACCTCTTCTAGTATATTGGTCGGAATTCCTGAATTCTGTGATTTTTTATAGAGGGAGAGCTTAGCTTTGTCAGTGAGGGTGACAGACTCGCCAAGTCGCACTTCGACTTCTGGCTGAGGTTCAAAAGTTTTAAATCTATCTAACATTGGAGTTTCCCTTGGGTTTTCCAAAAACTTATGCGAGTCTGCCATGGCCTTATCGCACTGACTGGTTATTTATATATTATAGTTGTTCAAGGAAGTTAAACGTAGCAACAAGATTAGCAGTAGAACCACCAGATGCTAGCTGTTGAACGGCTAGAGTGAGCGTTGCGGGATTACCACTAATGTCAGAACCAAGATTAAACGACCCAGGTATGCCGTCGAACGTCTGCTGCGCAGAAGCAGACTGAGTTATTCCTGATAATAACACTAATCCACCAGAAACAGTTGCTGTATTAGTCCATGTCCAATACTGCGAAGATCTACCCGTGTTAGGATTAGCTACAGCGTTGTTGCCGACGTAGGCATAGGTTCCGTTAACGTTAGCGTTGTATATTACATGGTAGAAATAAGTGCCTGGAGTAGAGTTCTTTCCTTGGTTGTTAAGATCGACTAGAGCAATCTCTCCTGGAGTAATATCAGATCTAGTATAAGGAGATCCTTCTCTTAGACCTATAGACAGTATAGGAGTCATAGAGCTGCCTGGAATAAATCCATTTATATTATAAGCGCTGGAAGGAGATGGATTGAACAGCTCCGGAGCTTCTGATTGAAAAGATATCGCAGACATATTAAACGTAGGTGAAGTAGTCTGGGATGTAGAGTTAAATATTTCTCTTCTTAGCGGCAGAGAAGCGTTACTTATAAAATTAGTATTAACGACACCAGCATAACTCTGAGTATGTACTATCTGAGGTCCAATAGGAGTGCCGAGGCCGAAACGAACACGACCTGTTCTACCGCCAATAAGATCAAACCAGAAAGTATAATACTTGTTCAGTCCAGCGGAGAATATATTAAACCCTGAAGGACCAGTTCCGTCTAGATGATCTGTACTAAAGCTGTTAGCGTAGGTTCTGTCTTCTTGAATATACCCGTTAGCCAGAGTTCTTCTAACAACGACCGCAAGAGTGTTTGCGTTCTGCTCCCAGAATATTCCATCATTAGCGTCGTACAGACCAGTTCTTCTTGTCACACCAGTTTCTGAAGTATTTGCAGTAAAATTAACAGTAGTATAGACTATGTGTGAGGTGCCAGGAATGACTTTGAATCTAGAATACGTCTGTCTAATGGCAGAACCAGAAGCGGTGTTTCCACTAGTCATCTGAATCTCAGAAGTATTTGCTAAAAATACGCTATTAGAATTTGTGCCTGTAAGAGATTGATTCCATCTAAAAGAAGTATCATTATCAACCATTGGAGCAAACCAATCTTGATTCAGCGTCGAAGAGACTCTTAATTTACTAAGAGCGTCAACAGACCAAGTTGGCGCGGCCTGAGTATATACGTAGTTGGTCGTATTAGATAAAACTTGAACGTTCTGTGTCGCAGGAAACGCAACACTCACATTACCAGAAACTACATTTACATTAGTTACTGTAGGAAAGTTATTGACTGATACTACTACGTTTGAAGTAACGCTGGTAACGACGACGTTGCCACCAATTGGTAGATATGGAACGTTTAATATTCCACTAGTTCCAACTTCAGTAAGATGTGTATGAACTGGATTTTCAGGAGTACTAGCAACATTAATTGTGTTTGGAACAGATACGTTGATAGAACCGTTTGTATTAATATTAACATTAGAGCTACCAAGCGTAACTGGCAGTGGGTTCGTGTTGCTTACAATCATGCCATTAGGCGTAGCGAGCATCTGCGCTTCAAAAAGAGTCTTATTGAATGTCTGGAACGATCCGTTAGCAGAATTAAAAGTAGCCATTATTAAACCTTACTAGAACTGACGATGTCTCGCATCATCTCATCTTTATGCGCCGGAGTCATATGTGAAGATGCTCCGGCATGGAATGTCTTTTTGTCTCCAGATCTCGCGGCTGCTCTCATCTTAGTACCGGAGATACCGGTAACACCCTCTGAGTCTGGATCCCTATCGCCGGCAGAATGAACAGTTATGGACTTAAAGTTATAGTGTCCGTGCCGACCTTCTTTACCGTTGTAGTCATTTAATAATTTATTAAATTCTCCAACCCTGTCTTGTCCTGCTACTAGATGAAGATGCTGAATTCCATTTCTAAATAAATTTGACGCATGGTGAAGTAGCGTAGGTTGCTCCTTTGACGACGTAGAGACGTTAGCGTCTGGAAACGCCCTCTGCGCATGCTTTAGTTTCTGTTCAGGAGTCAATGGATTCTTGTCTCCATCGTGGCTGTGAGATAGAATAATAGAGTGTGACGCTTTCTTCTTATTAGCTAGTGCAGTTACTTTATCAACCACCTTTTGGTGACCGGCAGTAGGAGGATTAGCCCTCATGAAAGTCATTACGTGAGACTTTTCTGTCTCTTCTCTTATTAAGAACTGTAAAAATTTAAGCATCTTGATCCTGCTGTTTTTGAAATTGACCTTTTAGAAAGTTCAATCGATTAAATTCTTGACGGTTATTCATCTTAGAAGCGTTACCATTCTTGTCGACTACAACCGTTCCTTCTGGACCTGTGTGTTGTCCGCCGACGCTGTGATAGTACGGACTGTTCTTTGCCATGACATTAACGAGGACGTTCTTAGCAGACTGTAGATGGTTGTGAAGATCAAGAGCTCTTTTAAAGTGATCTTGATTGTCCATCACGTGTTTAATATTAGCCGCGTGAGCCTGCGCTTTCTTATCTTTCGCTGCCTGCGTCTTAACGCTATCTACGTCTTTCTTATGTCTATTAGTAATGTCTTGCATGTAACCCTCAATAGAAGGCTTTCCTTCAGACCTAATCATATTATTGATGTGAGTCTCTAACGTCTTCTCATGACCTTTGAGTGAATCTAGCGCCTCAGGACTCATTGCGGCATAAGACTTTTTAGCCTGATTCATATGCGTTAAAAACTGTTTCTGTTCTTCAGGCGTATAGTTATTAGGATTTACTTCTACTGTTGGATCGATATTGTTGACGTCTGGATGCTCTCTAAATTTAGATCTAACGCTGTTAGGAAGGGGGCCGGCGTTCATGCTATCTAGACTTCTACCGCCGGTATATTGGGTATGAACGACGACGCCTAGTTTTTTCTTCATATTTCTACCCTCAACGCTGTCTGCTGGAGCCGAATATGTAATCGTGTTTGGTGTTACGCTGTGCATTCCATTCTTCTTAGTAACATCGCCTGTGGTGTGCATTATATCGCCTTGATATATGCCACCATTCTTTGGCATGATTCCAGGAAGGTGGTGAAGTGCGTGTTTTAATTTCTCGACTAGTCCTGGAGCGTGACCATGATTCTTCTCAATGTCTTCGTCTGAATAATTTATTTTTGGATTCTTATTAAACGCAGACTTTGTGGCGACGAAGAAATGTCCAGTCTGAGGATGGTGTCCAAACACTATAGATGGCGCGCCGTCAAACTTAACTGAAGCGTGTGAAGAAGTATTCTTACCAAGAAGCATGTTATGTACGTCATTAAGATGCTGATCGGCAGTAGCCACACCTTCATGACCATTATGAATAATATGATCTTCGACGTGTGTAAGATGTTTAAGAGCTTTACCTTTTTGCTCTTCTTCTGCCTCAATTAAGAATGTCTTAAAATCTATCATATTATTCTCCGGGACCACGAAACACCAAACCGCCGTGTGTTCCGTCAGTGTTATTGCGATAATCTTTCTTTCCTGATTCAGCACCTATATTAGCTACTGTTTTTTTCTTAACTGGCGCTGGTTTTACCGGAACCACCGGTGCAGGCTTTTGTAATTTCTTTGGAAGCGATACTAATTTAAACGCGCCTGCGGTGCCCTTATGAGGTCCGGAACCGGCCTTTACAGTCTGTTGAGCGACCTTTGTTTCTTTACCATTATAATCGCCATATATATCTGATGTAATTCCATTTCCTTTTTTAACTCTAAGGTTTTGAAAATTATCTAAATGCGTATCAGCAATTCTGCTCATATCCCCAACATGAGAAACTGCGCTACCATCATTTTGAACTTGACTGTGTGCAACAATGTGATGTATTTTTGTTGGAGGAGAAACTTGACCTCTAATATAATTTCTTAATTGTTCGTCATTCATATTACCCAAGCCAGCATCTAAATGTCTAGCCATCTTCTTTCTTGCTATTACTGACGCGTTCTCTGCTTCTCTAGCCCTTAGAGCTTCTTTACCCTTTGGTTTAAAGTCTTTATTAGATCCACCTGAAGCTTTCCACGCTTCTCTTTGTGCGCCTTTTAATTTTCTACCAATTTTATATTGAGCATGACGTTCTGCTTTGGTTCCTGTATATCCAAGACGATCAGCCATATCTTGGTCGTGAGCTTTTTGGATATTAGTTAATGTTCCTGGTTTTAAACCACCTTTTTTTTCTAAAGTAGCCAAACCGTCATTTCTATAATTTGGTTGAACTTCTGTTCCATATTTTGCAGAAACACCAACATGTTTTACTGCTCCAGTTTTTGGATGACGTAGAGTAACAATAAGATCTCCATTAGAATTAGGATCTCTTATACCTGTAGTTTTTTCATGATCTCCGGGTTTGTTGACAGTATCTCTGTTAGAAGTCCAATGAATATTGGAAATATCATGCCCCTTAAATTCAGGATGGTTTTCTATATATTTTTTTATTGCTTCTGAAGTCTGTCTAGCGTGATTGTCAATTTCAGTATATGCCGCCGGACTCATTTTATCTTTTAATTTCTTATGAACCTGTTCAGGCGTACCACCATAGTCTTCAGACTCAGATCTATGGTGTTCTGGAAGTCGATTTTCTGGATGTAGATGTTTTGCTAGCAATAACTCGTGCAGTTTACCCTTGTCGTCATTAGATTCAGAAGAACTCGCTGCCGCCATTTCAATTAGATATGTACTAAATCCTAACATAATCAATTTTCCTTCGATGGTTTTGGCTTTACTGAAGTCGTCGTCACTACAACCTCGCCAGATTCGGGATCATGCTTTACGTGATGTGCATGAAATTCTACTTCTGGATGATGTTTCTTAAGAGCGATAAACTTCTTTAGATTGTCTTCTGAGTCGTCATATAGATGAACTTTTTTATATTTATTCTTGTTTATCTGGTCGTGCATGATAGCGGCTTTGGCGTCAGCAGCCTTCATTGGAAGGTTACCTGCTCTTCTGACGTGTATCTGTCCGATGTCTATTCCATACTTTGACATGTGATGGGCGAACTTCTTCTGATCGTCTAGGTCTGATCGAGCGGTCAGTATCTCTACATTCTTGTTGTTCTTATGGATAGCCTTCATCTTGGCTATCATCTTTCTAATAGGTCTAGCGTGCTCACCGAAAGCGTCTGAGCTTCTAAACTCTCTAAAGTCGTAAGAATGGTTGTCTGGAAGGGTGTGAGTATTGAACTCAGAGCTCGTTAGAGTCCTTGATCTATTGCCTTTTGGATCTAGAACGTGGATTCTCATACCTTCTGGATCGTGATGGAATAGCGTATCGTCTATGTCAAAAGCATGAAGAGTCTCAGAATCTTCGTCTTTCTTCTCGCAGATGAATTGATTAAAAGATATCATGACCATCCTTGTAATTTTTAAGATATTTATATAATATCTAAAACAAGGAAAGTGTCAATAAAAAAGGGGAGCCCGCAGGCTCCCCCGTCAACTCAGTATGGCTGGCGAAACCACCATCGTGATCCAGCGTTCCTTGTCTACTCTACTATTCCAGCGCTATAATCGAGCGCTTAAACATACTGAATGATTCTGATTTTATTTATATAATAAAATCAATATTTTTTGTATTTTTTAAAAAAAAATTTGGTGTATTTCCATCAAAACCACCACCGGAGTTAAGATGTTTTAGATACTTTCTAGCGTCACAGATCTTACTACACTTAGTAACGATCTGGTTAGTCTTAGTCTCGATGACATGAAACTCATTACGATTGATATTCACAATCTCATAATTCATTCTCATTCCTCTTCTCATGATAAAAAGATCGCCCAAAAGTCATCTGCTAGATGTTCGTTAGTTAGATAGTCATGCGGAATATAGCAGTATCCTCTATCTCCCCATCCTTCGCCCCAAGAGTTACGAACGATGAAGTTACTTCCTTCACTGCCTACGATGAGCATGCAATGGCCACCGACTACCGTCTCTGTGTTGCTAGGCATAGGGACCACGCCGGTCTGAGCGACAGCGTCTGACTCAAACGACCGATATAGAGTAGCGCCAAACACGATAGGAATGTTGTGGCTGAGTACGTTGACGATATTTGCTAGCTTTACCGGCACTCTAGAGTACTGTTTGATGATATGTTTCTTAGCCTCAGCGTACGCCGCGTCTGATGGTCTAGTGGTTAGCTGATTAGGGTCGAACGGCCACACATCTTCGTTAGGAGCGCCGAGAGAAGCGACTACCTTAATACCATCGCGAATTTCTGCGCCGGCGTCCTGATCAGTGGTGTTCTCAATAACGCGCTCGTTATAGTAGATGAACAGTCTTGATGGAATATAGTCGGCTTTACCTTGAGCTCTTAGACCGTACTCTACTGCGCCGGCGATGCCGTTACCGGTACAGGAACCTGTCTGACCCTGGTCGTATACGGGAGGAAGATGTCCGGTCTTTCTAAGATCGATATTCTTAGGTGCACCCTTCTTTGCTTTTAAATCGCAGATTAAATCTCTATGATCTGGCTTATCTGGGCGCCAGCCGTATCTTCTAATCATTCTTCTCTCCTTTGTCCGAATTAGACTTATTATTTATCTGGTGTCTTATCTCCTCAACGATCGCACCCATACAAATACCACACCTAGGATTCCAACCAAGAAAACTAAGGGCGTCTTTAACAGACGGATCGACGTGCCACCGGACATAGTCTCTTATCTCATTGGTAGAGATGACGTTACAAGAACATATGATCATGGGTTACCCAACAGCTGCATGGTAATCTTAAGAAGTACGCTAGCGCTTCCTGCTATACATAAAGCTTTTAATAGTATAACTACTCTAGGATCTAACATTATTTAAACCCGCTAAACATCGACCTGTCGAACTTAGACGCCGGCTTATTTCTTTCAAACTCTTCTTCGCCAAATTTAGAGTTGTCAAATACCGACTTCGTAGAAGGTCCATCTAGAATACCCTCTTGAGCAGACTGCTCAACATCGTAAAGTCGCATCTTTGAGCGATCAATACCAACGACGAACCTACGATTGCTCCCTGGATCATTATAGCGATTCTTGAGCTGCTTAACCATGATCTGATTGAGTGACTCAAGCTCTTCTGTCGAGATGAGTGCAAACATAAAATCAGCTGTGGCCGGGAGTCCAAAGGATTCTGATGTATCTTCCAGTCCCACGTCGCTGTTCGAATATCCGCCTCGAGTTGTTTGAGTCGCAGAGACGATAGGTACATCGTATTCCACGGCGAGTCCTCGAAGCTCTTCTGCGATTGCCTTGATATAGGTATAAGAATTGACGTTGGCTCCATACTTCATCCTCGATGACATACAAATGTTGAGATAATCAATATAGATAATATCCGGCTGAAAGTTCTTCTTGATCTTTAACTCATTGAGAAGATGTCTAAAGTTTGCAGATCCGGCGCATGCAGTCGGATATTCTTTGATGATAAGTTTACCAGTCGTCTTTGACTTCAACGTACCTATTTTAGAGTCATAAGACTGCTTTGGCAGCAACTCAAGTTCATCCATAGTGACGTTGAGGAGATTAGCGTCGATGCGCTCGGCGATTCTCTCCTCAGCCATCTCTAGCGTAATGTATAGTACATTGAGTCCTTTGGAGAGGTTCCCTGCTGCGCAGTGACACATGAATAGCGATTTGCCGACACCTGTACCTGCGAGTGCGATATTGAGAGTCTTGTTCGGCAGGCCACCGTTTGTGATGGCGTTAAAGTAGTCAAGATCGAATGGAACTCTCTTCTCTTTACGGTGGTAGAACTCGTATCGTTCATCAGTATCCACCAAGAAATCATGACCAATATGGGTGTCAAAAGAAACAGCAAGGGCATCAGTAAGTATTTGAGGAATCGAACCTTTTGAGATTGAAGCATTCTTCTCATCCATTATTTTGATCGACTTCATGATCGCAAGATAAAGTGATTTATCTTGACAGAATTTCTCTGTCTGATCCAAAATCCAATCTAGTTTAGTGTTTGGGTCCTGTGACAGCGACCCGATTATGTCTTTGCACGACTTGAAGCTGTCTTCGCTTAAGCCGTCCTTATTACTTAGGTCGATCGAGAGAGCCTCGATCGATGGAAATGAATTATATTTCTTAACGTATTCATCGACCAACTCAAAGACTGTTCTCTCTGAGTAGTCTGTAAAATATTCTGTCTTTAAAAACGGTATAGCCTTCCTGCTAAAATCCTCGTTAAACACGAGATTAGAAAGTATGACGCATTCGATATTCAATTAACATGCCTCCAGTTATCTAAACAGTGGACCCTTAAACCATACAGAAAGAGTCTTTCTCTCTCCTTTAGTGACGGGAGTGACTCTATGCTGCATGTATGACGGGAATATTATCACACTTCCCATGCTATCAAATTCTTTTACGTGTTTTGGACCGTTTGAGAACAACTCAAACTTTCCACCCTCATATGGCTCAGTCGATAGATTTACTATAGCCGTAAGCTTATAGTCGTGCATCTCACCAAATCTACCGTCAGAATGCCAGCTGTATTCGCTCTTGTGCTTTTCATTATATACGTTGTAGTGAATTATATCTGGATCTAACAGCTTATAGATATGAAATCCAAAGTTTTCATTATTCACGTGATTGACTATATCTTCAAACTCTCCTAGACTGTTCTTACAGTTCTTCCATGGAGTCATTAAAACTCTTGAAGTCTTAACGATGCCGCTGGCTGGATTGTCTGTCAATCCAGCGTCAGCAGCGCTCATCATCAAGTTAGATACAGCTTCACAACTCTGTCTTAAGAACATGTTCTCAAAGAAATAGTGATCGTACTTCATTATCCTACTTCTTCTGTCTCATCATTATATACCAGACTTCCTTCAGTGTCAAGTGAATAAGTCTTCTTAATATAGTCTGCGAAGTCTGTGGTCTTAAACATATTCATCCAAAACTCTTTATTGTCCACGATATCAGCCGCTCTGAAGTTCTTTCCATCGACTTCGCCAGTTTCACGATTGACGACGGAGTACCATCCCACTTTTGGCTTAGCCACGTAATTACCTTCGATGGCAAGATCGAGGAGACCGCTCCAGCGATTAATACCACCCTCATAGCTAATGGTAATCGGTATCTTAGATTTTTCACGAACGTAACGCGATTTCTCAACATTGATGACAAAATGGTACCCCTGAATCTCTGTTCCATCTTTATCCTGCTGCCTTCCTAAGATCCAGATATTATCTGCGCCGTAGTACGCGCCTGTACCACCACCGACGACTGCCTTTGGAAACATACCAATTTCCATGTACGTATGATTTACCGCAGCGACTGGAATGTCTTTGAGTGTAAGATGCGGAGTGATCATTCTAAACAGCGACTTAAGCTGCTTTGCGCGAGACATGTCGGCTACTGACTTTTCATTAAGAGCGTCTTCAACTTCTTTCTTAGAAGCAAGATTACCAATAGAGTCAATAATGATAAGCACGCGATCGTTGCGATCAATCTCCTTGAGCTGCTTCATAATATCGAACTTCAACTCTTCGACGTCCGTAATTGGTGTGTGAACGACAGAGTCTAGCGGAATATTAAACTTTGAGAAATAAGACTGAGGCGTACCAAACTCTGAGTCATAGAATAAGATGACTCCATCTGGATATTTCTTAAGATAAGAAGAAGCGAGAAGAAGAGCGAAGCCGGTCTTAAAGTGCTTCGAAGGACCGGCGAGCATGGTAAGTCCAGGCGTGATACCGCCATCGATAGTACCAGAAAGAGCCACGTTGATCATCGGCACGGGCGTTGGGATCATATCTTTCTTAGTGTAGATCTTAGAGTCCGTAAGAGTCGAAGTGTATTCAATAGTACTGTTTTTAATAAGTTTTTCTTTTAAAGACATATTAATTCTCCATGTATTATAGTATTATACAATTTATAGCGATGTATGTCAACTTTTAATATAATCGTCCATCTTCTTTATAAATGCATCTATCTGTTTGGATCTATCAACACCATTCCACTTGATGATGTCTTTAGTCTTATCTCCCTTGAGGTTGTTCAAGAAAGGCATGATCATGTCTCTTAGACCCTGTAGCTTTTCTTGTTGGCCTTTAAGCTCATCTTCTGTAGTGAAGCCAAAATCGAAGTCGTCACTCATTTTCATTTGCCTTTTCTTTTAAATATTCATCAATACTTATCTGTTTAACCTCGCTGGCAGCGCCAAATGACTGCTCGGTCCAAAAAGTTTTAGTATATACTCTTTCTTGTTTTAATTTTTCTCTTAGATTTTCTCTATCTTCAAAAGACATTTTATCAAAATCTAATTTTTTATTCTTTTTTGACTTCTTCATCCGAAAAAATCCTCCAGTGTTGATTTCTGTTCTATGTCCCACCCGATCACTTCAGTGATTGATTTAAGTGGATCTAGAAATGATTTGTTAAACTGCATCTCTTTATCGATATACTTATCAATGTTAAATTCTTTTGGAAGCTCATCAGGAGTGGCTATAACGTTCTCATTAATAACAGGATTAGGAGTAACGAGATATACGAACCTGATCTTGTCTCCATCTACAATTGGCGGTATGTTCTTCATGTTATGCTTCTTTAACAGATTATTAAAGAGCAACGCACCCTTAATATGCATTGGAGTAGACTTCTTATAGACTCTAGATCCATCCTTGTACTTGTCTATTCCATTAACGCCGCGCGGGAACGCAATCACCTCAAACGGTAGAGTCTTAAACTCGTTCTTAAAGTTAGTAATAAACTCTCTGAGATCGTCTTGAGTACCGTTCATGATGATCTCTAGACCGTTCTTAATATTCTCCCTGCACGCGTGTGGAGTAGAAGATCTAATAGCCTCAATACCCTGAAGTTTAAGTTTTGGCTTCTCATAGCGTACTCCCTCGACGTCCCACGCGTTGAGTATGTACATCTTCTTACCACGCCATATTCCCTTGTTAGCGATGGTCTCACGCTTCATCTTCATCTTCTGCTGATACGCGTTCATCATATCGGCGAGTTCTTGGTAGCACTTGTCGATATACTGCTGCAGCTTCTTCTCACAGAATATATCTAGGGCATTGACTATCTTCTTCTCGTCTACGTCACCCATTGTAGCTACGAGTTTATCCATGCGAACGTAGATAGAATCGGTATCAGACGCGATGACATAATCTTCATCTGTCTTCAGTATCTTATTCATGTATTGATTGATTTTCTTTTCAATCCAGCGAATAGACAGCTGACCAGAAGTAGTGATGGCTTCTGCAAGATCGAAGTTAAACCAGCGAAAGTACTGGTTAGCGAGAGCGCCGTAAGCTGAGTTTAACTGAATCTTTTTTGCAAGCTGCATGTTATGATATCTAGCTACTAGCTTTTCGTCTTCTAGAGTCTTTGACTTCTCATATCGCTGCTTGGCTTCCAGCATCAGTTTCTTATACTTAGTACGATCGTCGTACATTCTTTCCATAAGTGCGGGAAGGAAACCCTGCTTGTCTTTTTTAAACGTACAACCGTTTGCGGCGTATGCGTATTTACTATCTTTATATTCAAAATTACCATCAAGCAGCCAGTCTACGCCTCCGGAAGGACCGAGTTTTCCAGTGAGTGTCTCAGGACTGATATTGTACTGCATGATTAGATGTGGATAAAGAGAGTTCAAGTCAAAAGATACGACCCACTTGCTCAGACCGATCTTTGGATCTTTAACATATCCGCCGACAAGACCACCCTCAAACACCTGCTTCTTAGACTGCGGGATGACTATCTTCTGATCTAGCAGATAGTTGTGGATGATGATATCCCACGGGCGAACGGTAGCCATAGTGTCAGTATAGTTCACTTTAGCGTCATATGCGATAGCCATGACCTGCTCGATGAACTTTAACTTATCTTCTAGCTTTTGAACTAGAAGAACGTCGTGTATGTTATACTCCATATACTTTTGAAAGTTATTCTTATAGAATTCATTGAGAGATCCATATTCAGAATAGTCTAACTTTCTCTCACTTAATTCTATCTGAGCGATATAGTCAAGTTTATAAGACTCTTGATTACCGAACGAGAACTTACGATAGAGTCGATAGTAGTCTAGATCAGACACGCCGACGATCTCGTACACCTTATTCTCTTTACCGCGAAACTCTACTACCTTTTCATTTAGCATCTTCCAAGGAGATAGTCTTTTAGCTTCTCTTTCATTATATAGAGTCGTAATCCTGTTAATAAGATATGGGATATCAAAAAATTCAATATTCCATCCCGTGATGATGTCCGGCATCCACGCGTCTGATTCCCAGACTTGAAGAAATTTCTGAATAAGGTCATATTCGTCTTTACATTTCAAGTAGAATGAATTTTCACTGGTCGGTTTGAAGTCTTTAACGCCAAAAGACGCAGTCTTTCCACGACTGTGAATAGTAATTGCAGTTATAGGCTGATCTGCTTTATCCACATCAGGAAAACCTACGACATCTTCACCACCACACTCAATATCTAGAGTAACAACGTTGATCGTTTTAGGATCGTAGTCTATGTCTCCTTGATAGTTATCGTAGATATAAAGATAAGGATAGTTAGTAAGACCGAATACCTCGAACCCACCAACATCCTTATGCTCGTCAATGAAGTCTCTTGCATCTCTGATAGAGTCAAACTCGATCTTAGCGACCGGCCTGTTATCTAGACTCTTATACCCGCTATTTGTATTATTGCGATCGGTAACAAAGAGATAGGGCTTATAGGGCACTACCTCTTTGAACTTTAATCCTTTATCGTAACCTCTAACATAGATCTTACTTCCATATTGAAATACACTCGTGTAGAATCGCGACATTTAATCTCCAATAATCAAGTTCAAATTTTATTATATCACAAGTATGTCGTATGTCAACTATCAATGTATTCCGTGGTCTTTCATGTCTTGATATGGATCATAGTCTACCGGGGGATACCACTTACCAGCAAATAGATCTTTCTGACGAAATACTGGAACTCTCTGCACGTGGTCCCAATCGTGAAAAGTGTGTTTCTGGTGCGGAGTACCCCAGTCGATGCCGGAGATAAGTCCTACTTTCTTACATAGATCGACGAAGAAGCTGTAATGAGGGCCGTCTGGATCATATTTTCCATTAACATATAGATTTAAGTCACAAGCGACGCCAAATCCATGACAACCGACTTTTTTAAGCTGTGTATAACCCTGTTTGAACAGCTGACCCTGCCTAGTCTGTGAACGATATGTCTCAGCTACTCTAATCTCGTGACCGGCTTCATGAGCTAGAACGATCAACTTAGCTACAGCCGCTCTCGTGCCCGGTTCTAGCAGAGAAATGTCCTGTATAGCTTTAGTAGAATTGAATCTTTTGTCTTTTTTGAGTACGTCTGTGTAGAAACTCATAAGAATCTCCTAAGAAAATAAAAGGGAGGGTGGACCCCTCCCCATATTTATTAGAGATTTACTTAATATTGACTTTTTTAGGTTTCTTAGACTCCGGAACAACATTTTCAAGAAAGATCTTGAGCATACCGTTGATGTATTCTGCATTCTTCACCTCAACTGTATCAGCTAGAGTGAACTTACGCGTAAATACACGGTCTGCAATGCCCTTCCAGATGTATTCTACTGGATTACTCACGGGATCGATCTCATCGACCGTATATCCGCCTTTGACAACAAGGGTGTTATTAGCCAACTCGATGTCGAGATTGTGCTTTCCGAACCCAGCTACAGCCAACTCAATGGTGTAGTTGTTATCGTCGTTCTTTACAATGTTGTACGGGGGATATCCTGGAACGCTCTTAGCGTATGTCTCGTGGGCTGCGTGTAGATTCTTTAACACTTTATCAGCTCCTACGAAGAACTTGTCAAAGTGCGCGGCATTCCAAGGCAATAGTTCATTTGTCATATGTTTCTCCTATTAAGCGAGATTTAAATTTGTGACCCTTTCGGCGCCACGTATATTATATAGTCACTAATATCTAAAAGTCAATAGGTGGAGGCAAAATAAATCACCTCCACCCGTGTTGTTGATTAATTAGTCAGTAATGCAGAACCTTCTCTCCCAAGAAGAGCATG